ATGAAGTACGTTATAGCATTATTATTTTCCTTTTCAATGACCTTTGCTTCCGAAAAAGATTCCCTAATTTGTTTTACAAAACCCGAAGTAACTAAATTGTGGAATAAAATTCAACTCATACGAGATTCAGTCGAATATCTTACTTCTGTTGTTAATGTGCAAGATACTGTAATAAATTTATATGTTTCTAGATCTGAAATGTTTATACAGCAATTAAAAAACCGTGATGAAGCACTTGCTGCTTGTAAAAAAAGAAGTGAAGAACTTGAAAAAATAAATCAAGAACTACAACCACGTTGGTACGATAATAAATTTTTATGGTTCTTAACCGGAGCAGCTTCTGTTGTTGGAATAATTTTAGTGGTACAATGAGTCAAGTTACTAAAAATCTTAAAGACATAATAAAAGAAGAATTTGCAAAGTGTGCAAGTAATCCTATCTACTTTATGAAAAGATATGCAAAGATTCAACACCCAACTCGTGGCAAAATTCTTTTTGAATTATATCCGTTTCAAGAAGATGTACTAAAAGAATTTAACAATAATAGATGGAACATTGTTCTAAAGTCTCGTCAGTTAGGTATTTCCACACTTATTGCTGGATATTCACTTTGGTTAATGTTATTCAATCAAGATAAAAATATTCTTGTTATTGCTACGAAACAAGAAACTGCAAAAAACTTGGTTACAAAAGTTCGTGTTATGTATGACAATCTACCGAGTTGGTTAAAGACTGGTGTTCAAGAAGATAATAAACTTTCACTTCGTTTTAAAAACGGTTCACAAATTAAAGCCGTTTCTGCTGCCGCTGACTCTGCCCGTTCTGAAGCACTTTCACTTTTGATTATAGATGAGGCCGCCTTTATTGATGATATAGATAAAATATGGGCATCTGCACAACAAACACTTGCAACTGGTGGAACTGCAATAATAAACTCTACACCAAATGGTATCGGTAATTTTTATCACAAACAATGGGTAAAGGCAAAACTCGGTGAAAGTTCATTTAATCCGATAGAATTATTATGGCAAGTTCATCCTGACCGTGACCAAAAATGGCGTGATGAACAAGATATTCTTTTGGGTCCAGATATGGCAAAACAAGAATGTGATGGAAACTTTCTATCGTCCGGTCGTTCTGTTATTGATGGTGAATTGGTTCAATGGTATCAAGAAACTTATGTGTGTGAGCCAAAAGAAAAAAGAGGATCAGAGGATGCTTATTGGATATGGGAATATCCAGATCCTTCAAAGACATATATTGTTGTAGCTGACGTTGCTCGTGGTGATGGAAATGATAATTCGGCATTTCATGTAATAGATGTTGATAATCTGGAACAAGTTGCTGAATATAAGGGTAAACTTGATACAAAATCATACGGTAATATGTTAGTATCTGTTGCAACAGAATATAACGATGCAATGTTAGTTATTGAAAATGCCAATGTTGGTTGGGCGGTAATTCAACAAGTGATAGATAGAGGTTATCATAATTTATATTACACTTACCGTGAAGATGGGTACATTGATCCATCAGTACATATTCCGAAAGGATATGATATTAAAGACAAATCACAAATGGTTCCTGGATTTACAACAAGTGCAAAAACTAGACCACTTCTTGTTTCTAAATTGGAAACTTATTTTCGTGAAAGATCACCAATAATAAAATCATCCAGATTAGTTGAAGAACTTTTTGTATTTGTTTGGAATGGTTCAAAGGCAGAAGCACAAACTGGATATAACGATGATTTGGTTATGTCATTTGCAATAGGACTTTGGGTTAGAGATACTGCAATAAAATTACGTCAAGAAGGATTGATGAGAACTCGTATGAGTTTGGATTACATCGGTAAAGGTGGTCAAATCCAATCAACAACTCAAAATCAATTTGATGATGGTTGGTCTATGCAAGTTAGAGGAAATGATGAAGATTTAACTTGGTTAATAAAGTAATTTTCATTTTTTTCAAACATATTTATATTCATGTATAATAATTAAAAATAGGTGATAAATGGCAGAAAGAAAATCTTTGTTTGATAGATTGAAAACGCTTTTTTCTACCAATGTTGTTGTAAGAAATGTTGGCGGTAAAAGATTAAAGGTTGTTGATACAGCCCGTTATCAGGCAGACGGAAACCCACATACATCGAAAGTTGTTGATAGATATGGAAGATTACATGGTTCAAGAGGAACCCCAATATCCGTATACAATCAATACAATTCTTTTTCTGCTACAAAAATAGACCTTTATACTGATTATGAAGCAATGGACACCGATGCCATTGTTTCATCTGCACTTGACATCTATTCCGATGAAAGCACTCTTAAAAACGATACCGGCGATGTTCTAACCATTAGAACTGACAACGATAATATTCGTAAAATTCTTCATAATCTTTTTTACGATATTCTTAATATAGAATACAATCTATGGCCTTGGGTTCGTAATCTTTGTAAATATGGTGACTTCTATCTATATCTTGATGTGAAAGAGGGATTGGGTGTAACAAATGTTGTTCCCTTTTCACCATATGAAATGCAAAGAGAAGAAGGAACTGATCCCGAACATATTTACATGACAAAATTTATTTATGAAGGACCTCTTGGGAAGGGTGAATTTCAAAATTATGAAATTGCACATTTTCGTTTAATGGGTGATACAAACTTTTTACCTTATGGTAAATCTATGTTAGAAGGTGCTCGTAAACTTTACAAACAATTAGTTCTTATGGAAGATGCGATGTTGATACATCGTATTATGCGTGCTCCGGAAAAGAGAGTCTTTAAAGTTGATATTGGAAACATACCACCTGGTGAAGTTGATCAATACATACAATCGATGATGAACAAAATGAAAAAAGTACCAATCGTTGATGAAAAGACTGGTCAATATAATCTTCGTTTTAATATGCAAAATCTTTTGGAAGACTATTATCTTCCTGTTCGTGGCTCACAATCTGCAACAAATATAGAAACACTTCCTGGATTACAATATCAGGCAATAGAAGATGTGGAGTATCTTAAAAGTAAAATATTTGCTGCGTTAAAAATACCAAAGGCATTTTTGGGATATGATGAAACAACAGAAGGGAAGGCAACTCTTGCTGCTCTTGATATTCGTTTTGCAAGAACAATAGAGAGAATACAAAGAATAGTTTTATCAGAATTGACGAAGATTGCTATTGTTCATCTTTATTCACAAGGATATGAAAACGCAGACCTTGTTAATTTTGAGTTAAATTTAACAAGTCCATCTATTGTATACGAACAAGAAAAAGTTGCTCTTATGAAAGAGAGAGTTGATTTGGCATCACAACTTATTGAAAATAAATTATTCTCTTTGAAATACATTTATTCTAATATATTCAATCTGACAGATGACCAGGCAGAATTTGAAAAGAATGAAATACTTGAAGATATTAAACACAAGTTCCGTCAAACACAAATCGAAAGTGAAGGGAATGATCCTGCAATAACAAAGGAATCATTTGGAACACCACATGATATTGCAAGTATGCACGTAAAGGGTGGTGGTAAAATGATAAATGATGTTGATGTTCCAGAAGGAGGTTGGCCAGGTGCAGGAAGACCTGCTAAGAATTTATCATATTCAACCGATGATAGTCCGTTTGGCAGAGATCCTATCGGTAAAAAGGATGTTGGAAATACATTAAAAGTAAACCAATCATCTAAACATGATTACAAAAAAAGTAGTCCACTATCAACTGAAAGTAAAAAAATGAAAAAAGATATGGAACGATTGATTAGTGATATGGCTGGTGTTAAGGTAAAAACTAAAAAAATTATATCGGAAAGTCTAAAATCAACAAAAATTTCCGAAGAAAATGAACCAAATTTACTAAATGAGGACAATTTATTGGATGAATTATGAGATTGTCTATATTTATTCTATGTAAGTGTGCACTAACAGGTATAATTAAAAATGAGAAAAATAAAACATTCAAAGTTTAAAAATACTGGAATGTTATTTGAATTATTAACACGTCAAATAACATCGGATATTATTTCTTCAAATGAATCCGTGGCAATCCAAATACTAAAAAAACACTTTGGTAAGAATACTGAACTTATCAAGGAGTATACTTTGTATAAAACCCTTTCTGATGAAAAGTTAAAATCAGAATCAAAAGCTAATATGCTTATATCTGCAGCCATAACTGCAAGACGAGGGTTGAATAAATCAAAGTTAAGTGAAGAAAAGTATCAACTGATAAAGGCAATTAAGGACAATTTTGATATAGATTTATTTTTCCAAACAAAAGTTCAAAATTACAAGTTACTTGCATCCATATACAAGATTTTTGAATACAAAGAATTGGATAATCCGATAGAATTGACTAAATCAAAAATAACAATAATGGAAAATATAACCGAAAAGCCGAATAATACAACCCTAAATGAATCAACAACAATTTCAAGCGAACCAAAAGAAGTTCGTTTATTATCACAAAAATTGATGGTTGAAAAATTTAATAAGAAATATAACGATTTTAATGAATCACAAAAAGTATTGTTAAGAGAATATATTGGAAATGTTAGCAATACTAACAATCTGAAATCACTTGTACAGACTGAAGCGATAAACATAAAAAATATATTTAAACAAAATATGTCCAAAGTAAAAGACAAATCTTTGAAAATAAAATTGACAGAAGTGGTTACTTTACTTGATTCATATGAAAATATGAAAAATGTTGAAGAAACCCACATATCAGCATTGTTAAGATATTACAGTTTGATAGACGATTTATCTTGGAGTAAATAATGGCAGACCAAATACATCCGTATGACTTCCCACCATCAGAGGCAAATGACTTTAAAAGAAAAGGTCATCCTGGTAAATTTTTAAAATCTATAACCTGTACAACAGGAGTAACGTATTTTACCGGATCTAATTTCGGTGTCGGTGGTATTGTGATACCATCAGGTGCAGCCGGTACAATGTATTTCTCTGCCGGAGGAAGTATGCCAATAGGAGGTTTAGCGGATTCAAAACGTATTCTTGAATTTTCTTTATCATCCGTAGACATTAGTTCCGGAACTGTTTATGCATTAGTAAAAAATCAAGTTTCAAAATAAGGTACGATATGAATATACAATCTTTCATAAAGCAAATACAAGAATCCGAAGATTATAGAAAATTTAAGGAAGAAATTGAACTTGATGAAATGAGTACAACTGCTGCTGTACCAGGTTACCAAACCCCTAATGCATTTTCACCAAGTGAAAGTGATTTTGAAAAAACAAGCAAGGATAATGCAGAAGTACAAGGATATTCTGTTGTACCAAAACAAAAAAAGAAAAATTTCGAGTCTTCATATAAACAAGCAATGAATGTTATACATGAAGGAACATACAAAGAATTTCGTAAAGACGAAACTCGTAGTAGTAATAGAAAAATAAATGATTCAATTAAGAATATAAACAGAACAATCTATGAAGTTGAAAGAGTAGTTGAACATGCACTCAAATTAAAAACAGAAATGAATGTTGATCAAAGAACTCTTTGGGGTGAATCAATGAATAGATTGAGAAAAATATCAGAAAGAATAAACAGAATTACTAAAAAAATTCACGAATTAGGTGCATAAGATGAAAGAACTACTGATAGACACGATTTTATTTAATTTAAACACACCAAATCTGAACGAAAGTATTGATGGTAGTGGTAAAGTTGTTGTTAGTGGGGTTTTACAACGTGCAGAGGCAAAAAATCAAAACGGTAGAGTATATCCGAAAGAGATTTTGATGAGAGAAGTAAAAAAATATGCAGATACTAACGTAAAAGAAAGAAGGGCATTAGGGGAATTAGACCATCCAGAATCATCTGTAATAAATTTAAAAAATGTTTCACACAATGTACTTGAAGTTAAGTGGAAAGGAAATGATGTTGTCGGTGTTGTTGAGATTTTACCAACTCCTGCCGGTAATATATTAAAAGAATTATTGAAATGTGGAATAAGATTGGGTATAAGTTCAAGGGGTATGGGATCGGTAGAAGAAATTAGTGAGGGTGTTGTTCAAGTTCAAGATGATTTTGAGTTAATAGGGTGGGATTTTGTATCAAATCCGTCTACACATGGTGCATTTATGTACCCAACATCAAAAAATGAAGGATTCATTTCAGAAGGCGTATCACTTTCGACTATATCCAAAATTGATCCTAAAATTAAACGTATTAACAACAACATAACAAACATAATTTGTGAAATTGGAAATGTTTGTGAATGTATATTTGATGGGAGATAAGAATGCCTGCGTTATCACAACAACAACAGAAAATAATGGGCTTAGCACTTGCATACAAGAGAGGAAATGTATCTCCATCAGAGGTAAGTCCTACGATAAAAAAGATAGCAAGTGGTATGTCCGAGAAAGAATTAGAAAAATTTGCATCAACCAAACATAAAGGTCTTCCAAAGAAGGTCGGTGAAACAAAAATTAAAGTAGAAGACTTAAAAAGAATGGTTCAAGATGCTGTTGAAGAAGTTATGCAGGAAAGATTTAACACAAAACACCTAACACCAGAACAAAAACAACAATTCAAAGAAGCGGTATCTAATTACAATGAATATAGAGAAATAATTCACCGATCTAAAGCATTACCAGAGGCGGTTAGTAAAATAACGGCAATAGTTGAGTTTGCTAATAGAAATATAGTAGAAGAATCTGGTGATTGGTTCGAAGGCGTATCATATAACAGAAAATCAAAACAAATCCGTGAATCATTGAAAGAATTTCATAGAGTATCGGAGAGAATTGTAAAATTACAAAGAAGATTAGAGTCGATTTATGATGGAATTGGAAATCATCTTGGTAGATTTTATGAAATAAAACAAAATAATAATTTAAACGATAAATAAGGAATAAAGGTTATGTCAGACAGAGTTTATACATCATCAAAACCGGCTCATGTTAAAGTAAAGGGAAACGGAATGAATATTGACGTTATGATTAAAATTTTTAAACGTAAAGTCAAAGAATCAGGTATATTAGAAGAATATAAGAAGAAGATGGAATACATAAAACCATCAAAAAGAAAGGTAGAAAAACGAAATGCTGCCGTAAGAAGACAAAAAAAATTAGACGAAGAAAACATATAATTCAATAAAGACTATATTTATACAATAATACCCTATCCTACATTAAGAATCCAATAACATCTTAATATATGGGGTTTGTAATTTTTTTATGTTGATTGGGGTTCATAATAACGCCAAAAAGTTGGAGATTTCTAATGAATGATTTACTCAAAGAGGCAATAGCCGATGCTAAAGCAGTTCGTGAAATTGCACTTGCAAATGCGAAACTTGCTTTAGAAGAAGCTATGACACCTAGACTTCAATCTATGTTGTCTCAAAAACTCGCTGAAGAAGCAGAGGGTGAAGAAGAAGAAAAATCTGTTGAAGAAGATTATGGTAACGATTGGTTTGAAGAAGAACCAGGTTCCATGTCAGAAACAGATGATGAAGAACCCGCTATGGAAGAAGGCGAAGGAGAAGAAGACCACACAGAAGAAAAGTCAGTAGACACGGCTGAAGATGACATTGACATTGAAGAATTGTTTGGTGAAGCTGATGATGAAGAAGCCGAAGAACCTACAAAAGAATATGCAATGGATGAGGCAGATGAAGAAGAAGAAATTGACGAAGATTTAATGGAAATCATACGTCAATTAGAAGAAGACATTGATTCATCCGGCATTGGTACAGGCGATAATAAAAAACCATCACCAGTTGCTTCTGATGATTCTACCGAAGACAAGAAAGAAAAACTTGTTCAACTTGTAAACGAAGAAGACGAAGAAGATGAAGACATCAAAGAAATGATGCGTTCAATTCGTGAAGAAGATGAAGAAGGTGAAAAAGAAAAGGTAGAAGAAGCGGAAGAAGATGAAGACACAGTAGATATTAAAGAGATACTTCGTGCTCTTCGTGAAGAAGATGAAGATGAGAAAGTTGATGAAGCTGAAGAAGAAAAAGAAAAAGAAATGGCTGAAGCTAAACTCCGTGAGGCATATGCAGTTATTACTTTCTTACGTTCTAAAATCAACGAAGTCAATCTTTTGAACTCTAAGTTGTTATTCTCAAACAAATTGTTCAAGAAACATTCATTGACAGAGAAACAAAAAATTACGGTCATTGAAAACTTTGATCGTGCTTCCAGCTTGCGTGAAGTTAAATTGGTATATGCAACCCTTTCAGAGGCATTAAAATCTGCTAAGATAAATGCTAAACCATTGAAAGAGTCATTTGCAAGCAAACCGATTGCAAGCACTCGTCCAAAAACAATCATCAATGAAGGTGATAACATGGCGAATCGTTTACGTAAATTAGCAGGTTTAAAATAACAAATTAAGGATATTAAAATGAGTATACAATCACTTTTAGGCGCTACCAATAACCCTCATAAGCGTCTTATCGAAGAAAATAAAGGTGTTGTTAAGAAGTGGGAAAAATCAGGTCTTCTTGACAACTTATCAAGCGATTACGAAAAGAACTCTATTGCAGTTCTTCTCGAAAATCAGGCAAAACAACTTATTGATGAATCAAACCGTACAGGTACAGCAGCCGGTTCAGAAGAATGGGCAGGTGTTGCACTTCCATTGGTTCGCCGTATTTTCTCTGAAATTGCTGCGAAAGATTTTGTTTCTGTTCAACCAATGAACTTGCCTTCCGGTCTTGTATTCTATCTAGATTTCAAATATGGTACAAGTCAACCTGGATTTACAGCAAATGCAGGTAGAACAACACAAGCTGATTCTGTATTCGGTGTTACTGGTAAAGAAGCCAAAGATGCTGATCCTGAAGGCGGTCTTTATGGTGCAGGTCGTTTTGGTTATTCCATTAACGAAGCTGCATCCGCTGAATTGGATTTAGGTGCAAGTGTAAATGCAACAACATACAAAACAGGTTCAGTTACAACAGCTTCACCAAGTCTTTATCAACATGATACAGAATTTGAAAATGCATACGCAACTGCTTTGGCTGCAGGGAATATTATTACAATTACTGTTTCTGCTGCTTCTTTAGAAGATGTAGATTTTGAGGCAGTTCGTGCATTTACCGTTACTGCAACAAACCTTGCTGAATATTTCCCACAATATACAACAGTTGCAAATGATGATTCTACAATAACATTTGTTGGTAGAAAAACAGGTACAACTGGTGATAACTTGGTTGTTAAATATTCTAAGCAACCACTTGCATACAATCGTGGTGATTTTGAAGATAAAGGTTCAAATCTTGACATTCCTGAAATCAATCTCGAATTGCGTTCAGAATCTATCGTTGCTAAAACACGTAAGTTGAAGGCAGTATGGACACCTGAATTTGCACAAGATTTGAATGCATACCACTCAATCGATGCAGAAGCTGAATTGACATCAATGTTGTCAGAATATATTTCACAAGAAATTGACCTTGAAATTCTTGATATGTTGATTAAGAATGCACAAACAACAGAAAGATGGTCTGCACGTATCGGCCGTACTTATGATGCTGCTAATGGCGTATTTGATGATTATTCAACCGCTCAAGCTGCTGCTTCTGCGTTTAATCAACAAACATGGTTCCAAACACTCGGTACAAAGATTCAAAAAGTATCAAACGTAATTCATCAGAAAACACTTCGTGGTGGTGCAAACTTCCTCGTATGTTCTCCACAAGTTGCTACACTTCTTGAATCAATGCCTGGCTATGCAGTTGATGGTGAAGGTATGAAATTTGCAATGGGTGTTCAAAAAGTTGGTCAGTTGAATGGTCGTATCACAGTCTATAAGAATCCTTATATGCTCGAAAACCAAATTCTTGTTGGTTTCCGTGGTGCTCAGTTCCTTGAAACTGGTGCCGTGTATGCTCCATATATTCCACTCGTAATGACACCATTGGTATACGACCCAACGAACTTCACACCAAGAAAAGGCGTGATGACTCGTTATGCTAAGAAGATTGTTCGTCCAGAGTTCTATGGTCTTATCCAAATTGATTCTCTCGGTGACATCTAATCTTAACAGGGTTAGTCAAAATAAAGGAGTGAGATTTTCTCACTCCTTTTTTATTTTTATGATATATTTATTTATACCATTAAAAACAAATAGATTGGAGTAACAATGAAAAAAAATAGTTCTATGAACAGAAAATTAGAAGACTTGATTCTTTTGGAAATAAAGAGACAGATTCTCAAAGAAGAAGGTGAGTCTGATAAAATGGAAAATGATTTTGAATCTATTTTAAAATCAATGGTTGGGGATATGAAGTCAAAAACATCAGATCTTGAAAAATTACAGAATGATAAAGAACAGATAAAAATGGCTTTACGAAAAGCGCCAGATTTGGCAAAGGTAGTTGAAGGTAAATTAAAAAAATCAGAATCGAAAAAGAAAAATATAAACGAAGTTGATACTGTATTTTTTCTCAGCCTTGCACTTGCACTTCCAAAAATAGCTGAAATAACTGCAACACTAATAGAAAAATTGGTGAAAAAATTAGGTGGTGGTGATAAATCAAAAATTGCAGAATTTTTAAGAACAAGTGCAGAAAAAATGCACCATGTTTATGTTAAGATAGTAAGAATTGCATTGTTAGCAGTTCCATCGTTTAGAAATGCAGATAATAAAACACAAGAAAAGGTTGCAGAGATAGTTTTTACATTGATTATAGCAGGTCTTGCAGTTTATTCCGGATTCAATGCCGTTAAAGCCGGAATATCAACATTAGGTGCGATGGAGGGAGCAATCGCCGCAATAAAGAGTGGTGAAGTTGTTCAATTTTTATCAAAAGAAATTGCTGCTCTTGCATAAAATCTACAAAAATATTTTTACATAAAGGGTGATATTCGTCACCCTTTTTTATTTCATAATTGCTATTTATTACAAATGGAAAACTTGATAAATTATACTGACATCATTAAACTTGGAGTGTCTAGTTTGGCGACTCTTTTGGGTGTATTTTTGTCCTGGTATTTAAAGTATAAGTACGGTGAATACAAACAAAGAAAAATTGAAAGAGAAATATCAAATTCCAAACTCATACAAACCATCCTCGATCAACTGCTAGAAGAATACTCTTGTCAGAGAGTTTTTATATTACAACGTCACAACGGTGGAAAATATCAAACCGGTAAATCTATGAATAAACTTTCTACTTCATTTGAATCACTTGAAGAAGGTGTTAGTACAGAATTTATTCAATATCAAAATTTACCGATGTCGTTGTATTCAAATTTTGTTGAAGATGTATCAAAACATAAGGCAGTTTATCCAATCGTAGATGAAATATCAGATTTAATAACAAGAGCATTTTTCACACAAAGAGGAACCAAATCTGCAACGGTATATCCAATAAAAAAATCACAAGAATTGATTGGTATTATTGGATTTGAATGGACTCATACTTCTGAAAACTTTAATGAAATAATAGTAACAGTTCAAGAAGATGTTAAAACAATAAGCGAAACACTATCAAAACTATTGTAGGAGTTTATATGACACTCGATAACGACTCAAATGAAATAAATAAAAACGATGTAAATGGATTTGAATTAGACGGTATAAAAAAAGGAAGAAAAACAATAAAAAATAAAATACAATTTCAGTTATCATTAAACGAAGAACAAAAATCAGTAAAGTCACAGGCATTACAAGATACGGTTTCTGTTTTTTTAGGTAAAGCTGGTTCTGGTAAAACTCTATTAGCAACTCAAATTGCTTTAGAATACCTTTTTTATCGTGAGGTAGATAGAATAATAATTACAAGACCGACTGTATCAAATGAAGACTTGGGATTTCTTCCAGGAAATATAAAAGAAAAGATGGATCCTTGGTTATCACCAATTCAAGCAAATATGCATATGTTGTATAGTAAGGAAAAGATTGAAAAACTTACACAAGAAGAAAAGATTGAAATTGCTCCTATAAGTTTTCTTCGTGGTAGAACATTTGTTAATGCTTGTGTGATTGTAGATGAATCACAAAACGTAACTAAAACACAAATGGAAATGGTTTTATCTCGTTTGGGTGTTAATTCAAAAATGATATTGACAGGCGATGCTGGTCAGATAGATTTGAAACAGAAAAAAGATTCTGGATTACCATATTTATTTGATATGAAAGATAAAATACATGGATTGGGTGTTTATGAACTAAAAACAAACCACCGTCATCCTATTGTAGATAGTATATTAAAATATTTTGATGATAATAAAACAGAGAAGTAAATGACAGATATTCCAATTTGGCCTGGTACATCAACCTTTACAACCGGAAGTACACCATTCGGTTTATATGATGCAGATCCACAGTTTCAATTAGATGCGGATCATGTTGCTAATTGGTGTGCAAAGAGATTGGGTTATCCACTCGTTGATGTGGAATTACAAGCTGAAAATTTTTATGCTTGTTTTGAAGAAGCAGTTTCGGAATATTCCAATCAAGTGAATCAATTTAATATACAACAAAATCTTTTAAGTTTGATAGGAACACCAACATCTAATAATGCTACCCAAAGAAATATATCACCAAATCTTGGCGGTATTATACAAATTGCAACAGAATATGGTGTTGATACATTTACAAACGGTAATGTAAATTTTTATAGTGCATCTATTGATATTCAGAACGGACAACAGACTTATGATTTAAATTCTTTGGTTAGAGATATTCACGCACCAACGGGTTCAATAGAAATAAAAAGAGTTCACCATTACCCACTACCGGCTGCAATGCGTTTTTATGATCCATATTTGGGTAATCAGGCAATGTTAGATACATTTGGATTTGGTGCATATTCAACCGGCGTATCTTTTACGTTGATGCCTATGTATGCGGATTTACTTCGTGTTCAAGCGATTGAGTTCAATGATATGATGCGTAAATCGGCATATTCATTTGAATTGCTTAATAATAAATTGAGAATATTTCCAGTTCCTGTGAAAGAATTTAAATTGTGGGTAGAGTATATCATAAAAGAAGAAAGGAATAATCCATTAAAATATCCAACGGGATCTGTTTCTGATTTTTCAAACGCTCCTTATGATTTTATGAATTATGGAAATATAAATTCAGTTGGAAAAACGTGGGTATACAGTTATGCTTTGGCATTGGCAAAAGAAACACTTGGATATGTTCGTGGTAAATATGGATCAATTCCTATCCCAAATGGTGAAACAACACTAAATGCAGCTGACCTTTTATCTGCCGCTACTGCAGAAAAAACTGCTTTGGTTGCAGAACTACGTGAAATACTTGACACAACAACACGTGCAAAACTATTAGAGGCAAAGAAAGCTGAAGTTGATGCTTTGAATGGAACATTAGTCGGTAGTCCTTTGTTAATTTATGTTGGATGATAAAATGCCATTATTTCACGGAAGTAGAGATGCAGGTCTTATTCACAAGTTCAACATGGAACTTATCAATGACATTATAGATACAGAAGTTGCTATCTATAAATTATCATTAGAAAATACAAAAACAAATTTGTATAATGAATCTGATAAAAAAGTTTATCATAGTCCAATAAAAATATCTGCACTTATAGACTATCAAGCACAGACATACGAAGGAAATGAATTTGGTCAAGACTATACACAGGCGTGTAGTTTCGGTTTTGTTAGAGAATATCTAAAAGATGCAGAAATTCTCGTTGAAGTTGGTGACGTTATAGAATATAATGGTGAATGGTGGGAAGTGGACGGCATTCAAGAGACTCAATATTTTGGTGGTAAGAATCCAGATTACTCTTTTGCCGGAGAAAGATGGGGACACAATGTTTCTATAATAGCAACAACACACTTAACAAGACGTTCAAGAATACACATTGAGGAATTTAGACCTCCTGTAATAAATGATACAAATGATTTACCGAGCAACATATAATGAAAAATTCTATAAAATATAGAGTACCACCTATAAAAAGAACTAGAGATTCTTTTATAGATGATAAAAACTCTCAAGCAAATCCTAGAATAGATTTAGGACAAGCAAGACATACACAAGTTCGTAGAGATAAAGATAAAGTTAGAAGTCTTGGCATAACACTTTACGATATTGATTTTGCTGTCAAATCTTTTATTGATCAAAAAATGGAATTAAAAGTTGAAGACGGTGATGAATATATTAACGTCCCAACGATATATGCAAACGCAGAAAAGTGGGCATCAATACAAAAGGATGGTTTCTTAAAAGATAAAAAAGGAAAAACACTTGCTCCACTAATAACGTTTCGTAGATCCGGTATAAACATTGTTCCTGAAATGCGTAGGAACAAAGTTGCTAATACCGATCAAATTAACTACATAATGAAAAAACAATATAGTCAATTAACACCCTACAATAGATTCAGTATTCAATATGAAAAACAAAAACCATATGAATACTTCTCCACTCCTGTACCCGATTATGTTGATGTTACATACGATTTTATTATTTGGTGTGAATATCAGACACAATTAAATTATGTTGTTGAAAGTTTTATCTTTTACGGTGGTCAGTCATTCGGTGAAAGAAACTTTTTTAAATTTGCAACAAATATAGAATCATTAACTATGGAAGATAGTAACACAACTGGTCAAGACCGATTAGTTCGTGCCAATTTTCAATTAACAGTTCATGGTTATTTAGTTCCAAAGGATATTGCAAATAAGGCATCAACCAACCGTATAGTAACACCGAATAAAATACAATTCGTTGCAGAAACATTTACTGATATAAATGATATTTTGGCGGAAGAAAATAGACAAAATCGTATGCCATAAATAGCATAATCATATTTTATTTTGTAAAAACCACATTCTCAAAAAAATAATACATATTTATATTTGTAATCAATTTTATTACTAAATTATGAGGTTTTATATGTCTGAAACAGTAGATACTCCAGTAGATAACGAAGAAAAGAAAGTTTCTAATGAAGATATTGAAAGAGTAAAAGGTTTACGAACAAAATATGCAACAACGACTGCACAAATTGGTCAAGTAGAAATCGAATTGCATATTTCAAAAAAAAGAGTAACAGAGCTCGAAAAATTTAGGGAAAATTTGTTGGATAATTACATTAAACTACAAACAGAAGAACAGAATTTAGTTAAGGAATTGAACGAAAAGTATGGTGATGGTATTTTAGATTTGGAAGCAAATAAATTTGTTCCTACACCAACTGTTTAAAAATTAACATTTTACTTGTCTTGATTATATCATTTTCTGGAGAAAATAGTGGCTAACGAAAGAATTGTAAGTCCTGGAGTGTTTACCTACGAGAAAGACCTGTCATTCCTTCCACAAGGAATCGGTGCTATTGGTGCTGCACTTATTGGACCAACCCTGAAAGGACCTGCTTTTGTCCCAACAGTAGTCAATGGGTATTCCGACTTTTTACGTATATTTGGTGGGAATTATGAACAATCATATCTACCCTACACTGCTAAAAGTTATTTGAATAGTGCTGGATCTGCAACGATAGTTCGTGTTCTTGGATCCGGTGGATATACACTAAAATATCCTTTGGCAGTAGTTGCCACTGGTTCATTCGGTAAACGTCTTATATCGATGTTACATCCAACTTTTGTTGTAAATCATAATGACGATACACCATTATTTGATGAATCAACAGTAGGACAGTTTGATGCTGGTTCATTTGTACTAACATTATCTGGTTCATTTGAAACACCACAAGATGCATTTACAAATGCTGTTGATCAAAACGGAACATATTTTAGTGCATCTGTTGATCCTGAAAGTGATGATTTTATTGGTGATTTGTTTGGCCACAATCCTTATGGAACAAACGCTGTTTACAATTATGTATGTTTCTCAAATGACGCTGCTAATTTATTAGATGCTTCCGAAATAGAAGATATAATAATTGAAATCGGAACTGCTGATAAGGAATGGGACTTTACAGATAGCTACTTGGAGGCATCAACACCATGGATTACTTCACAAAGAATCGGTGGAAATGCACAAGACTTATTCAAATTCCATACATTATCACATGGCGTACATTCAAACTATGAAGTAAAAGTTGGTATTGCAAATATTAAACCAGCTGGTTCAATCGCTGGTTCTGAATATGGTGAATTTGATGTAATTATTCGTGCTGTTGATCAGTCAAAATTACCACAAACACCATTTACAACAGAAGACGATGATTTAAGACCAAACGTATTTGAATCATTTAGATGTAACCTAGATCCAAATTCACCTAAATTTATTTCAAGAGTTATTGGTGATAGATATGTAACAAGTACAGACGAAGGCAAAGTTATAGTAAATGGTGATTATGCAAATCGTTCAAAGTACATCAGAGTAGAAGTAACTGAAGCTGTTGCAAATAGTGCAATAACTCCAAGTTATGTTCCGTTCGGCTTCCGTGCTTTGAAATCACCTATTCCTGATGGATTCTCACAACCAGCCGCAGCTACTTATGTTGCTGATCAAGTTATTGCTGGTGAATATAGTAGGAGAGTTTATTATGGATTTGACTATGATTTCTCTGGAACAGATAATTTTAATTATTTGAGAGCTTTACCAGTTTCAACTAATCAAACTGTTGGTTTGAATACAGATTTCTATTTGGGTGATTTTACACAGTCTGCGCTTGCAAACTATCCAACATCAGCAAATCCTTATAGTGGATCAATTGATTTAACAACAAATACATCACTTGATACTCGTAAGTTTATCGTTCCATTCCAAGGAGGATTTGATGGACATAAACCAAATCTTCAAAAAAGAACAGGTACTTACATACTGAATACGAATACACAAGGATTTGATATTTCCAATACTTCTGCAGATGGATATGTTTCATACAAGAAGGCATTAGATACAATCTCAAATGCAGATGAATTTGATATTAACATGGTAGTAACTCCAGGTGTTTTACATTCAATACACCCATCAATCACAACATATGCAAAAAATGTTTGTGAAGAACGTGGTGATGCATTTTATGTAATGGATGCATCGGAGATAAATGATAATATTTCAACGATTGTTGGTTCAGTAGAAACACTTGATACTAACTACGCTGCAACATACTATCCTTGGGTTAAGATACTTGATACTGATAGAAACAAGCCGGTATGGGTTCCACCATCCGTAGTTCTTCCTGGTGTAATCGCATTTACAGATAGAGTATCTGCTGAATGGTTTGCTCCTGCTGGTTTGAACAGAGGTGGTTTGACAGAGGTAATTGAAGTTAGGTCAAGACTCACACAAACAGAAAGAGACACATTGTATGAAGGTCGTGTTAATCCAATCGCAACATTCCCTGCAACAGGCGTTTGTGTATGGGGACAAAAGACACTTCAAGGTCGTCCATCTGCCCTTGACCGTATCAATGTTCGCCGTTTGTTGATTGCTGCTAAGAAGTTTATTGCATCTTCTACAAGATACCTTGTGTTTGAACAAAATACAACACAAACTCGTTCAAGATTCTTGAATATTGTTAATCCGTATCTTGAATCAATACAACAACGTCAAGGTTTGTTTGCATTCCGTGTTATCATGGATGAAACAAATAATACACCAGATATTATAGATAGAAACATTCTTTACGGACAGTTGTTCTTACAACCAACAAAGACTGCTGAATTTATAGTATTAGATTTTAATATTCAAAATACTGGTGCTGCGTTTCCTGGTGCTTAATTGATGTGATTGGGGAGATGAAACACTCTCCCCACTTTTTAATAATCAACATATTTATTTGAAAAGATAATTTTTTGGAGACATAAATGGCTGAACTGATTAACTCGAATGAGATATTTTTTACCCCCTTCGAGCCTAAACTACAAAATCGCTTTATCATGTACATCGAAGGTGTACCTGCTTGGTTGGTAAAGGGTGCGGGAAGACCGAACATCAACTTTAACCCAATTAAGTTAGACCACATCAACGTATATCGTAAAGTGAAAGGTAAAGGGGAATGGCAGGATGTTACAATTAAACTATATGACCCAGTAGTTCCATCGGGTGCACAGGCAGTCATGGAGTGGGTACGTCTTTCACACGAATCTGTAACGGGTCGTGATGGTTATTCTGATTTTTACAAAAAGGATATTACATTACATACACTCGGTCCTGTTGGTGATAAGGTTGAAGAATGGACATTGAAAGGTGCATTCATCACTGCAACAACATTTGGTGAAATGGATTGGGCAAACGATGCGTTTGTTGAGATTTCTCTCACACTCGCCTACGATTATGCTATTCTACAATACTAATATTACAAAAATTGTAATTTTTATTATGTAAAATTCATTTTTAGAAAAAGATCCCTATATTTATTGGCAGTAATGTTAATGAATATAGGGTTTTGTTTTTTATGTCAAATCAAAAAAGAACTATTCTGGTAACAGGTGGTTCCGGTTTTATTGGTAGTAACTTTATTCACATGATGTTGGACAAACCAAATTCTAATATTAGAATTGTGAATGTTGATGCACTAACTTATGCCGGAAATCCGAAAAATGTTGAAAAATTCAACGGTGATGAAAATTATATCTTCTACCATGCAGAAATTCAGAACACAAGACTTGTACATGATATATGTAAATCACATGAAGTGGAAGGAATAATAAATTTTGCTGCAGAATCCCATGTAGATAGGTCAATAATCGATGGAAAACCGTTTATAGACACCAATATAGTCGGAACTGTATCACTTTTGAATGTTGCAAGAGATTTAAAGTTAAAAAAGTTCGTTCAAGTGTCTACTGACGAGGTTTATGGTAGTTTGGATTTGGATTCCGATGAAAAATTCACAGAAAACACATCGTTACAACCAAATTCTCCTTATTCAGCGGCAAAAGCGTCTGCTGATTGTTTTGTTCGGTCATATTATCACACTTATGATGTACCTGCAGTGATAACAAGATGTTCAAACAACTATGGACCAAGACAACATACGGAAAAATTGATACCATTGATGATAACAAACGCCTTGAATGGTGAATCACTACCAATATACGGCGATGGACTCAATGTTAGAGACTGGATTCACGTTGATGACCATTGTAGAGCTGTCTGGCTTGCATATGAAAGAGGTAGAAATGGTGAAGTTTACAATGTTGGATCAGATAATGAGTGGTCTAACGGTGAATTAGTAAGAAAAATTTTATCTATCATGGATAAATGGTCTGCTAAAATAGAATATGTAAAAGATAGATTAGGTCACGATAGACGATATGCGATAGATTCATCGAAAGCAAAAGAAGAATTGGGATGGAAACCCTTAATAAAGTTTGAAGATGGACTTAAATCAACTATTGATTGGTATATTTCCAATTAAATCATATTTATAGTAACACACGATATATTGTTTTTTAAAAAATGTTATAGGATTATATTATGTCACAATTAGCTAATGGATATAATATTTCGGAAGAACTAAATTCTGAAATGTCAGATGCCGAAATCAAAGAGAGACTTCTCTCTCAACACAAACAAGAAGACGTAAAAAAAACAAACTTTCCAACAGAGGTGATACCATTGCCTTCAAAAGGATTAGTTTACCCAATAGACCATCCACTTGCAGATGGATTTATTGAAATGAAATATATGACTGCAAGAGAAGAAGACATTTTAACATCACAGAATCTCATTAAACAAGGTGTTGTATTAGACAAATTGTTTGAGTCTTTGATTGTTACTCCTGTCAATTATGGTGATATTTATGCCGGTGATAAAAATGCAATTATGATGGCCGCAAGAATATTAGGATATGGGAATGATTATACAGTAGAAATTGAAGATCCTTTTTCCCCCGAAGATAAACAAATTGTAACCATAGATTTATCTCAAATTGAGCACAAGGAGGTCGATTTTAGCTTATTTGAGAACCGTAAAAATGAATTTGATTTTACTTTACCAAATTCAAAAAGAACGGTAACTTTTAGACTGATGACACATCAACTGGAAAAAGATATTCAAGCCGAATTAAAGGCATCAAATAAATCATTCATTAAAACTGGTATTGATAAGGAATTGACAACAAGACTCAAACATATTATTATTGCAGTTGATGGTGAAAGAGGCCGAGCTGCAATAAATCATTTCGTTGATAATGAACTATTTGCCCTCGATTCAAGGGCATTTAGAAAGTATATGCGTGAAATATCTCCTGACATGGATATGAAATTTACATTTATATCAAATGCTACAGGTGAAGTGAAGGAGTTGGACATCCCGATGGATGTCTCCTTTTTTTGGCCTACCTCCTGAGTATAGGTTAGGTTTACACCAAGAAATATTTTCCATGTGTTATGCAGGAAAAGGTGGATTTAATTTCACAGAAGTATATCAGATGCCAATATATTTAAGAAGATATTACTTAAAAATGATGTCTGATGCTATCGAAGAAGAAAGAAAACAATATGAAAATTCATCTGGAAAAGAAATAAGCAAACCTAACATCAATATGCCGAGATAATTTAGAGTCTACATATTTATACATATGTAGACTTTTTTATTAGATTTTGGTAGTATTTGATGGCAAAGAAAAAACCCACTCAATTACCAACAACGGTTGTTGAATTAAAAAAACTTCTGTTTGAGTTAGAAAAAAACATACTTGCTGTTAAAAAACAAATTGCAGCCGAAGATAAAAAATCAGCCGATTTCTTAGAAAAAATGGCAAAGTTAGATGCCGTTAGATCTAAAAATCGTAATGAATATTATCGCATTATGGGCCAGATAGAAAAGATAGAAAAAGAAAGTTTAAAAAGACAAGAAAAAGAACAGTCTATAAAAGAAGACTTAAACAAAAAAATAAAAGAAGAAAACAAAGAACTTGAAAAAATAGCAAAAAGGGAAACGGAAAGATTAAAAAAACAACAAGAAAGAAATCAATTATACGAAAAACAAAAATCATATGAAAAAGAAATTGGTGGATTACAAGAGAAATCTGCAATACTAATGCGTTCTGTTAATGAAAGTGTTTTAAAAAAGGCACAAGCATTAAAAATATCAGGTCAGGCAGTATCTCAAATTGCAGATAAAACAACGGAAATAAAAAAACTTTTTAAGGGTACAAAAGAAGAAACACAGGCATTTGAAAAAACTCTTGGTGAAACTGTAAAAAATGCTTCCGGTATAGACGCATTATCTGCAAAGATAGTAGATAATATGGAAAACATGAAGAAGAAGGGTTATGAGTTAATAGATACATACCAATTAGAAAAAGACTTAAAAGAACAATCTGTCAGATTAGATTTGAATGCAAAGAAACTTGGTGCAGAAAGATATGTCCTACAAAGAAAGCTCGTTGATGATCAAATGAAAGAGTTTCAGAAATTGAAACAAATCAATCAACAAATGGCGGAAAAGGCAAAATCTGCAAAAGAATCAAGGGCTGCAATGATAGGATTTCTTGCTGCTGTACCGGGCGGTGCATTCATAATGAACAAAATGGGATTAGGGAAGATTCTTGATGGAACTAAAACAATAAAACAGACTATAAAGGATTGGGGAACTGCTGCTAAGGGATTTGCACTTGCTTTACCTGGTATGGCTTTGATGGGGATATTCTCTTTGTTGGTAACGGTAGTAAAAAAATTGATTGGTGTAGTATTTGAATTGGATCAAGATATTGCAGATTTAAGTAAACAATTTTCTATTAGTAGATCTAGAGCTGAGGCATTGTTTAGCACTCTTGGAAAGTTGTCACTTCGTATGAATGTTGTCGGTGTTAATGTAAAAGAATTGGCAAAAACACTTGAAGATTTAACAGAAGAATATGGTACATCATTGGAAAGATTGCAGAGTGCTTCTTTACAAAATGGAATGCTTCAGGGTATTACATTGTTAAGAGAAAAATGGCAATTAACAAACGAGGAAGCAATAAACTTTTACAAAATATCTAACTCAATGGGAGTTAGTATGGATAAGATGGCACAAGCCGCCGGTGGTGTCAATAAAAATATATTAAGCATGAGACAGGCGTTCAAGGCGATTGCAAGTGTTCCACAAACTATTGCTTTGGGATTCAAGGGATCAGTTAGGGAATTGGCAGCATTTGCTGGTCAGGCAAAAGTAATGGGTATAGACTTAAAGATGTTTCACGAGGCAATAGCATCGGCATTAGATGTTGAATCTAGTTTAGAAGATCAATTCACCGTGGAGGTATTGACCGGTGTTCATCATAGACAAATGGATGCATATAGATATGCCGTAGACATGGGTGAAGACGATAAGGCATTTAAATTACAAATGGAAATGTATGATGATTACATAGATAAATTTGGTTCAAAATTAAAAGGAATGTCCAGAACAGCCAAAGGAGCTGCAGCAAAACTATTTGGAATAAGTCCGGAAGAATTTACTGAACAAGTAGCAAGACTTGGACAATTACAAGATCAATTTGGTAAAAACAGTTTAAAAGCTATTCAAAAAATGCAAGAACAAAATAAGAAGGCAGTTGGTGATGGAGGATCAGCCGGATTTCTTCTTGGTGAGACTAAAGCAAAAGAAGGAGCAAGTTTAAGCGAAAGATTCCAAGATGATATGGAAAAAATAAAAACTGAATTAAAAGATACATTGATGCCGGTAGTAAAAGAATTACATAAAACTTATGATGAATTGAAACCAGAAGTAAAAAAAATAGTTGAAACTCTTGCTAAATCATTACCAGGACTGGTAGAAACTGGACTTGAAGTTTTAAAAATAGTAAAAAATATAGCAATGGTATTGATGGGATTATTACAACCAGTTATGCAGTTAATGGAATGGTTAGGTATAATAAAATCAGAACAGATAACTGAAATAGATAAGAACGGAAATAAAGTAACAAAAACTGTTAAATCTTTAAATGCAGAATGGTTTAGCATGACGAACATATTAGCAACGATTGCTGGTTATTTCGGTGTTAAAGGGTTGATAACTTGGGGTATTGGAAAAATGGGAGATGCTCTTAAAAATACCCTCAAATCTGGATGGGAAGGATTAAAAAATTGGGCAAAAGGAACAAAAGAAGTTGCAGATAAAGTTGATGATATTAAATTGAAACCAAGTGCAACTACAACTAAAACTGTTAAAACTGCATCATCTAGTATAGATGATATTGGTAAAACCGCATTATCTTCATCAGACGATGTTGCAAATATTGGATCTAAGGCTGGAATTTTTTCAAAAGTTATGAAACCTTTGAGCAGCATTGCCCGTAAACTGCCATATATTGGAGCGGCAATCACTGCATATGAAGGAATTACCGGAGGAATGGATGCGAATAAAACCTTACAAAATGCTGGTTTAGTTAAAAAGGGAGCACCTGTTACAAATAAACAAGTTGCATCTGGTGTATTAGGAGGTGCGTTAGAATCAATGACAATGAGTGGATTGTTTGGTTTAATTCCTGGAATGGATAAAGAAAATATTACAAAAGGACTTTATCAAAATTATACAAGACAACATGAAAAATATAAAAAAGGTGAATACCTATCATTGGCAGGTGATATTTTAGCAAACCCAATATCAGGACTAATGCACTTTTTACCAGGAGATGATGATTCACCACAAGGTGCACAGAAAAAACAACAGGCCGCTCAACAACAAAAACCACAACAGGCAATGGCACAGCAAGCCGCCGGTTTATCAAGACAATCTGCAGAGGAAATAAAAAAACTAAATGAACAAATGCAAATTTTGGGTGGAGACAGAACTTGGCAGGCATCAAAGGCGGTGAATCAAGTTGCAAAATCAATAGTAACATTGAGTGAAAGTCTTTCAACATTTGTAAAAATGGGTGGAAACATGATGTTACCATTTGTAGTTAAAACATTTGATTCAGTAAACAATTCAAAAATATATTCTTTCGCTAGTGGTATATCATCTGTCTCAAATAGTATTGCCGATTTGAGTAAAAAATTATCAAAGTTAGATGTTGCAAAATTAGAAAGAGTTACACAGATAACAAATCCTGGATTATTATCCACCGTTTCAAGTGCAGCCGGATCTTTATTTGGTAGTGTAAAATCTTTCCTTGGATTTGGTGGAGGAGAGGGTGCAAAAACATCAACCGTTTCATCAACAACATCAACCGTTTCTTCTGGTAAAAATAGCAGCGGAACAACAAATCAGTCGGGTGTATCTGTAAATGTGAATACAGTTGCTCTTGAGCAAAAAATAGATAAGTTAATTGCTATTATTGGAAATATGGCATCTCAACCAACATACATAAAGATTGGAGAGAGAACTGTTGAAGCGATAAGTAGTGAAATTGATTTTAGAAAAAATAAAGAAGTTGGTCTTCAAAAGTATGGTGGTATCTAATAGAAATCATATTTATAGGAAACAATAGGAAAAAATATGTCATTGCTAGATTTAAAATCTGATTTGTCAAAGTTTCGGTATAATGCGCCGAAACCAACTACCACTTTACCCAAAAGTTCACAAACGCGAAATTCCTATGATAATAACTTCGGTTCATATAAACCTATAACAGACGGTTTAATAGATAATAGACCTGGAGTTAGAACTCCTAGTAATATTGATTTAGTTGGTAAATTAAAAGATACTAAATTAGATGATACTATAAAAAATGTATTTCAAGAAGTATTGATAAATGCAGTTTCGGAATATTCACCAAAAAATATAGAAACGAATTTTGGATCACCTTCCAGAGTACCACTTGAAAATATAGTTTCTTCTTTTTCAAGAATAAGTAAAGATGTAGTACAAAGTAGTATAAACAAATCCGATGTTGTTATTGCAAGAACACAACAAGGAACTAATAACAATCAATCAAATGTCGAAGTCATAGACAATGGTTCGGAAGTTGGTAATATAGTAAATCCAAATGTTACTTTAAATAATATACCATTAACTTATGAAAGACAAAGACAATCTCCAGATTTAACAGTTAATCCAGATGATGCAACTGATAATATACAAAATCCCGATGTCACTCTAAATAATATACCATTAACATATAATAGGGAAGGACAGAGTGTTGATTTGGACAAGGGATTTAGTTCAAGGGAATTTATTGTAAATGCAAGTAGCAATAAACTTTTATCGGATAGTATTTTAAATATAGATAGAACACCCGAAAAATATAGAACTCAGTCAAGAATAGAAAACAGAGAGATAACAGAAAAAGTTGATACTACAAGATATAACGGTCAAATATCAGACTTGGCAATATCAGATAGTATTTTAGATTTAACGAATCCAGAGCAAACTGTATTATCCGGAAGACATGAGACTGATAAAAATTCTTCACTTTCAAATTCAAAAGATAGTATAGTTGATTATTTTGATAACACAAATGCTGACGGTTTTACAAAAAAAATTCAACCGTTACAATCTGAATATGTAAATAATTCATCTAATCTCGGATATGAAACGATATTAGAGGCAAATTATTTTGATATAACAAATCAATATACAACGGATGGATTTGAAGCGTTTGCTGTTGAATTTGATAGTAAATATAAACCCGATGCATCTGCTTACGATTGGGACGGTGTAAGACAAAATGCACCCGTTGTAAATTATTTCGATGATACAAATAAGTTTACAAAGAGTGGTTTCACATCTTTTGCTCAAAAGTTTATCACAGAGTATAAAACAGATTCATCTGAATTTGATTGGGACGGTGTAAGACAAAATGCTCCTCGTGTAAATTATTTCGATTTGACTGGTGCAAATACGAAAGAAGGATTCCATACATTTGCTGTAGAATATGATAGTAAATATGTAAATGAATCTTCAAGATTTGATTGGGATGGTACACCACAAGATGCTCCTGAAGTTAATTATTTTGACAGAATAGTTCAATTTACTACCGAAGGATTCCACAAATTTGCACAGATATATGATACAAAGTATATTCCAGAATCATCACAATTCGATTGGGATGGTGTTCGTGCGGATGCCCCCACTAACGATATAAATAATCCCAACGGATATTTTGACATAACCAATCAATCAACTTGGAGAGGATTCCATACTTTTGCTACGCCATTAGAAGCAACATCATATACTAACACTGCTCAAGGGCAACCAGTAACAGGACCAGGTGTAACTCTTATCGGTGGACTTCTCGGATCAACACAGTTCGATTGGGATGGTATTAGATCACAGGCACCAACTAACGATATAAATAATCCAAACGGTTACTTCGATTCAACTAACAGATTTACCTGGAGGGGTTTTCATACATTCGCTGTTCCATTAGAAGCAACATCATATACCAATACTGCTCAAGGGCAACCAGTTGCAACATCTGGTGTAACTCTGATAGGTGGACCTATTGGTGCGGGAACTACTGATTTTGATTGGGATGGAACGAGAAACCAAGCACCTACGAATGATATAAACAATCCCAACGGATATTTTGATATTACCAATCAACATACTTGGAGAGGATTTCATACATTTGCTGCTCCGTTGGAAGCAACTTCATATAGAAACACTGCTCAAGGGCAACCAGTTACTACATCTGGTGTAACTCTGATAGGTGGTTTGTTAGGTTCAACACAGTTCGATTGGGATGGAACGAGAAATCAAGCGCCAACAAATGACATAAACAACCCGAATGGTTATTTTGACATAACGAATAGATTTACCTGGAGAGGATTCCATACATTTGCTGCTCCATTGGAAGCAACTTCATATACCAATACCGCTCAAGGACAACCGATTACAACTTCAGGTGTTACTCTGATAGGTGGACCTATTGGTGCAGGAACTACTGATTTTGATTGGGATGGTATTAGATCACAAGCACCAACAAACGATGCTAACAATCCCAATGGATATTTTGACATAACAAATAGATTTACCTGGAGGGGTTTTCATACATTCGCTGTTCCATTAGAAGCAACATCATATACGAATACAGCCCAAGGACAGCCGATTACTACATCTGGTGTTACTTTAATCGGAGGACCTATTGGTGCAGGAACTACTGATTTTGATTGGGATGGGGTTAGATCACAAGCGCCAACAAATGATGCTAACAATCCGAATGGTTATTTTGACATAACCAATCAATCAACTTGGAGAGGATTCCATACTTTTGCTACACCGCTGGAACCTACTTCGTATACTAACACTGCTCAAGGACAGCCAGTAACAGGACCAGGTGTAACTCTTATCGGTGGACTTCTCGGATCAACACAGTTCGATTGGGATGGAACTAGAAACCAAGCACCAACAAATGACATAAACAATCCCAATGGATATTTTGACATAACTAACAGATTCACTTGGAGAGGATTTCATACATTTGCTTTACCACTTGAACCAACTTCATATACAAACACTGCACAAGGACAACCAGTAACAGGACCAGGTGTAACTCTTATCGGTGGACTTCTCGGATCAACACAGTTCGATTGGGATGGAACTAGAAACCAAGCACCTACAAATGACATAAACAATCCCAATGGATATTTTGACATAACTAACAGATTCACTTGGAGAGGATTTCATACATTTGCTTTACCACTTGAACCAACTTCATATACCAACACAAATCAGGGTCAGCCCGTTACTACATCAGGAGTTACTCTAATTGGGGGACCAATTGGCGTTGGAACTACTGATTTTGATTGGGATGGCGTTAGATCACAGGCACCAACAAATGATGCTAATAACCCGAATGGATATTTTGATATAACCAACCAATCTACTTGGAGAGGTTTTCATACATTTGCAACACCATTAGAACCTACTTCATATACAAATACTGCTCAAGGTCAACCAGTAACAGGACCTGGTGTAACTCTTATCGGTGGACAGTTGGGATCAACACAATTTGATTGGGATGGATTGCGGAATCAAGCACCTACGAATGACATAAACAATCCAAATGGTTACTTTGACATAACTAACAGATTCACTTGGAGAGGATTTCATACATTTGCTACTCCATTAGAGGCAACATCATATACCAATACTAACCAAGGACAGCCGATTGCCGGTACAATAGTTACTCTTGTTGGTGGACCACTTGGGGTTGGAACTTCCGATTTCGATTGGGATGGTTTTAGATCACAGGCACCTACGAATGATGTAAACAATCCAAGTGGTTATTTCGATGCGAATAATATTGTAACATGGAGGGGTTTTCATACATTTGCAACACCACTTGAACCAACCTCATATACAAATACTGCTCAAGGACAACCAGTTGCAGGTGGTGGCGTTACTCTTATTGGTGGACTATTGGGTTCAACACAATTCGATTGGGATGGAACAAGAAATCAAGCACCAACTAATGACATAAACAATCCTAATGGATATTTTGATCAAAATAATCAATCTACTTGGAGAGGTTTTCATACATTTGCAACACCGTTAGAACCTACTTCGTATACAAACACCGGTCAAGGTCAGCCGGTTGCAGGTGGGGGTGTTACTCTTATTGGTGGACCGCTTGGAACAACACAATTCGATTGGGATGGAACAAGAAATCAAGCACCTACGAATGATGCAAACAATCCGAATGGGTATTTTGACCGTAATAATATATCAACTTGGAGAGGTTTTCATACATTTGCCACCCCATTAGAAGCAACATCGTATGCAAATACAAATCAAGGACAACCGATTACATCAGGCGGGGTAAACATAACTCCTGGATCAACACAGTTTGATTGGGATGGTACTGATCCATATTCAATGAGAGCAACTAGATTCTTTGGGTTTACACAAGGAAATAGATTTGGATTCATGGTAAATATGTCTCAATTCGATGGAACTGCATATCCGATAATAAATCCAATGTTTAGTCCTAATATATTGGGTTTACAAGGATTTCCACAAAGAGTACAAAGATTTGCATTGAGTACATTTAGACAATTACTACAACCATTACAAACTAGCAACTTGGAGCAATATGCTCCTTTGAGTTTTGGTGGAAAATCAATATCAGGATTCAAAGCAACATTAGATAATCAATCTCCTGTTGTAAATGTTCAGAAGTATGGATTCAATATAACTGGATTCAGAAGACGAGGTAAGTCTTCAGGACAACTTGTTGATTTAACAACAGGTGCTGCATTCTTAATAAATCCGTCAATAGTCGTTCCATTTATGGATGTGAACCGATATACATTAGGTGGTGGTATTGATTCAAGACCAACATATGTTGATGGTGAAATGGCAGTTTGGGCAAATACCGGAAATCCAAATACAGCAACACAACCATTTTCTACCATTGGTGCAAATGGTTTAACTGCGGCACAAGTTGTTGCATTGAATAGATCATTCAATGGATTACCATATTACAATGGAGTTTTATACAAATCACACATCGATTATCAGTATTCAAAATATAATTTGGTAAGGGATTCATTTAACACATCAACAACATATCCTCAACCATTTATAGATACATCTCTGAACGGTGAAGATAAAGATTTAATTTCATCTCTACGTGCTATAAACAGTATACCAAACTCTGTAAATCTTCCAGGTACAGGAACTATTGATTTAAGTTCTATAAAGAATAATATAAATAGTGCTATAAGTTTCCTTGATTCTGCACAATCATTTGATGAAGGAATTGTTCGTGGTGGATTGGTTAAAAATGTAGTTCGTTCAATTCTTGATACAAAACGTATTACTAAATTCTTGTTATCACCGAAAGGATTATTGTGGAATGCAAAACAAATAGGATTGCAATTTATGAATCCAATGGTTGATACTGGAACTGGATTGTTAGGTATAGCCGGTGCTACTGGTTTACCGGGTGGAGTTCTTGGAATAAATTGGACAAACATATACAATCCACTATCCGTTCCACTTAATACATTTGGTAGGAATGCTGTAATAAATACCAGATTTGCTCGTCATGGTGTTCTTATGTATGGTGAGGGTGCATATGAAGATATAGCCGTTACTCGTCAATTAAATACTGATAATAGAGACTTTGAAGATTTTACATCACCTGGATTTTTTAACAGAACAAGTGATTACAACCGTTTAGTATCTTTGACAAAAGAATTATTACCAGATTCTTACAAACCGATAGTAATAGTTGATAATAATTTATTATTAGAAAACGGTGCTCCGCAATTAAATTCGGGTGGAGGCGTAAGACAAAAATTAAAATACAATGTTAATAGTTCTACAAATCTTCCACAAATATCAACTGATACAAAAATACAAAGATTATCTACGATATTTGGTGGTCCTAATTCTTTTCTAGGATTATTTGGAACTACTATAAATCGTGCAACCCATCCATACAAGGGCATAAATTCTACTGGATATTTTCCAACAAAAGAAAGTATAGAAAAGGGAACTGATAGAGAAGTATTTTTCTCACCAACAAGTGTACAGGATAATTTAGTAAATACTGGAAATGTATTTCAAAAGTCTATTAACAAATATGGTGATTTAATATTAAGTAATGCAAGTAATCCAGGAAATCCATTAGATAGAAATAATGATTTCAATGATGATGCATATGTTACAGACGAAGAATTTGGTGGAACACTAGTTGCTTTAAAAAATTATATTCAAAAAATAAGAAAAACATATTCAAGTGCTGGTGCAAGTAGAAGAATGGAAGGTGCAAATCCATATGAAACACCTGCTCCAGTTCCGTATGGTATTCAAAAGGCAACAGCAAGAAGATTATATGAAAAAGGATTTGAACAATGGAAACATCCAAATCCTAGCGATAGAGTTCGTGATACGACTAAAACACCATCATTCGCTGATATAGCAGATAAAACAGGATTTTTAGATACAGCAAAAGTTATTCAAAATGATCATTCACCTATAAAAAATTACAAAACAAGCAATTATAGTGGATTGGTACGTAGTGAGGAAACTTTTGATGCCATAACAGATACTACAAAATTACAAGATTTTAGATCTGGATTGGAGGCAGATAATTCTACTCGAACATTTAGTTCTAGCCCAAAAGTAATAAATTTCAAAAATAATAATCTGGAAGATAGATTTGGAATTGGATCTGAAGGGGAACCTGGAAATTTAAGAAGTGAGGTTTATGTTAGCACCATCCAATACACATCACTAATACCAAGTGGTTCTGGAGGAACCGGTATTTGGACTGAAAATGCTGATGGATCACTTACATTAAAAGATAGTGCTGTAATGAGTAATTACAAATATGCGGCATACCCAACATTAAAAAAGGATGTTACTGAACAATATAGAAAAAAATTACTTGATATGGCAAAGAAAAATGGTACTGCTGAGTCACTTGTATTCAAAGTTCCAAAGTTTAGAGGAGATAGAATAAACATTATAGATTGGAAAAGATCAACAACCGATTTGAGTTCTAAATATGTATACGAACAACATAAAAATGCTTTTCAAGACGGTAAAGGAGATTCGGTTGGTGCTGCTGAAGATCTAGTTCAATTCTATTTTACTGGAGCAAATCTAAAAGGTTCTGAATATAAACCAACGGAAGCAATAGTTTTTAGGGCATATATTGATACTATCGTTGATAACCACAAACCATCGTGGACACCTATAAAATATATTGGTCGTGCTGATCCAGTTTATTCTTATGATGGATATGAAAGGGATATAAACTTTGGATTTACAGTTCATATAGGAACGAGGGATGAATTGAAGGCAAGTTGGCGTAAATTAAATATGTTAGCATCATGGACTGCTCCCGAATATACTGATAACGGATTTATGAAAGCTCCTGTGGTTAGATTGAATCTTGGTAATTTGTATAGGAAGTTTCCTGGATTTTTATCTACATTAACATATACATTTGATAATACACAAACAACTTGGGAAACTGCTAAGTTGAGAGAAGATTGGGATTTCTCTAAAAAAGATGCAGAAGGAAATTTGATAAAGGCATTGTCAATGCCAGGAGCATTAGAATTACCAAAGACTATAAATGTTCAATGTACTTTTGTTACATTCAATATCTATCGTCCAGAGTGGGATTGTGTATTCTATTCATTATTTGATGATAGATCAGAAGATGGATCTTTAGAAACAGGCCTTGTTCCAGTTCACGGTGATAGAGTTAATTACTTCAGAACATTTGATGATTTACCACTCAAACACCCAATGAATACCGGATTATGTGCAATAGTTGATCTTACGGAAAAGAAACCAAAACCGGAGGAGAAAAAACAAGAAACAAAGCCAGAACCAGCACCTAAAAAGCCGGTAGAAAAATATCTATGTGGAATAAATTTCTGTACAGATGAAGATAGATACGTAACGGATTCATCAAATGCAGTCATTGATCAATTGGCAAATTGGATGTTGAATGACTGTAAAAATTCAAAAATAACTTTAGTAGGTCATGCGAGTCAAGAAGTTGATTTTAAACTACCAAAAGAAAAAGATGCATATGAAAGATATGCATTATACAATATGAAATTAAGTAATAGTCGAGCAACAACTGTTAAAAATTTATTGATAGCAAAAGGTGTTGATGAAAATAGAATACAATCAAGAGGGGCTGGTATAACAAGTTTAATTCAGGGTATACCGCCTTCTGATGCTAAAAATAGAAGAATAGAAATTATTTTAGAGAATCAAGATCAAGCCGGTTGTGATGTAAAACTTGTAGTTGATCCTAAAAAGGCAACCGGTTGTCCTGCGGTTACATCATGTAGTAGAAAAGAAATCGGAGATAAATCAGAATTTTGGTTGGTTGGTCCACAATACTTTACTCATAAATTTGTACCAGATACCGGTATCGGTGGTATTGCGGTTATACCCGAAGAATATAAGGCATTTTCTGAACAAGTTGATGGAGAATGGTGGATTGCAGATGGGGGTGTATCATGGAGAACAAAATGGGCTACAAAAGGAAATCGTGTTCGTGGTTATGATTTAAGTACAACAAGTGCAACATCTAGATACAAAACTCCTGTTGCTGGATCCCCAAATAATTTTGGTGCATATACATACAGACCTAGATCAGCACAACCTGTTGATCCAAACGAAACTTGATTTATTACTATAAAATAAAAATTACTAATGAAGATGATATTTATAGGATATAACAAAGGATTAAACTATGAATAGATATGAATACACATATACAATAAAAGATGCTAAAAAAATAGATTCGGATGGAACAGAAAGAACCGTTAGAAGAAAATCAACAACGTTATATCCAAGTTTTATCAGATCTGGAAATGGGACGGTAATAACAACACAAGATGGTGATAGATTAGATTTACTTGCAAAAGAATTTTATGGTGACGAAAGACTTTGGTTTGTTATTGCTAGGGCAAATAATTTAGGAAAGGGGACACTTGCCGTTCCAAAAGGAATACCGATAACTATACCGTATGAAACAATGGACGGTATATCTTCATTGTTATTTGATTACAATACCCGGAGGTGATATGCCTTATTTTGATAATCTGGATACTTACATAAATCCTTATTATTTAGATGTTACGCCAAGTGTTCGTGCGGAAATGTACAAACGCGCACAATACTACGGATCAAAAACAAGAACTGGTATAAATAATAGTCTTGGAACTGGACTATCAAATTCAATAGAATGGCCTTATCAAAAAATGCCTTGGGCATATGTAACATCAAAAACTTTTAGTAAAGAAGATGGTAGAGATTTGCCGATAGTTTTGGGATTTGATTTGAGCGAAAGAGACGGTATAAAAACAAATTCCGATGGTCAAGGCAGATTAACATTGTATGATTCTGAAAGAAATGTACCGAACTACCCATTACTAACACATATAGAAATATCAAATGAAGGACAAAGGGGTGCATTATTAAAAGGTAAATTTGGATTTACTTTCTTTCCCGGTATGCTTCCTGATGGTTTTGCACTAGAAGCAATTCAGAGAATATTTTTTACACCTGGAAATAGAGTAAATATTGGTTTTGGTTGGTCTACACCAGCATATGATCCAAAGGTTAATAAATTAGAGTTCGTTGGAATCATTTATGGATTTAACTGGTCATTTAATCAGAACACTTCTATAACCGCTGAAGTTCAAATCGTTGCTCCATCAACGTTATCACTTGGTTTATCTGGAGAACAAACAGTTCTCGATTTAAAAGACGGTGATCCGGATGTTGTTCTTGATCCAACGGGAAGACCACTTCCACCAAAAACGAATATAATAACAATAATAACAAGAGATTTGCTTGCAAATAGAGAAACCTTAAATGTTTCTGCAACAGGTGTAGCTGAATTTTTACCAAAAGAAAATACAAAATCTGGAATTTTTAATTATTTTAAGATAGGTTTACCAACAGTTGTTGGTAGTTCATTTGAAGATGCAGCTGCTGGAAGATTGATTATGAATGATCAAGAACGAGCACAAGAACAACAAGAAATTGTTCAACAACAAGTAGAAGCTATCGTAGAAACGTTTCAAGAACTACCACCATCATTAGCTGAAGGTATATTTACAGATACAGATGGTGGAGTGACCGCATCGGTGCCAAAAGCCGATGGTGATTATAGAGCAACTTATTGGAACGAACAAGGTGCAGGCGGAACACAAGCCAAACCTGCTGCATCTTTTCAATTAAGGGAGTTTTTAAGACAATTTGTTTCCAATAATGGAGATACTAATGGTGAGTGGATTGCTAAATGGAAAGATAGATTTTCAAAATCAAATATATCTAGATATGTTTTAAAACCAGATTCAAACGGAAATGCTCCAAAAGAAAGAGTTTGGGAAACTCGTGCAAGGTTAGATTCACATAAAAATGGTAATGAACCCGGATTTCCACTAATAGATGATTTAAAATTAAATGATTTCAATGATTTTATTGATAAAATAAATTCAAAATCGGATTTAGATTCAAAAGTTTTATTCATAAAAAGAAAAATTGCACAATTAGCTGCTCAAGAATTGAGAGAGGTTAAAATAGCAGCAATCTATAAAAATAGATCAGGTGATAATAAAAACGCTGAACTCGGTAGATTTGGATCACAATATTGTCAATTTTTCTATCACGATGAAAAAACTAATAAAGTTGAGAGAGATAAATATTTTTGGCCAGACAATTTAACAATATGTTTGGTAGATTCTTATTCTGGTCAACAAGATAAAGTTGTTACAATGATAAATCTTTGGGACGAATTTTTTCAAAAATTAGGAACAACGAAATCTTTAAGAGATGCCTTAGATGGTAAATCTTCTGAAAATGCAAAAACACTTTTAGAACTATTTGAATCAGGTAGAACGAATAAAACAAGTTATGTTTACAACGGAAATACACTTCAAAGTCCTTCCACAGAACTTGAAAAAAGATTAAACGAATACATAGATGCCGCTCAAAAATTTGCATTATCTGGACAAGAACCGGTAAAAAATAAAAAAGAAGGAACGGATGCTGAAACTGATGACAAAAAACCTGCAGAAAAAGTTACACCGGAAGAAAAACAAAGACTGGATGGTGAAATATCAGAACTCAAAACATTCCAAAGTAGAATTTCTACTGCAGATGTTTTTAAGACCGATAACAATAAAGTTCGTCAAGACTTTGAAAAAGATTATCCTCCAACTAGATTTGTTGGTGGAGTTGATGTAAAGAGTATTCAAGACAACATTTCATACGATCTTAAAGGTGCAAAAAATGAAGAAATACCAATTCGTAAATCAGCTCAAACATCAAAATTTGTTCAAAAGTTAATAGATGCCAGAGAAGAACAGAAAAAAACTGGAGTAGATACGGTTAAGGACTTGATAAAAGTAAAATCAACTGCATATCAAGAAAGATTGAATAACGCTAATAATCAAAATGGTGGTTCATCCGATGGTGGTGCTGATGGTGCTGGTGGTGGAAGTGATGGAACTGGAACTGGCGCTGATCCATCACAATCGCAACAATATCAATCACATTTAGTTGGACAAACTTATTGGTATATCACACTAAAAGATTTGGTTGAATTTGCAAATAAAATGATGGAAACATTTGAAGAAGGTGAAGAAGCTAAAAAATATAACTTTCAAAAATTTAGAATAATGTGTGAAAATAATGAAACAGAATATCAACCTGATGTAAAATCGGCATATCCACAAAATGTTTATTTTCCAGATATATCAATGGGTGGTTATCAAACATTTAACCCGTTCTATGATAATGAATACTCTGATTTTTTAAGAACATTTGAAATAAAAAAAGATATTTCACCCGAAATACAAGGTGCAAATATAATTGAAACCGGCGGAAAAAAGATAAGAATAGAAGATGACGTAATAAATATAGGCAATATACTGATAGGTATAAATTTGATATTGAAAGTATACAGAGAATTTTTAATAGATAATGCAACAAATATATCTTACAAAAATATAACAAGTTTATTTGATGTAATAATTAGAGAGATAAATGCAGCATCCGGTGATACTTACCAATTAGTTTCACACTTGTTTACAGAACCTGAAAAATTATCTCCCAAATATACAGGACCTCAAGAATTGGGAAATTCTGTAATTAAAGGTATGTCCGTTTTATCATTAGAAGATACTCACATAGCGAGAAAACATTCACAAACTATAAAAGCAAGTGAAAATTTGGGAACCGATAATTTAACAGATTTTGAATTAAATGATGACATATATTCAGTTAAACCGTTTGTTTTTGAGGCAACAATATTCAAACCTTTAATAAAAAATGTTCAAATATCATCAAAACCTCCAAAAGAATTAGCATTTTCAGCTTACATTGCAGCTCGAGGACAAGAATCGAATGCTAAAGGTGGTGATTTTAGAGCAAAACCATATAGTGGCGATGGAAACGTAATAAGACCGATTGATAGAGATAACAAAGAATATGAAAAGCAATATGATTTAAACAGTAAAGACAAAACAAAAGAAGAAGATGCAGTTGCAACACAAGGATTCACACAAGAATGGTGTGATAATTATAGATCTATTTTAACAAAATTTAAAAGATTGACAACGAAGCCAATGTATCAAAGTGGTCGTAGTATTGGTGTAGGTGGGCATTGGTTGAATAAAGCAATATATCCAGTTGAATTTACAGTAACGATTGACGGTATCAATGGATTTAAATTTGGTGATGTATTGAAAACAACTATGATACCAAGACACTATAATGTTGATTGGGATATGGTCTTTACTGTAACCAAAATTTTACACAAGGTAACACCGTCTACTTGGGAAACAACATTAAACACGTCTGCAAGATTGAGTTTAGATAGTCCTTTAACTGGCATTCAAGTTACTGCAAATCCTTTACCTGATGATAAAAGACTTCCCGATTCTAGAACGGATGTGTATGGTCCGAATCGTGAAGAAGTAAATCGTCAATAATTTTTCGAGTAAAAAATGAATTACCGTAATAAATTATATTATCCAGACAGTCAAATTCAAAAGAATCTTTATACACAAGGTAAAGAATGGATGACACTTGAAGACTGGAAAGAATATCGTGGTTTATATCACAGATACATAACTGGAGAAACATTTACCGGTCCAGAATGGAATGCAAAAACTTCAAAAAAACTTGTTACATATAGAAATAGAGATGAATCTTTTTTTGAATATATTGATACAAAAAACTACATAAATTCAAATGGTCAAAAAAAAGAAATAATGAGTAGTGGTGTTTACAATACAAATAGATATAAGGCACCTAGAGCTATAAAAAGAAAAACAACAGATGCTGAGTTGTTAAAGGGTGTGATGGACAGATACTTCGTATACAAAAGGAATGAGCCAAATAGAGTTTTTCTTGAAATAAGTGACAATCAAAAAAGTTTATACAAAGTTACAAATGCCGGAATAAATCAAAGTTTATATGGATTGTTGGAGTTTAAGTGGAAACTGGATGGTCCACAGTACGATGTTTTTGAAAATGGTCTTTTAGTTACACCTGGAGTATTTGACACAAATAAAAGAATTGTCTTGCGGCATTCACAAAAATTTCCTAAATTAGCAGAAGTAGTTACGAATTTTTTTGAATATACCGTATACGATGTATAATAATTATGTTCCAAGACAAACCTTGCATTTGTGTTCCAATCACAAGTAATGCCAACAAACACCAATCAGAAGTCGCTATCGTAGGTCTTTATCTGGCATTCGGAATTGGAGAAGATAGATATATCAATTTTACGCATCCGGATGAAATTGATACCGATATAACCCTACAAGAAATAAAACTACATCCAAAATCACTTGTGTTCAACAAAAAAGTATTGGTGAATAATGATTTCAATGATGGTTTTGATATAAACTCATACCTACATTATTATGCAACAACACCTATCAATCCACAAGAATTTTATCCAAAAGGTATGGATTATCTTGCTAACAAGTTTTACAAGATAGAAGATTTAGGCCATGTTATTCCACTTGCAAATCAATTAGAATGGGCAAGAGGTATTGCAAAATATGTATTGAGATTAAAACCATTTGAGTTCAAAAAAGAAAAATGTGTGAACTATTGTAATGATTTCATAGAAGTATTCCATGAGATAGAAAAAAATCATATCCTTGTTGGTGATGAGATAAAAAAACAAAACTATATGTGGTATACTGCAACTGGCAGACCAAGTAATGCTTGGGGTGGATTTAATTTCGCAGCCATGAATAAGAAAGATGGAACTCGTGATAAAATTCGTTCACGGTTTGAAGGTGGTAAAATTGTTCAATTTGATTATGATGCCTTTCACATAAAGTTATTGGCAAAGATATTGGATTATCATTTCGACTATCATCCATACGAACAGATACGGAATGAATTAGGAATTGACATGGATTATGACCAATTCAAAGGTAAGGTGTTTCAAAATATTTATGGCACAATAACTTCTGAATTTATGGGACATCCGTTTTTTCAAACTGTTCAAGCAATGATTGATACTTTATACGAACAATATGAAAATGAATCAGAAGTGAAATCATGGTTTTATGAAAAGATATTTCGTGATATTCAAGATGTAACACCGAATAAATTATTCAATTATTTTCTTCAATCATTAGAAACTGAATACAATGTCCGTAAGATAAAAACTATTTTACCACATTTGAAGAATAAAAAATCAGTATTTATGATGTATCTGTATGATGCTTTTATTTTTGACATTCATCCAGATGAAATGGATTTGATAGATGTTCTTCACCGTGCTTTCGAGACTGATAATATGTCAGTAAAAATTTACACAGGTGATACTTTTGGTAGTATTCTGCAAATTTAGAAACATATTTATATGTAATGAAATTTCAAAAAATAGAGAGAGAGGTATTGAAGACACAATTAGTATGTACATTTACACGCAAACACCAAATAGATAACACTATTCGTGATATAAAAGATACATTTTCAATTTTGAATAATAAAGTATTTCTTTTTAGAACTTTTGATCTAAAAGAAGATTGTATACTATCCTATAATGTTGTAATGGATAGTTACAAAAAATTCCTACCCAACTCAATAATGGTTCATCAAAAGCGTGAAACTAATACGATTTATACTATAAATGCTTTGAATGAATTGATTATGAACTTAAACAATGGTATATTAGATAAAACATATCCTATCGAATGGGAAAGATATAGAAATTGTGCCCTATTAAAAAATAAAGATGGTTTCAAAGTTGTTAAAATAATACTACTCAAAGTTTATACAATTTAATTAGTATGACATATTTATATGTATATTTTAATTTTTTAAACAAATAAGAAAAAATATGAGCAAAATCAAGTACAATATGTTAGTTGAAGAAATAACAAATCGTGTTATGGAAAAACTTATGGAAAAATTAGAAGTTTCAGAAGGTAACGGATTTGAGACTATTTTTCAAGAATTAAAAGGTGAATTGGAAAAACTTGCAATTCTTCCAGACAACAGAATTGATGGTAGTTATTATACAGAAAAACAAATTGTAGATGTCTTAAAAAAATTAGGATATGAATATAAGAAAGCAATGGGAAACAAGTTACATTTTTTTAACAAACAAACTAGTATAAGTTTATATGTAACTCAACCAAAGAACATAATATCTTTGATACCATAAGGATTCAAAATGAAAAAATCATTGAAAGAAGAAATCGAATCATCAAATGAAAATTTTATAGACTATATTGCTGTAATAGATTCTACGGAAATATTACAAAACAATCGTAGTATGATGACATATATTTTTCCTGATGTGAAAATGAACAAACTCATAAATTGGTATGATTCATTTTCCCAATCTGAACAATATCAAAAGAAAGATGATAGAACAAAACTCGAATCTATAAGTTCAAGATTTCACGGTGACGGTACATTAAAAATATTATATCGTTCTCTAAATGCTTTATTATCAGAACCATTCACCGAACCGGAAAAGACTGAAAGAGATAAAGATGTAAAAAAACTTATCAAAAAGATAGGAATATACATAAAACAAAAATTAACAGATGAAGATAATCAAACTGTTCAAAAAATGTTACCCGCTTTGGAATCTACCTCACAGACAATATCAGATAAGATAGAATCAAAACTTTTGTCTAGTATGAAATCTGAAGAAGAAACTGAAGAAGAACCAGATTCAAATGAAGAACCAAAGACAAATGATACAGAAACTTCATCGGAAGAACAACCAGAGCCAGTTAAAAAAGAAAGTAAGATAAGTAAATATCATCAAAATAAATTGCGTAAAAAAATAAAAGAAATGGTAAGACGTAGTTTAACGGACAAAAAAATATCTGGTTTAATTCGTAAATAATATTTGGAAGGGATATGTCAAACAAATTGCCATTACTGAAAAGTATTTTAAATGAAATACGAATAAACGAAGATGATGCAAAAGAAGAATTAAAACGTATTTTGAAAAAAGATTATGTTACTTTTGTAAAAGAATTGGGTGATAATATAGATGATCCAAAATTTTTGGCTGCTATTAAGTCATTGTCATCTGAATCTCCAGTTAAGACATCGAGTATTGCTCCTCAATGTATCAAATTAAAGCCAACTCAAAACGAAGTTGTATTGAGTAAATCATTGAGTTATCCATTAAAAAATGCTTCTAATGTAGAATCGTATCTTCGTGGTGGCATAGTTACGGTGAATAACACACCGATAGTTACTGGAGGTGGAGGACAATTTGTTATAGACGGCCATCATCGTTGGTCACAGGTGTATTGTATAAATCCTTATGCAAAAATAAAGGCAATAGATTTGACAAATATAAAAAAGCCAATCGAAGCATTGAAAACAACTCAATTAGGTATCGGTGCAGAATTGGGTAAAATACCAAGTGCAGAAGGTGGTGGCATAAATCTTTTTACTATAAGCGAAGAAGTATTGAAAAAATATGTTGTAGACAATATAACAGATGAGGTTATTGATGTCTTTGCAAAATATGAAAAAGGTGATAGTTCAGAAAAGATTGCCAACTATATTTGGTCTAATGTTCAAAAGATGAATGAAAATAATCAGCCGGTAGATGGTGCTCCATCCAGAGAGGTAATGCCACAGACAGACGATGCTCCGGATTGGAAGAATAGTGCCACCAATACTGAAAAACTTCCTGAATCGGTTGGCATTAAGTTGAAAAACTTATTAAAAAAATAAAATAAAATTTGCTTATTAAATATTAAATTCGTATATTAGTATACATTAAACATTAACCATTAGTGGTTAATCATTATTTTTATTACACATTAGGAGTTACATCGTGAGTATTAACTTAGATGCAATCAAGAGTCGTTTGAACTCTTTAAAAAACACAAACAATCGCACATCTAATCTTTGGAAACCCGAACCCGGTGAACACCAAATCCGTATTGTTCCTTATATCCATAACAGAGAGAATCCATTTTTAGAAATGTATTTTCACTACAATCTCGGTAAGCGTTCAATTCTTTCACCTGTGTCTTTTGGTAGACCTGATCCAATCGTAGACTTTGCAGAAAAACTGAAACAAACTGGCGATAAGAGTGATTGGATTATGGGTAGAAAACTTGAACCAAAAATGAGAGTTTATGTTCCTGTTATCATTCGTGGACAAGAAAATGAAGGTGTAAAGTTTTGGGGATTTGGTAAACAACTTTATCAAGAACTTCTTGGTTTCTTTGCTGATCCTGATTACGGTGATTTATCTGATTTGAAAACCGGTAGAGATATTGTTGTAACTGTAAAATCACCAGAAGAAACTGGCAGAGATTATGCAGAAACAACAATCAGAATCAAACCAAAAGAAACGGTAGTAACAGAGGATCAATCGGTTATTGAAAAAATAAAAGAACAATCCAAAATCACAGAACTTTATCCTGAACCAACTTATGATGAATTGAAAATTCAATTACAAACATGGTTGGGTAAATCAGATGAACCTGCTGAAGATCTCAATTACAAAGAAGAAAAGAAAGAAACAAAATCAGAAACACCAGCTACATCTACCGATGATATTGGTGTTACATTTGATGACTTATTTTAATTAAGGGTGTTTTATGGCAAAATCAAAAAGTGATTTATCCGATGAACTCGGTGGAGTCATTGCCGAAACTATAAATAAACAATTCAAAACACAAAATGTTAAGACCGCTTACTTTCTTGAAGGTGATAGTGATGCACCTACGATAGTAAAAGAATGGGTAGGAACTGGCTCAACCATGTTGGATTTGGCTATTTCCAATCGTAAGTATGGTGGTTTTCCTGTTGGTCGTGTATCTGAAATAACAGGTCTCGAACAATCTGGTAAATCTCTATTGGCAGCCCATGCACTTCTAAACACACAAAAGAAAGGTGGTCTTGCAGTTTATATTGATACCGAGAATGCTATTGCTACCGAATATCTAACTGCAATCGGTTTGAACTTAAAAGATATGTTATACATTCCATTGGAAACCGTAGAAGATATTTTTGAAACAGTTGATGTTATCATTGACAAAGTTCGTTCATCCGATAAAGATAGACTGGTAACTATTGTAATTGATTCAATCGCCGGTGCATCCACTAAAACAGAAATGGCTGCAGATTTTGATAAGGATGGTTATGCTACGGCAAAGGCACTTATCATTTCAAAGGCAATGAGAAAGATTACAAATCTTATCGGTAGAGAGCGTATTTGTTTGATTATCACAAACCAACTTCGTCAGAAATTGAATGCCCCAGCATTCTCTGATCCTTGGACAACACCTGGTGGTAAAGGTATTCCTTTCCATGCATCTGTTCGTCTTCGTCTGTCTTCAATCGGTGCCATCAAGGCAAAGAGAGAAGGTCGTGATGAAATTGTTGGTTCGAGAGTTAAGGCAAAGTTAGTTAAAAATCGTTGTGGTCCTCCATTGAGAGAGTGTGAATATGAGGTTTACTTTGATAGTGGTATTGATGATTACAGTAGTTGGCTTACTGTTATGAAAGAACACAACCTTGTATCTCAATCTGGTGCTTGGTATTCATGGACAGACAAACGTTCTGGAGAAGTTATCAAATTTCAATCCAAAGAATTTGTTGAAAAGATTATGAGTGATGCTGAATTATACGATATAGTATATGATGAAATTGCTGATAAGGTAATTATGAAATACAAGAAATTGGATGAAGCCAGAATCGATGATGTAACTCTTTCAGATGAACCATTACTACAAGATGAAGTATAATTTTATTGGGGGTAAATTTGTTTATCCCCATATTTATATTCAAATAGAGTATTTTTTTTGGAGTATTTGATATGAGTAAGACGATAAAAGTAAAGGATCTAGTGCAAGAAGGAAGATCAATACATGAAAAGTTTAACAAAAAAATAAACGAGGCACCTTTCGGAAATGCACCGATTGAAAAAATATCTCCTGAAACACCTAATCAATATAATGATATAAAAGAATTGATTAAAGATTATGTGTATTACCGTAAAACAGAGGAATTAAGTTGGGGAGAAGAAGCAACAGATGCTGAAAAGCAAGTGAAACCATTAGAGCAACAAATAAAAAAAATGAAAGGTAATGCATTTTTTGAAATGGTGCATGAATTATCAAGGTTGGTTATTTACAATGAAGAATATGCTGGACCTCAACAATCAAGAGAGATAGAACAAGAAATACGCGAGTTGGCTCCAAAATTAGGCATATCGGCAAATGATTATATTTAATAAACGATTATTAACTAATAGCCAATTAAGAATTATACAGAGAGAATCATCCGATTCTCTTTTTTTATTTTGCAATGTCATATTATTTTCGTATATTAGTATTGATAAAACGATATATGGAATTGGTTACAATGAACAAAAAATATCAAAGACTTTTACAAGAAATAGAAACAGAAAACGCCGAACAAGTAAACCTACATCGTGATAGTAAGGTTTTGATTGTTGATGGGATGAATCTTTTCATACGCACCTTTTCTGCCATCCCAACATTGAACGAAGATGGTATTCATGTCGGTGGTCTATCTGGATTCTTAAAGTCGCTTGGAGCAACAATCCGCATGGTAAATCCAACGCGGGTTGTTGTTGTCTTTGATGGAAAGGGTGGTTCACATCGAAGGAAAAAAATATATTCAAACTACAAAGAAGGTAGGGCAATAAAATCAAAGTTGAACCGTGTTGTCGGGTTTGAAGGTATTGATGATGAACAGGCGGCAATGAAACATCAAATGTTGCGTGTTTTTGCTTATTTACAAAATCTGCCGGTAACTATAATAATGATAGACAATATAGAAGCAGATGATGTTATTGCATATCTTTCTTCGTATTTCAAAGAAAAAGTAGTAATACTTTCTAATGACAGAGACTTCCTACAATTAGTTTCAGATAAAGTGAATGTGTATTTGCCAACCAAAAAGAAGATGTATAATCCAGAAAATCTACTCGAAGAAACTGGTATATGGTGTGAGAATTATATCATATACAAGGCACTAATGGGTGATAAAAGTGATAATGTTTCTGGTATTCATGGGGTTGGCGAAACAACAATTAAAAAACATTTCCCACAATTATCGGAAAAAGAAAAAATAAATTTGGAAAAGTTCATAGAAATTTGTAAATTATATGATGGTAAATTAAAGGCACTTCAAACACTAAAACATAGTACAAATAAACTACAAACGAATTATGACATCATGCAATTACATGATGTTGATATTTCACAGAGTCATAAATCAAATATTCGTGGTTTAGTTGATGGTGAGATAGATTCAATGAATACGGTGGAGTTGGGTAAATTATATTTACAAGACAAGTTGCAATCAATAATTGCAGATTGGGATGAATGGTTGAAAAAGAATTTTACACAATTAAACAAGTTTAGGAATAAAAATGCAGGATAATCTATCACAATTCGGTCATACCTTTCAAACAAAAGTAATTACCGCATTGTTATCTGATAAATCATTTCTACAACAAGTCTCCGATATTATAGAACCAAATTATTTTGAATCACAGGCAAACTCTTGGATTGTTGAAAAGATTATATCTTATTACAACAATTATCGCAGTTCACCAACACCAGAAGTTTTTAAATCTGAAATACTTGCGGTGGATGATAAAGTTTTGAAATCTACTATTGTTGATTCTCTTACGGAAACAAAAAAATATAAAGACAGTTCTGATTTGGAATATGTAAAAAACGCAACTTTAGAGTTTTGTAAAAACCAAAAGATGAAAGTTGCAATCATCGAATCTGTTGATTTGCTTAAGAGTGGTAAATACGATTTGATAAAGAAGAAAATTGATACTGCATTAAAAGCGGGAACAGACAAAGATATTGGTCACGAATATCTTGTTGATATTATTGCAAGATATGAGGAAGGTGCAAGAACTTGTGTCCCTACCGGATGGAATGTTGTAGATGATATTACAAACGGTGGATTGTCTGCCGGTGAACTTGGTGTTATTATCGCTCCTGCTGGTGGCGGTAAATCTTGGGGATTAGTGAGTATTGCGGCAAATGCCGTAAAAGAAGGAAAGACTGTAATATATTATACATTGGAATTAAATCAATTTTATGTTGCAAGAAGATTTGATGCTTATTTTACAAAGATTGCATTCCAAAATCTTTCGGAAGAACACGCTCAAGAAAAAATTCGTTCTACAATGGAAACTCTAAAAGGTGAATTGATTGTAAAGTATTATCCAACTAAAACTGCAAGTATAAATACTATATCATCACACATTGAGAAATGTATTAGTCAAGGTAAAAAACCTGATTTGGTTATTATTGATTATGCAGATTTGATTAGACCTGCAAAGGCAACCGATAAGAGATTAGAACTGAATGATATTTACGAGGATCTTCGTGGTATTGGTGGAACTTATGAAATACCCATATGGACTGCTTCACAGGCAAATCGTTCTGCCCTTGAAGATGATGTTATCGAAGGTGGTAAGGTTTCAGAATCATATAACAAAATTATGATTGCGGATTTTATCATGTCGCTGTCAAGAAAGCTCAATGACAAAGTTGGTGGAACCGGTAGATGGCATATAGTTAAAAATCGTTTTGGTCCAGATGGTATGACATTTCCAAGTAAAATAAATACAATGACTGGTCATATTGAAATATACGAACCATCATCAGATATGGGTCAAAGTGTGACGGTTTCAATGAAAGGTGATATGAATGTTAAGAAAGCTCTTTCACAAAAATTCAAAGAATTAGAAGGTTTCTAATGGCTTATCTAAATACACCAATACCAATTATTGATGCATATGTTCGTGGTAATTTTCTTCGTGACCAAAAAGATATGTTCGATAAAAAATTTCCATGTTTAATTATAGGAATGTCATCAATACCTGGTCAGGCACCACTATTTCATTTTGTTATGGAGGATGGTGGTATTTGGTGGAGAATGCCCATTCATGCCTTTTGTTGGAAAGAAGATTCGCCCGAACAAGAATTGGATGAATTGGTTTTATGGGATTCTTTTTCATATCATGTATCTGCAACAGAATTTCCGTACTTGAAAAATAAAGTAGTAAAATTTATTTCAAGACGAAGAAAAGAATACAAAGGTAGATATTTATTTACGTTAGACTGGGCTGCTAGCACAGATTCGGGAGATACTAATTATTTATTCTCCGAATACCCCTCACAGCATAAGTGTGGCCATGTAATAATGATGGACAATGGTAATTTTGCCATACAACCCAATAATCGTTTTTTGCTTCACGATCCAGCATTTACTACAAAACAAAATATTGTAGTAGACCGAATGTATAACAATACACTATGGACAGCTGAACGGAATCACCGATGGGTTACGCCGGACACGGAAAACATGAATTACGACCATACCGATTTGGATGCCGGTGAATCCAATGAAGAACGGTCAAAGCACTATAACGAGAGGTTAAATGAAAATACGAATCAGTCATTTGAACGGTCAGTATGATTTAAACACCCATGCCGATTTATGTGAACTGTTTTGTAAACCGGAGAATGAAACTCCACAATATCTTTTTGAAATGGGTTGGTTGCCAACCACAGACGGAGAATGGTATCAATCAAGGTCATCAAGGGTAAAAATTGCTCCTATTTCTGCAAGAAGACACTACCAACTTGCAAAGATTAGAATAAGCAAATCAGGTGATTATCGAAAAATTTTTGAAAGTTCAAAGTATCTATATGATCCAATAATAGAAGAATACTTGGACACGGTTTTATCGTTTGAACATGAAATATATTATTTTAATAATAGTGTATTTGGTGTACTTAATTGGTTTGGCAATATACCTTACTTTTCACTCGTAGTGGGTGGTAAAGTTCGCAGAGAAGGTATAACACCAATGACTTGTTATTTTTTCATAAATGAATTGTTAAACCATGATTATCCGTATCTTTATATTGGAGAGTGGTATGAACAATTCCATTACAAATCACATTATCCCAACTTTGAATGGTGGGATGGCCAAACATGGAATGTGGGAAACTATTAAAAAAATAATTTAGCAAAACCCAATTTTTTTCTTTCAAACGGTATAGTTATTACTATATCGTTTTGTTTTATAGTAGCAAATCAACGTTTTTAATAAAAAAATAAATGGAGAAATAAATGGACATTAGCAATCGAATTTTGTCTGAAATTACTGTGTATATGAAATACGCTCGTTTTATTCCTGAAAAGAATCGTAGGGAAACGTGGGAAGAATTGGTAACGAGAAACAAAGAAATGCACCAAAGAAAATACCCACAACTTAAAGATGAGATTGAAAATGTCTATAAATTTGTCTATGATAAGAAAGTCTTACCATCAATGCGTTCATTACAGTTTGGTGGTAAGCCCATAGAGATTTCTCCGAACAGAATTTACAACTGTGCATACTTGCCTATTGATGACTGGCGTGCATTTGGTGAAGTTATGTTTCTTCTTCTCGGTGGAACTGGTGTTGGATATTCTGTTCAAAAACATCATGTAGAAAAACTCCCACCAATCCACAGACCAAAGAATAAAGAAAGAAGATTTTTGATTGGTGATTCAATAGAAGGTTGGGCGGATTCTATTAAGGCATTGATGAAGTCATACTTTACTGGTGGTTCATCCATTCGGTTTGATTATTCAGATATTCGTCATAAGGGAGCTCGTTTGATTACAAGTGGTGGTAAGGCACCTGGTCCAGAGCCACTCCGCATCTGTATCGAAAAGATTAGAGCAATACTTGATTTGAAACAAGACGGTGAACAACTTTCATCTATTGAAGTTCACGATATTGTTTGTCACATTGCAGATGCAGTTCTTGCTGGTGGTATTCGCCGTGCAGCTCTTATCTCTCTTTTCTCTGCCGATGATGACGATATGATTTCTTGTAAGTTTGGAAATTGGTGGGAACTAAATCCACAAAGGGGCAGAGCAAATAATTCAGCAGTTCTTCTTCGTAGTAAAGTTTCCGAAGAATTTTTCAAATCACTTTGGAAGAAAATAGAATTATCTAATGCAGGTGAACCTGGAATTTATCTTTCAAATGATAAAGATTGGGGAACAAACCCCTGTTGTGAAATTGCACTTCGTCCATTCCAATTCTGCAATCTATGTGAGGTAAATGTTTCTGATGTTGAAAGTCAAGAAGATTTGGATGCAAGAGTTCGTGCCGCTTCTTTCATTGGAACATTACAAGCCGGCTACACAGACTTCCATTATCTTCGCCCTATCTGGCAAAGAACAACGGAAAAAGATGCATTACTCGGTGTTGGTATGACTGGCATCGGTTCTGGTAAAGTTCAGAAGTTTGATTTGAAAGCCGCTGCTAAAGTTTCTCGTGAAGAAAATGAAAGAGTTGCTAGTATAATCGGCATCAATCGTAGTGCAAGAACAACAACAATTAAACCTGCTGGAACATCATCATTAACATTAGGTTGTTCATCAGGTATTCATGCATGGCACAATGATTTCTATTTACGCCGTGTTCGTGTTGGTAAGAACGAGGCAATTTATTCTTATCTTGCAATCAATCATCCTGAATTGGTTGAAGATGAATATTTCCGCCCGCATGATACCGCTGTTATTGGTGTTCCACAAAAGTCTCCGGATGGTTCTATACTTCGTAGTGAAAGTCCATTGCAGTTATTGGAAAGAGTAAAATGGTTCAATCAGAACTGGATTAAACCTGGACACAGAACGGGTATGAATACTCACAATATTTCTGCAACAGTTTCCATCCGTGAACATGAATGGGATGCGGTTGGTAATTGGATGTGGGAAAACAAAGAACACTTCAATGGTCTTTCAGTATTGCCTTATGACGGTGGAACATATATTCAGGCACCATTTGAAGATATTACCGAAGAAAAATACAATCAGTTGATGGAAACATTGCACGATGTTGATTTGAGTAAGGTGATTGAACTTGAAGATAATACAGACTTATCAGGTGAACTTGCGTGTGCAGGTGGTGCTTGTGAGATAAAATAAAATATATTTTATATTTATTGATATGATTAAATTAAAAGATATATTATTAGAAGGTGGGAATTTATTTCCAGATGTTGTTGGTATAAAACAGAGTGAAGTCCCTGCAACTGTCTCAAAAATTGAGACAGATGTATTGAAACCACTCGGTCTTATTGGACTTGGAACCGATTGCTTTTTATTGGGAAGTGCTGGTAAAAAAAGTGAAGACCAACTATCTGGAGATTTAGACATAGGCGTTTCCATTGATCAACTCGCATCTGTGAATAAACTAAAGTTGAGCGATGTTTTAGATTGGTTGATAAATAAATTAACAGAAATGGGATATGATGTTGAACCTTTGCGCGGATTTTCACAAGTATCAATACCATATCCCATAGTCGGCAGAGTTACTGATGAACCAGTTCAAGTTGATTTTATGTTATCAAGTAACATGAATTGGACGAAATTTATTTATTCATCACCAGATTATTCAAAGGGTGAATCAAAATATAAATCTGCATATAGAAACTTTTTATTGTCTTCTGTTATTGCGGGATTCAAATATGAAATACTAAAACAATCTGATACAGGTATTCCAATAGAAGTTCGTAAATATGTATTGAGACACGATAGGGGAGTCTATCAATTAACAAAAAGTTATGCCGGAAAAGGAGGTAGTATAATAAAAGCCGGAAAAACTATTGCAGGAAGTGAGACATTTTTAACTCAAGTTCCGGAAGAATTAGTAGATTTCTTTTTAGGAGAGGAATATACAACAGAAGATGTATCATCTTTTGAAAAGTTATATGATATTGTTTTTAATAAACCAAGTAAGGTTTCGGATGTTAGACAGACAATTCGTGAATTGTTTATACAAAATATAACAAAGGCAAAACTACCGATACCTGAAATACTTTAATTTTACATAGGAGGTTTCTATGACTAAGCAAGAACTTTATGAACAACTGACAAACCTATTTAATGAGTTTACAGTTGCTCATAATTCAACAAAAAAGAAAGATGCGGCTGTTGCTCGTAAAGCAGCAAGTTCAATTAAAAAGTTGATTACACCGTATAATCAAGCATCTGTTGCCGAAGCAAAAGAAGCAAAAAAATAATAAAAAAATGAAAGGGGTGGATTTCCACCCCTTTTTTAGTTATCCCATATTTATATTTACAATAGTATTTTTAACAACAAGGTAATCAGATGGGATGGCGTAATGTCAGAAAGAAAACCAAAAAAATACAAAGATGTGTTGGCAAAAGTATGTTTAATACTTGGGACTTTTTTCAATCCGCTTGGATTCGATGCGGCTTTTGCTTTAGTGACAAAACTTACAGGGAGTTACATCGTTACCGATATTATATTTTACTCGGTAGCGCTGTTATTTTTTGGACTTTATTTTTTATTATCCCGTAAATAACCGGAGGAAAAGATGAACATTTCATCAAGAGTTAAGTTAATGAAAGATGCGGAAAAATTACTCGGTATCATTAAAGAAGAAACTGACGGTGTTGATACAAAAGTAGAAAACGCTGTTAAAAAAATGAAAGAATTTTGCGCAGAAAAAGGCGATGTGGTATCTGCTTTAATTGAATTATCAAAATTGGTAGATCAAAAACAATATACTGCCATATTAAACTCAATAAAAGATATTCATAAACAATATGAAAAATTTGAAGAAGATGCATTGTTAGTAGTTGATGCACAACACTTGACTAAATATACCGAATCAATTAAAATTGCACTTCTTTTATATGCAAAAAATAAATTCAATAATAAAGAGTTGGCACTATTAACAAGTTGTTTCTAATATAAAAGTAAAATAAATAATGAGACTTACCTACGGAAATAAATTAGGTGGAATACCACGCACAAACATACAAGTTCCGGAAGATGAAGCAAGATATAGTCCAATTTTAAACGAGGATGGAACTCGTAATAAATTAACGGATTGGCGTTTATATTTTAAGCCGTCTTCCGAAGGTGGTATTTTACCGGAATATGTAAAAGATGGTGAAATGCAAATCAGAAACTTACTCGGAGAAAAGGGTGAGTTTGAGGATGGATCCATTGCATATGCTATTCGTGATATAAGACTCGTTCCAATATACGATGATAATAATATAAGATTGAATACAATAATTGCTGGAAATACCATACCTGGAAGATGGGATTTGGTAGCAGACATTTATTTGTATTTAAAAAGAAAGGTTGTAATAAATTCTATTGGACAGACACCGATAGAAGAAGTTATGTCTGGTATAATTAAAAGTGATGTATTACTTGCATCCGGACAGTTAGAGTATAGTATAGATGATTGTTCATCCACATCATCACCACAGATAATAACTTCTCCGTTTCTTCCGTTTTCAAATACAGCTAGAACTTTACCATCAAATAGAAATCAAATCAGTTGGTATTACAAATTTTCAGTAGAAGAAATAGAATCACTTTCCGGTTTAGACTTTAAACAAAAGTCAAACACAACCGGCAATGATGTTGATTTAACAACACGATTAAAACAAGAAAGACCACAACCACAAGATGTTAATTTAGAAAGTCCAATAACTTTTGATTTAATAGAACCACCAACTTTATCGGAAGCTCCATTGTATAAAAAAATGGTTCCACTTGTAAAAAGAGGGACTGTGCCGAAGGGAAGGGGTGTTGTTCCTGAGGCAGGTGAGTTTTCTGTAAATAATTTTGGAGAAATGGTTACATGGGACGGTTTCACATTAGATTCAAATGAAATTCGTGTAAATCAAAATGGTGGAACAGAGACACATGATAATCCTATAACACAAAATATTATATGGCAAACTATATGGAAAACATGGGTAGGTTACAGATTCGATAATGTTAGTGTTGATCCAACCAATCCTAGATTAGATGATGGGAAGGATTATTATGATGGAGTAATGTTAGCACTTGAAGTTGATGGTTTCCCATTACAATCTGATTTTGCAGAGGGTTATTATATGCCAAGGGCTGCAAAATGGTTGAGGGTTAGCACAAGACTGGATGACGATGGGTATGAAAACATTTGCCGTGGTAAAACAAATTGTGTTCAAAAATTACCAAGTGATGATTGTACTAAATTGCCATTTGTTGTTACAGATGTTAGAAGAAGAAATGATTTAGATGTTTATACTTTAATATCAAAAGATACATCTAAATTTTATCCAATACCAGGAAGACCATGTTATCAAGGTTTACCCGCAACATATGATGCACTAATTCACTACGAACATACATCAAGTAAAGAATGTTTCGATGGTAGAGTTGGTGATGATGGATTGGTTTATGGATCAAGGACAATAAAATATGAATACAAGATAGTTTCTTCTTCTCAAGTTATAGTGGAATGGGAAAATATAATAAGAAATTCCATAGATAAGACGTGTGAATGCATAGAAGTATCTGTTCAGAATCCCCCATACATTGATCCAAATGATCCAAATGAATGTGATGTCCTACATACAGATACCATATACACCGTCTGTCCTGATGATGGGAATTATTATTATGAAAATAGAATAGTACCACCAAATTCAGTTCCAACTAGATTGGAAATAAGACATATTGATAGAACAAATTGTCACGATATGACTAAACCTGCCGTATTGCATAAGATGTCTTTTGAAAAAGATATGTTGAATGGTTTAAATATTATAGAAACTAATGGTGCATTCAATAATAGTCCATCGATGAGTATAATGTATACAAGTTCTATACAAAATGATGATACTAAAAAATACTATACAGATATAACCGATGAAAATGATATAAAACAATTTTCGTTATTGTATGCCCACGTATCTGGATCAGGATCATTAAAGGTTGGTGAAAGAGACAAAGATACTACATCAAAGATAAATTATTCACAATATAAATTATTTACAAACGATGATGTATCTCCATTTTCTTTTTACTCAAATGGTATTTTATCTCCGGAATCAGAACACATATACATTATGAAATTCGATAAAGATTCAATGAAAGATAGAATTGACGCGGGTAATTTACAAATAAGTTTATCGGATATTTCAAATCCATCTAATATAATAACTTTAATAGATACATCACAGGATCCAACGAATACAAAGTATTTCGATGAATCCCCATACTATTCATTCGATTTAGTTAGTGGAAGTTTGTTATCTGGATTTCATTCATCGGGTGCAAGTAATTCAGATACTAATACAACATATACTACTTACGGTAAGATATATCCAAACATGGGCATTATCATATTCGATGCAAATAAATTCGTAACAGAATTAAACTTTAATATAGATACTGATAGTAATGTTGATGCTAAAAATGAATTGATATTATTTGATTCTATAAATAATGCAATGCAAGATGGATATTCGTTTTTCAGTAGAAATACTTTTAAAGATACGGTTACACATTATTTCATACGAGTACCGGCACATCATGCCAACTATTCAAACAATCCAACATTTGCACATTCTTCAGATGGAAAAGGTAGATTAAAGGTTAAAAACTTTTACATAGAACCTGTAACTTATGTAACAACTATCGGACTGTATGACGATAATGAAAATCTAGTTGCGGTTGGCAAATTAAGTAAACCTTTGAAAAAGACAATGGAACGAGAATTATTATTCGATGTCAGACTATCTATTTAATAAATTGCTTGCTTGGTATTTGAAAAATATGTATATTTGACATAAGTTTTTGAACAAACAATTAAAATGAGTTATGATTAAAATTAAACACTTCACAGCAACATGGTGCCAACCATGTAAACAACTGTCTCCTATTATGAGAGACTTGGTGAACAAATATCCAAATACTAATTACCAAATAATAGATGTTGATGAAAATCCAGAAGCTGCATCAAAAATTGGCGTTAGAGGGGTTCCAACCGTAATATTTGAAAAAAACGGAGAAGAAGTTCAAAGGATTGTAGGGTTACATGGATTAAAATACTACGAAGAAATTATCACTAGTTTGTAAGGTTATTTATGTCAGACTTCTTTCAATATCCAACGAAAGATGTTACGGTAACTTTACCAGATGTTGTTATTGAAAAACATGAAAACATTTGGGTAGTTCGTGATGACTTACTTCCTGGTGGAACAAAGAGAAGATTTTTATATCGTTATCTTCAATCACAATCTCATGTAAGGGAATGGGTTTATGCTTCACCGAGAGTTGGCTATGCTCAAGTTGCACTTGCTTATGCTTGTAGAGATTTGGGATTGAAGGCAACAGTTATCATTCCGAAAGGAAAACATCTACCACTAACCAAAGAAGCAATTTCTATTGGTGCAAACATTATAGAAGTTCCTATGGGATTTCTTACACACATTCAACACGTTGCTAAAAAATATGCAGTAGAAACTCCCGGTTCACAATTATTACCATTTGGTCTTGACCATCCTGTTGTTATTGATGAAGTTGCTAGAATTGCGAGTTCACTTCCAATACAACCAAAAGAAGTTTGGTCATGTATAAGTTCAGGTGTTCTGTCAAGGGGATTACAGAAGGCATGGCCAGATGCAAAAATATATGGTGTTAGAGTTGGTCACAATACTACCGATAGAGAGAGAGGTAGGGCAGAAATCTTCGTATCAAAGTATAAATTCACACAAAAATGTAAACCCGCAGAGAAACCACCGTTTCCATCTTCGGATTATTACGATTCAAAAGTTTGGTCATTTATTAGAGAACACGCATCGGATGATGCATTATTTTGGAATGTAGGAGGTTAAAATGAGTTTGGTTGGCAAATGGTTTCCCAATTACAAATTAAATTACAAAAATAATTTGGATTTAACTGTAAAATTTCGTAAATTAGTACCTGAAGCAGTAACACCACGATATGCACAAGATGGTGATGCTGGTTTGGATTTAACTGCAACATCATTGAGAAAGGATAAAACATTCATGGAATATGGAACAGGTATTGCCGTAGAAATTCCAAGTGGTTATGTTGGACTTCTTTTTCCAAGAAGCTCAATAACAAAGGCACTATCGGGTGTATCATTAAAAAATTCAGTTGGAGTTATTGATTCAAATTATCGTGGTGAAATTCTTGCTAGATTTGAATATCCAAGTTTTCCATTTGATGAAGAATGGATAAACAATGTTCCAAAAGTTGGCGATAAAATTGCTCAGTTGATAATCATTCCATACCCAACCGTTCATTTTGAAGAAGTTCGAGAACTGTCTGATAGTAATAGAGGCGATGGTGGATTTGGTTCAACAGATAAAAAATGATTTGTATATTTATAGTAAATGTTTTTCATAACCGAGAGAAATTATGGCAAAGTTAAAAGATTTATTACCAAACAAGAATGTAAATGAGAGTGGTCTTTCTCGTTTAACAAAACACATGGATGAACATGATTGTGGTACAATAACGGCATTCCGTTCAAAAGAAGGTTGTGGTAGTCCAGATGATGCAGAATATTCATTGGATGATAATAAAAAAAGAAATAGACAGTTGTATGCAAATCTTGAAGTTCTTGGTTATGGTGTAACTAGAGTTGATGGTGCTTATATCGAAAACTTTGGAACAAAAGATGCAAAAGAAGTAAAAGAGGATGTTTACTTTGTTGTTGATTTGAAAGATAAGGGAACATTAAAATCAGATTTAGTCAGACTAGGTGAAAAGTATATGCAAGATTCTATACTGTTTATACCAAAAGGTGGCAAAGGATCTGTTTTGATTGGAACAAATAAGTGTCCTAATTCTTTTCCTGGATACAGAAACACACAATCTTTTAATGATAGAAACATGGGTAAGGGTGGAGAATTTATGACAAAGGTAAAGGGTAGACCATTTGTGTTTGAAGATAGTATGTTAGAACAAAAAGGTGTTTACAACTATTATGAAGTTGCAAACAACATGGGTAAATGGGCAACAAAAACTATTGCAAACGGAAATTGGAAAGATATTCAACTTTAATTTTATGAGGTTATGTTATGAGCCGTTCATATAGAAAAAATCCTATAATAGGCAATACAGGTTCTTCTGAAAAATATGATAAAGTCCATGCTCACAGAAAGACCAGAAAACATATAAAGGATCATATTGCAGCAACTCACGGTGATTTGGATTCTTTGGAAGAAATTCTAATGCCAAATGAGGATGAAATCTCTGATAATTGGACAATGGCAAAAGATGGTAAAACATATTATGACATTGATGATACTGAAAACGATCCAGATTGGTTGAAAGATTTTAAGAAAAAACTTATGAGGAAATAATTGTTATGAATTTTATGATGGTCGAACCTTTACACTCTAAATTCTCTGCATATCATTTTGATGGCACAAAAGAATCTGCACTTGAAGCTGTTGATAAATGGGACGGTGTTATTTCATTGGTAAGTGAATCGTTGTACAAGTTCACATTTAAATCTGGAAAAGAAATTTTACCGGGCGATTACGTTGTTATTGATAATAATGATACAAAAATATACAAACAAGATGAATTTGTAAGAAAGTTTAGAGTTGTATATGATATGAGAGATAGAATAGGTAGTTTTTATTCAATAGATTAACAAATGGTGTTTTGTGCAACAAGATTACTTCCAACAATTTTACGGTATGGAACCGTATCTAACAATAACTGCCGAACAAATAACATACATAAAAGAAAACTTCGATAAAGAATATGTAAAGGATCGTCTTGCTGAAATAGCAATGACATACCCTTTACCTTACGCTGAAATTACTATTGAAGATGCACAACGAGAGTTTCTAAAACTCAAAGGTATTCGTTGGAATGAATTGCTAACCGAAGGTGAGTGGTTTCCAAGAAAGGCGTCTGAACCAAAATATGCTTTGACATATGAGGGAAAACAATTATATTTCAGTCGTTTGAATACTGGTAACGATGCATCAAATTATTTTCAACAAAAGAATCGTTGGGAAGTTGATGCATCAGTTTCACCAGGTCCTGCCAGAACATGGTCTAACCATAAGTTTATGAAATCACTAATGGGTTCCATGTATTCACTCAAAATGGAAACACTTGGTAAATCGGAATTAAGAACCATGTTAGGTCTTCGTAAATACATTTGTTCACAGTTTAAACCAAATGTTGCTAAAGTTCTATATGAAATGTTGGGTGTAAAGAATGTATTGGATTTCTCTATGGGATGGGGTGACAGACTTGCTGGTTTTTATGCAGCATCTTGTACCGAACATTATGTTGGTTTGGATCCAAGAGTAGAAAATCATCCGATATATGAAGAACAAAAACAGTTCTATGAAAAGAATTTAGGTTTCTTTGAAAGTAAAAAGAAAACGAATTTTTATACATCACCAGCAGAAGATTTCGATTTCACACAATATCCGGAACACTTTGACTTGGTGTTTACATCACCACCATATTTTAATGTTGAGAAGTATTCACAATCAGACACACAAAGTTGGGTTCGATATAAAGGTATTGATGAATGGAATAAAAACTTTCTACATAAAACATTGGGTAATATCATCCCATCATTGAGAGTTGGTGGTATTATGGCAATAAACATTGCAGATGTTTACACAAACTCTGCATGGTCTACCGGTCGTCAATGGTTAGAGATAACAAACCCAATGAGTGATTTCCTTGTAGAGAATGGAATGGAATATATCGGTTGTATCGGAATGGAAATGTCAAAAAGACCAAACTCTGCCGGTGCAGGAACTGCAACAAGAGACGGACATTTCCTTGATGATAGTGTAGAATTTGCCGAGAAGAATAGAGATAAAAAGTTTTGTGAACCAATATGGATGTTTAAGAGAGTTTAATATGTATCAAAACATTTTCGTAAAAACAAATACAAGAGAAGCGTGGGTTTGGGATGATACCAAAGGTTTATTACATTTTGAATATAAACCGTATGCTTACAAAAAAGATCCTAACGGTAAATATATTTCTCTATATGGTGATAAACTATCAAAGGTTACAAACTTTGTTAAGAATGATCCAGACTTGTTTGAATCTGATATTGCAGAGACTACTCGTATTCTCGTTGATATGTACGGCGATTCAGATATGCCGTCAAATGGAATAGTTACTATGACATTTGATATTGAGGTTGAAATGATTACAGGTGTTCCAGATCCAACACAAGGTAACAATGAAGTAACATCTATCGCTTACCATGATTCTGCATCAGACCATTACACAATTCTTGTATTGGACAAGAAAAAAAAATTAGATTCAAAAACTACCCATAACAAAACAGTAATTCCATGTTACGATGAAAAAACTTTGTTATTAAAATTTATAGATGCTATTCAAGAAATTCAACCCCATGTTATGACGGGTTGGAATTGTGATGCATTCGATATTCCATATTTGTATAATCGCATCAAACGTGTTCTCGGTAAAAAACAAGCAAACAATCTTTCTGTTATCGGTGAAATGTTTTATTCTCCATATAGAAACCGATATACAATAGGTGGGACATCTGTGTTAGATTATATGACTGTTTACAAAAAATTCTCATATAAGGAGCTACCATCTTATTCATTAGATTATGTTTCAATAACAGAACTTGGTCGTGGTAAGGTTGAGTATGAGGGTAATCTTGATGATTTGATGGAAAACGATATTGATACATTTATTGATTACAACATTACTGACGTTGAGTTGGTAATTGATTTGGATAAGAAATTACAATATATCGATTTAGTTAGAGGTATTGCTCATGTCGGTCATGTTCCTTATGAAGATTTTGTTTATTCATCAAAGTATCTTGAAGGTGCGATGCTGACATATCTGAAGCATATTGGTGGTGTTGTTGCTCCGAACAAACCTGCAGATAGACAAGAAAAAATGCAAGAATTGAAAGATAGTGGTGAGAAGGGATTTATTGGAGCATTTGTTAAGGATCCCGTTCCTGGTAGATATGAGTGGATGTATGACTTGGACTTAACATCACTTTATCCGTCAATCATTATGACACTAAACATTTCACCGGAAACAAAAATTGCTAAGATTGAGAATTGGAATGCAGAAGAATTTCTTCGTGGTAATGTAGATGCATATATTGTTGGTGGTGAAACGGTATCGAAAGAAAAGTTAAAGGCATTTTTGGATAAATACAAATACACCGTTGCATCAAATGGGGTAATGTATAGTTCAGAAAGAACAGGACTTATTCCAGCAATTCTTTCTGATTGGTTTGATAAGAGGGTTGAGTATAAAAATGAAATGAAGAAGTGGGGTAATGCGGGTGATACAGAAAAGTATGAGTTTTACAAGAAAAGACAACTTGTTCAAAAAATTCTTCTTAATTCTATGTATGGTATTTTGGGTTTACCGGCATTTCGTTTTTATGATATTGATAATGCTGAAGCGGTTACTCTATCCGGTCAAACCGTTATCAAAAAAACAGAAGCTGCTATAAACATGAAATACAATAAAGAGCTTGGATATGAGGTAATTGTTAAAATGGAAGACAATTCAACTCGAACATACTATTCAAATAATTTTATATCCATAATGAGAAATGGTATATTGACAAAAGTTAAGGCGTCTGAACTTTTAGAAACAGATGATATTGTATAATTTTTTGGAAAAAAAATGATTCCAGTAATAATAAATAATAGAAACTTATTGACATGGCCAAGAAAAATGATAGAATACATTTCAAAGTTTGATATGGTCGGTGAAATAATAATTTTAGATAATGATAGTACATATGAACCTCTTTTGGAATGGTATAGTGAAACGGATATTAGAGTTGTTAGAACTGAAAATTTAGGCCATCATGCACCATGGATTTCGGGATTGGTTAATTCATTAGAATCAGATTACTATGTTGTAACAGATCCTGATTTAGATTTATCAATCACACCAACAGATTGTTTGACAAAATCAATATCTATTCTTGAAAAATTTCCAGATTATGGTAAGGTTGGTTTAACATTAGACTTTCACGATGTTCCGATTGATTCGCCGTATTATGATCACATACAATCGTATGAAAAATCTAGACAAACGCAATCAACAGAACTTGAAGGTTGTTTGATAAATGTATTGATAGATACTACATTTGCTGTTTACAATATAAAAGATGCATTCATCGGTGGTGTTAGTTTAGTTGATTATAGGGCAAAACATATACCGTGGTATTTCACACCAGAAGAAAGAGATTCGGATGTAGAATTTAAACACTATTTAGACAATGCAAATATATCATGTTCGTATAAAAGTTTTCTTAATTTGTAAAATATATTGATTCGATATGAAAATAAAAAAAATAATAAAAAATGAAAATGTTGAAATAGATCATGTTCAATATGTAGACACGGATTCTGTTTTCGTTTCTTGTCTGCCTCTCGTTAAGAATAGATTTCCTGAAATAGATACCAATGATATTGATTCTATGACACCTAAAATTTACGAAATTGCAACTGAAGTTCAAAATTATGTTAATCAATTCTATGATGTTTTTGCTAAAAAGATATTCAATACAGACAAACATCGTTTAGAAATTAAACAAGAAATGATTGGTAGAACGGGTTTCTGGCAAAAGAAAAAGAGATATGCACTATGGATTATTTCAGATAATGGAGTATCGGTTGATAAGTTAGAAGTTAAAGGATTGGATATTGTGCGCTCATCATTCCCAAAATCGTTTCAGAAACTTATGAAAAATGTTATAGTTGATATTCTCAAAGACAAAAATAAAAAGGACATAGATGAAAATATTTTATCTTTCAAAAGAAATCTGAATACAGTTTTGTATTCAGAGGTTGCAAAGACATCTTCTATTAAAGACATTAAAAAATATGCAAGCATGGTTACGGATGATGTTCTTGGTAAATTCGGAAAAGGAACACCATCACATATTAAAGCTGCTATAAATTACAATAAGTTATTAAAAGTATTTGGTTGTCCTCCAAAGTTTCCTCCAATCAAAAATGGTGATAAGGTTAAGATTGCTTATTTAAAAGCCAACAAATATGGTTTGGAGGAGTTGGCTTTTCGTGGAGATTCCGATCCAGATGAAATTATTGAGTTTATCAAAGAACATTTTGATGCCAACGAATTATTTGTATCTGAATTGGATGGCAAGTTAAGAAACTTTTATGATGCAATGAAGTGGGATTTCCCAACGGAGAACAAAAAAGTTGCACAAAAGTTTTTTTCGTTTTGATAATTCAAAATTTTTTCGTATATTTGTATACATTATTTTCTAATCATTAAGGATTTTTGTTATGGAAAAATCAAAGTTGCTCAACTTTATCAGCAAGTATCACTTGGGTAAGTTGATTCAATCGGTTGCTTGGAATATGAACGGTGGTTTATCTACTCGTTTTATTTCCGATGATAAGTGTGTTGTTGGTGAAGTTAAGTTAAAAAGTTTTCAAGGAGATTCTTGGAAATTTGGAGTTTACAATACTGACCTGCTTGTGAGTTTATTGGGAGTTCTTGGTAATACAGTAAACTTTCAAGTAAACGGTGCAGGTGATAAGGCGTTCTCATTAACTATTGATGACAAATCAACTACGGTAAATTATATGTTGGCTGACCTTGCAGTAATTCCACCTGCACCAGACCTAAAAGAGTTGCCACCTTTTGAATTGGATATTACGATTACAAAAGAATTTATTGACAAATTCATTAAGGCAAAATCTGCACTATCTGATATTGAAAAGTTCACGGTATTGAAGAATGATAAATTGAACAAATATCAAATTGTTCTTGGTTATTCAAATACAAATTCAAACCGTATCTCTATTGATATTGATTGTAATGCAAGTGGTGATATTGATCCGATTAGTTTCTCTGCAAAATACTTTAACGGTATTCTTGCTGCTAATAAAGACCTTAATGGTGGAACTCTTAAAGTTTCTTCCGAAGGTTTGGCAAAAGTTGAATTTGATATTGATGATTTTGAAGCCAAATATTATTTAGTAAAATTGGATAACAACTGATGCAAAAATATTTTTATGAAAAAGGTAATGTTCTGTCCTGGCCATGTAATATAACATATGGTGAGTTGGTAACTTATGACGATAAAAAGTTTTCCGAATGGGTAGAAGATTTACGAATGAGGTTTTTGAAAGATTGGGATGAAAATGGTAAACCGCCACTTGTTGGCAGAAGTGAAGAAGAAATCATACAATCATTTTCAAAGCTCCGTCAATTCAATTCTTCAAAGATTTTTCATAATCCAGAAAAAGGTAATGACGCTGACATCATCGGCGTCATTGCCAATTTTTCTAAAAACGGTTCTGCAGCTAATCAATTCTTCCCAACAATGTTGAAAACAAAAATTGCCAGTGGAACAAACGGTGAAACTTCACGATCTATTTACGATTTCTTCACCGATGAAATGAAAGAGACATTTCATCATGTTATGCGTAGAACTCTGTATAACGATTCAATGTATTTGTATAGTAAATCCATTTCATCAAATCAAATCAAGAACCCATACTTCCGTGAGGGAGAAACACTTCGAGATTTCTTCTTAGCATTTAAGAATGGTGATGGTAGATTTGATGGACAAGGTTTGCGTATTTCAAAAATATCGTGTACACTTGAAACTTACAATAAAAAATATACAAAGTATTTAACTATCAAAGCCGATCAAATTCGTGAGTTTGTTAAGGATGGAATACTTGATGAAAGTATGATTTTTTATTTGGGTGATATAGATGAATTGTCTGATAATTTTATGATAAAAAAAGACGGTGAAGAACCAAGAGTAAACGTTTTCTTGGTTAGAGTATATGAAAAGAGTGCAAAGTTATTTCCACAAGCATTTCAGATATTCCGTATTTCATTCTCACAACCTGCTGTAAATTTTCCGCCAATGACTGCAAAGTTTTTGTATGAACATTTTACGAAACATATTCCGGCAAGTGAAATGGTGACGGTATATGATCCAAGTGCAGGGTGGGGTGGTAGAATACTCGGTGCAATGTCTGTAAGTCGTCCAATACATTATGTTGGAACTGATCCTAATACAGACAATTCTATTCCAGAATTGGGAATAACTCGTTATGAATATCTTGCTGATTTTTATTTGAAATCCATTGGTGAAAAAGGTAGTTCACTTTCATCAAGATTTTTCGATGTAAAAGAGGATCACACGTATGATGTTTTTCAAGATGGTTCAGAATTGATTCAACACAATCCTAAATTCCAAAAGTATGAAGGTAAGTTAGATTTTGTTTTCACATCACCGCCATATTTCAATCGTGAAATGTATTCTGACGATGAAACTCAATCATACAAATCACACGGAGAATATGCAGATTGGAGAGATAACTTTCTTCGCCCAACACTTGAAACTGCTGTTAGATATTTGAAGAACGATAGATACCTTTGTTGGAATATTGCAAACATAAAAGTTTCAGCAACTAAAACAATAAACCTTGAAGAAGATTCCATAAAAATTTTGAAATCACTTGGAATGGAATATAAAGGAAAAATGTGTATGTTGATGACAAAGATGATTGGTAATTCTGATCCAGAAAGACTAGCAAATAAAGTTTTATTCAATGGTGAGTGGTTCAAACACGAGCCGATATTTGTATTCTATAAACCATAACATGAAAGTAGATAGTGAAAGTTTAGGTAAATTTTTTGATGTTGATCCGCTAGAAGTTCGTCTGTGGAAAGAAACGGGTGAATACTTTGCTGGTAAAAGAGAATTGGATGATACGATAGACTGTATCTTTCAGTATTACCGCAAACATGGTTATCCGTATATGAAAATCACCGAACAAGAAAAACATGAACACATGAGAAAACTTCAACAGTTTGATTATGATTCTATTTTCAAAGATGGTGATATAATTCAAACCATGAACGGACTTCGATTGGCGTGGTCATACTTTCCTCATGCAATGGAAGTAAAGTGTGGCAATTCTAAAATGTCTCCTATGGATAATTTTTTGAATGACCAAACATTCAAGATGACTATTCGTAAATGTTTGAAATGGTTATCAAAACATTGGGGTGGTTCTTTTCAAGAAAACCGTTTGCGTCAATCATTAAAAATATATTCTGGTGTTCAAGGTGTTTCCAATTTCAGACCAACAGCAGCCGGTGTCATCTATAAAAAATTTGGTGGTGATGGTGTAATGTGGGATATGTCTTGTGGTTGGGGTGGAAGATTGGTTGGTGCTCTTGCTTCACCATACATTAAAACTTATATCGGAACAGAACCATCTACAAAAACATTTGAAGGACTTTGTAAACTTCGTGATGACTTTGAGTATCTTGGTAAGGATATTCAATTAAACATGATGGGTTCAGAGGACTATCTCCCAGCGGCGGAAACATTAGACTTATGTTTTACTTCACCGCCATATTTCGATACAGAGAAATATGCAGATGAAGAAACACAGTCATACAATAAGTTTCCAACAAGAGAAGATTGGGGTTCTGGTTTCTTACAAGGAACATTTCGGAACTGTTATCATGGATTGAAAAAAGGTGGATATATGTTAATCAATATAGCCAACACACCAAAGTATAAAGACCTCGAAGAAATGACTATAAAATATGCCAACTTAGTTGGCTTTACTCATACCGATACCCTACAACTGATACTATCTGCCGTCATGGGTGCAGGATATAAAAGAGAGCCAATCTTTGTTTTTCAAAAATAATTTTGATCTTATCAATAAATTTAGTATATTACAATATGAATTTATCAAACATTAAGGTATGTTATGTTTAACCCCTCACACACAATTTGGAATGAAAAGTATCGTCCACAGACACTTGACACTTATGTTGGTAACGATACTGTAAAGGCAACCTTTCAACAATATATTGACACCAGTGATGTTCCACACTTACTTCTTTATGGTGATGCCGGTAGTGGTAAAACCACACTTGCTAAGATTGTTGCAAATACTATTGCAAAAGATAATTACATTTATATCAATGCTTCTGATGAAAACTCGGTAGATACTGTTCGTGATAAAATTAAACAGTTTGCTTCTTCGATTGGTTTCGGTGGACTAAAAATAATTATACTTGACGAGTGTGATTACATGACACCAAATGCCCAGGCGGCACTTCGTAATGTAATAGAAACATTCAGTAAGACAACTCGTTTTATTTTGACTTGTAATTATGTAGATAAGATTATTGATCCCATTCAGTCTCGTTGTCAGATATTTAATATAGTTCCACCGTCAAAGAAAGAAGTTGCACAACATCTTGTAAAAATTCTTGATGGTGAAAATGTAAAGTATGACAAAGATAATCTTGTAACAATTATCAATCAATCTTATCCAGATATTCGCCGTGTAATCAACACAACTCAACGATGTGTTATCGGTGGTGTTTTGAAATTGGATGAAACAACTTTGGTAGAACACAATTATCTTTCATCTATTATTGATGTTTTGAAATCAAGTAAAAGTAAAAAAGAAAAGTTCGATGGTATTCGTCAGTTACTTGCTGACAATCATGTTAGAGACTTTAATCAAATGTTTCGTTATCTTTATGATAATGTTGATACATACGCTAATGGTTTCGTATCTACAATTATTTTAATTATTGCTGAAGCACAGTATAAAGACAGTTTTGTTGTAGACCATGAAATAAATGCCATGGCTATGTTTATTCAAATTATTATGGAAATTGACCAAAGGAGGTAATGATGAGCGTATATGATATTAACGGTGGTGGACAAAGACCACAACAACCGCAACAAGTTTCGGTTGATATTAACCAGGCAACTGATATTGAATGTTCAAAGTGTGGAAATAAATTTTTCCATGAAGTTACATTTTTTAAGAAACTATCTGCACTTCTTTCACCAACCGGACAAGAAGCAATAATTCCAATACCAACATATGCTTGTTTGGAATGTGGAAATATCAATGAAGAATTTATGCCAACAAAAAGACAACAGTTAAACGATTGAGGATATAATGGGTAAAAGTTTATTTGATCACATCAAAGGTATAACTTTCCGTAAAACAAAATGGGAAGAACTTACAGAAGAAGATAAAAAATCTTGGAGCAATTATATGATTGCTCGTTTCTTTTCAATGGAGTCTCAATTCGTTGAAGCGATAAATGAATTTCAAAAATATTCAAATGGTGATTTAACTTCAAGGGATTACTATAAACTTTTACTCGATGTTCTCCCGAAACAATCAATATTCTTAAAATACATTAAATCAAAAACTCGTGTTGAGATAGAGCCGGAGTTTGTTGATATATTCTGTAAACATTTTGAATTAGGAAGAAATGAAGTATACCCATATATCGTTTTCTTAAAAAAAGAAAATCAAGATGAACTGATTGAAATACTAAAAATGTACGGAACAAAAGAAGATGATGTTAAAAAATTTGAGAAACAATTAAAAACCATAAAATGAGGAATATAAAAATGTCTATATCAGAAAGAGATTTGGGTGTAAAACAATCAGATGTTGTTAGACAAATGGAAGAAAAGTTTCCAATTATGACTGCTGAATTTAAACGTATTCAACAAACTCAATATGAATTGTTTTGTGCAAAACAAAGTAATTATGGTCCAGATAATATATCTATGGGTAGCACACTTGAAAAAGAACAAGACCGTAAACTTTCTTTACAAGGTCTTTTCTTCCGTATCAATGATAAAATAAATCGTTACAAACAAATGATTATGTTTGGATCACAAGATGCGGTTGGCGAAAGTCTTGATGATACATTCAAAGATATTTCAGTGTATGGTATTATTGCACAACTTGTTCAGTCTGGCAAGTGGGGTAAATAATGTCCAATCGGAAAATATCTTTCTCACAGTATCAAATGTGGAAAGTCTGTCCTCACAGATGGAAACTAAATTACATTGATAAACATTATAGTTACCGTCCATCAACTGCTGCTCTTTTCGGAACGGTAATGCATGAAGTATTGCAAGAATATGTAAAAAATATCTATGAGAAATCTATTGTTGAGGCAAATAAACTTGATGTAAATGAAATGTTACAATCAGGAATTCGCGAACAATATAAGAAATTGCTAACAGAAAACAATAATGAACACTTTTCAACTGATAGAGAATTGAAAGAATATTATTCTGATGGTGTTCAAATTCTTAATTGGTTTAAGGCACATCGTGCAGACTTTTTCCAAAAGAAAGATTATGAATTAGTTGGTATAGAAGTTCCGATAAATATAGTTCCACTTGAAACTCACCCAACAGTAAAATTAGTTGGATTTCTTGATTTAGTGATTCGTAATACAAAGACCGGTGAAATATACATATACGATTTCAAAACTAGCACAAATGGTTGGAACAAATGGGCAAAGGCAGATAAAATAAAAACATCACAGTTATTACTTTACAAAACATATTATGCAAAACAATATGATATTAGTCCAGAAGAAATACATATTGAGTATTTAATTCTTAGACGTAAAATAATTGAAGATGCTGAATACGAAGCAATGAAACAAAGGGTTCAAAGATTTGAGCCATCTAATGGCAAAGTTTCACAGAACAATATCAAAAAAGAAATTGCAGAATTTATCACACACAACTTTACGGAAGAAGGTGAATATCGTTTAGATGTTATACAACCAGCAGAAGCTGGTCGTGATTATTCAAATTGTAAATACTGTGAGTTTAATGACAAAGAAGAACTATGTGCTAATGATAAAAGAAATATATTGCCGTTTTAATTCTGGAGAAATATAGTGAAGATTGCATTAGTATGTATTGCTAAAAATGAAGATAATTACATAGAAGAATGGGTAAATTACAATTTCAAATTGGGATTTGATGATATTTTCATTTATGAAAATGATTGGCGATGTCATCTTGAAATGGATAATTTATACAAAATACCCGCTGACGGCGATGATATGCAAGTTGCTGCATATAACCGTTTCATACAAAATTTTTATGATAAATACGATTGGGTTGCATTTTTTGATGTTGATGAATTTTTGGTTTTAAAAAAACATTCAAACGTAAAAAATTTCATAAATGATTATACAGATTATGAGTCAATAGGTATAAATTGGGCATTGTTTGGTGATAGTGGACTATCATTTGAAGGAGACTATTCTGTTTTAAATAGATTTACCAGAAGACAATCTGACATAAATATTCATATAAAATGTATTGTTAAATTGGATAAAAGAGTAAGAATGGATATACACAATCCAATCAATATTTCAATAGTAAATACCGAACATAAAAAATTTACTGGACCATTTAATAAAAATGGAAACTATGATACCGCACAGTTAAATCATTATTTTTGTAAAACATTTGATGAATGGCAAGATAAAAAAAATAGAGGTAGAGCCGATAAAAGAAGAAGCGATAAAGGGTATATTAGAAAAGATACCGATTTTCATGGACATAATTTGAATGAAATCGAAGACCATTATGCACTAAATTTTTATTTAAGTTGATTCGATTTTGTAAATTTACTTGATATTTATTATAGATAATTTAATTAGGTGTTTCGTGAAAATAGCTCAGTTGGCAATAATTGACCTTTCGGTTTATAGGGGTATACATACCTTTACCAAAAATATATCATCACTTGATAGTGTTGATACTTTTTATTTTAACCCAAGCGAAACAAACAATTTCAAATCTGAATATCAGAACTGTTTAGATATTTCCGAAATGGAAATAACTAAATTGAAAAATAAGTTGGAACAATACGATATTGTTGTTTTGAATCTCAACAAATTTATCTATGATGTTGATGGTATTCAAAAAAGAAAACCAGAACATAAAGAAAGACTGATTGAATTGGCAAAGATGTATTGTCAGTTGAATACTATAACTGCATTCTTTGACCATGAGATATATCCATATGAAGGCATGCATTTCAATACAATTTGTGTTCCGGCATTCATAAAATATAGTGATTACTATTTGACATACACACCGTTCTTTGTGGATGCATTGAAAGAATATATTGGAATGAGAGGAACTTCCAACTATACTTTTCAAGTCGGTGGTTATATTGACATGAGTATCTATGACAAGTGGATTGAAAAATCATGGTTAGATAAAAAAGAATTACCATACATTTCAGAATGTGCTTACTATGCAAAATTTAAAGGCCATGGAAACTTCAAACCAATAGTAGAAACAATGGGTAAGATGGGACTGAGAGACTTGTCTGGTAAGAAATTGGTTCACATTGGAAACACATATTCACCCGAAAATTATTTCAATCATGTAAAGATATTGGCGGAACACTCGAATGTTTCTCGTAAAACTTTTAGTGATACATTTCTTCCAGACTTTGATTTGGATCCAACTGTATTCAAAGTTTTCGATAACCATAAACCCATGATACTTGCAGGAACATATACAATGGAAAGTATGATGGACTTTTTATGTGGTTGTAGATTTAGTATATCAACAACAAATACAAAAGTGCCGTTCTTCGGAATGTTCATTACACCAAGATTTGAATATGCTCAAATAGAAAAGAACTTGATGACTATTCCAATTTATGATAAAACATATATTGATTTGTTCAAAGGAACAGAATTTCCTGAATTAGTTTTATCTTATGATATAAATGATTTGGAAAATTCATTAAAAAGTCTTATATTGGATATTCAAAGATTAGAACAAGATGAAGAAGAATATAACAGACGAAGATTGAGATTGATACGATTAACAAGAGATATGAATAAACTTAATAACTTTGTTCGTGATATGCAAACAATAGTTTCAAACGGTAAAAGAAATAAAGATGATTACTCGGAAGATTTGTTTAATTCTTCATTGGAACAAATGGGTTACAAATTCAAACCATACCGTAAAATGCTTATTAACATGAACGGTGTTTCATCAACTACAACACAAAAGTTTTTTAACATATAAAGGTTTCACATGGCAAAGAAAAAAATATTATTACTGTCAGACGATTTGAGACTTACATCTGGAATAGCAACTGTGTCAAGAGATATAGTTTTGGGCACTTTACACAAATACGATTGGGTTCAGATAGGTGCTGCAATAAATCATCCTGATAAAGGTAAAGTAATGGATTTGTCACAAGACAGTAATTCAATTACGGGATTAAACGATGGTTATGTCAAATTATATTGCCATGATAATTACGGTGATCCTTTTATGTTGAGAAAAATAATGGATAGAGAAAATCCAGATGCAATTCTACATTTTACAGATCCAAGATTTTGGGGTTGGTTGTATAATATGGAACATGAAATCAGAACAACAATCCCTTTAATGTATCTAAACATTTGGGATGGATCAGGATTAGTAGGAGATACACCAACTGATCCAATGTGGAATGCTGATGCTTATTCGAGTTGTGATTTGTTGATGGCAATTTCAAAACAAACTTATGGTATAAACCATAGAATACTAAAAAAAGTCGGTCAAGATATTTCTAACGATAGAATAACTTACGTTCCACATGGTATAAACACCGATGTATATTTTCCAATAAAAGAGGGTGATAAGGAATGGGATTCATATTTGGATCAAAGAATAAAAATAAGAGATAACAATGAAAACAAATTTGTTGTCATGTGGAATAATAGAAATATAAACAGAAAACATCCAGGTGATGTTATACTTGCATACAAACATTTGTGTAAAAAAATAGATGCTAACGGTGGTAATGCTAAAAATGATTGTATTCTGTTTATGAACACAGTTCCGATAGATAACAATGGAACGGATTTAATGGCAGTTATAGAAAATCTTTGCAATGAATATAATATATTATTTAACAATTCTATTGTAACACCCGAACAATTAAATATATTTTACAATTCGGCAGATGTTGTTCTAAACATGGCTTCAAATGAAGGATTTGGTCTTGGCACTGCCGAGTCACTTTCTTGTGGAGTACCAATAGTTGTAAATGTAACCGGTGGATTGCAGGATCAATGTGGTTTCATAAATCCAGAAACTAATGACTACTTTACAGCCGATGATTATATCAAAATACATACCTTGCATGATAAATACATATGGTCAGAGTTGAAACACGGTTGTTGGGTTAAGCCGGTTTGGCCTTCAAACATATCATTACAGGGATCAGTACCAACACCGTATATCTTTGATGACAGAGCAGACTACCGAGAAATTGGTGATGCTTTATATGAGTGGTATCTTACACCAAAAGAACAGAGAAAAGAAGCCGGTCTTAAAGGTAGAGAGTTTATTATGGAAGAAAAAGTCGGTATGTCTAGGAAAGAAATGTCAAATAGGGTGATAAAAAGCATTGATAATACATTTGAACATTTCAATAAAAGAAAGAAATTTGAAATACATTTAATTTGAGGTAAACATGAGTAATAAACCATATTTAGTATTTTGTGGACCAGTAGAAACTGTTAGTGGTTATGGATCTCATGCAAGAGATTTAGTAACATCACTTATAGAAATGGACAGATTTGAAATTAAAATAGTTCCTATAAATTGGGGAGACACCCCAATGAATGCATTAGATGAAACAAATCCAGAACATATCGATATAATTTCCAGAATTTCAAATGAACCCATTGTTGTTAAACCAGAAATTTGGGTTCAATGTACCATACCATCAGAATTTACACCTATGGGTAAATACAATATTGGTATAACTGCTGGTATAGAAACAAATATATGCTCTCCCGAATGGATAGAAGGTTGCAATAGAATGGACTTGGTATTGGTTCCATCACATCATGCAAAGAATGTTTTTGTTGAAACTTCCTATGAAAAAAGGGATAAAACTACTGGAGAAATAATCGATTTAGTAAAAATAAAAAAACCTATTGAAATTTTACATGAGGGGGTTAGAACTGATATTTTTAATAAAGAAAATAGAGAATCAACAACTGTAAGTGAACAGATGTCAAAAATAAAAGAAGATTTTTGTTTTCTTTTTGTTGGTCATTGGTTAAAGGGCGAATTTCGTCAAGATAGAAAAGATGTTTCTGGATTGATACATTTATTTTTAGAAACATTCAAAGATACGAAATATCCACCTGCACTTGTTCTAAAAACTTCTATGGGTACGTTTTCAAACACTGCTTTAACTGAATTAAAAAATAAAATAAATTCGATAAAAAAAATGGTTGATGCAAAGAAGTTGCCAAAAATATACTTAATGTTTGGAGACTTAAATGAAAAAGAAATGAATACTTTGTACAATCATAATAAGATTAAGGCATTTGTTTCTTTTACAAAAGGAGAAGGATATGGAAGACCTATTGCTGAGTTTATGAGGTCAGGCAAACCAGTTATAGTTTCAGGATGGAGTGGCCACGTTGATTTTGTCAATCCAAATAATAATATATTGTTGCCTGGAAAATTGGAAAGAGTTCACCAAAGTGCAGTTTGGAATACTATAATAAATGAAGGTTCTTCTTGGTTTACTGTTGATTATGATGTTGCGTCTGAAAAATTAAAAGATGTCTACTTAAACTACAATAAACATCATTCAAAATCTAAAATGTCTATTATTGAGATAAAAGAAAAATGGTCATATAAAAAAATGCACACTAATTTCAAGAAGATATTAGATGAACGATTGCCCAAATTTGCAGAAAGACTTACATTAAGTTTGCCTAAAATTAAAAAACCATCGGAGATTTCTTAATGATTTCATACACAATAACAGTATGCAACGAAGCAGAAGAATTAAATCTTTTATTGGGATATTTGCTAAAACATATATCAAATGATGATGAGGTAGTCATTCAGGCCGATTCTGAAAAACTAACATCAGAAGTAGAAGATGTTGTTTCGGAATATATTGATAAGTTCTCAAAACTAATTTATTTAAAATTTCCACTAAATGATAATTTCTCTGATTTTAAAAATAATTTGAAATCACATTGTTCAAAAGAATGGATTTTTAATATAGATGCAGATGAAGTTCCATCTGAATTTTTAATTGATAATCTACATCTAATATTGAATGATAACAAAAATGTTGAAATGATATTAGTACCAAGGTGGAATATTGTAGAGGGCATAACCGATGAACATATAAAAAAATGGGGATGGAAACTTGATGATATGGATAGAATAAATTGGCCGGATTATCAAACTAGAATTTATAGAAATAGTGAAAATATAAATTGGAAAAATAAAGTACACGAAAGGTTGGAAGGATTTGAAAGATATTCTGCATTTCCGGAAGAACAAGAGTTTTCACTTTTGCATTTCAAGACCATAGAAAAACAAGAAAAACAAAACGAATTTTATTCTAAAATTATTTAAGGTGTGTTAATGGTAGCTATTGTATTGCATCTATATTACCAAGAATTGTGGAACGAATTAAAAGAAAAAATACAACCATTGCTAAACGATGATGTTCACTTATATGTTACTATAAATGAAGAAACTGAATACACTAATGATATTCGTTTATTTGCTAAAGAAGTTTTTATGGTAAAAAATAAAGGAATGGATTACGGTCCTTTTGTTTATGTTTGGAACAAGATAAAGGATATGGGATATGAATATATTTTGAAAATACATGGTAAAAAATCTGAGTATTATGATAAAAAATTCGGATCTAATTTTGGAATAATATGGAGAATGCAGTTAGTACAACCGTTAATAAAATCAAAAGATAGATTCTATGAAATAATTTCTTTTATGGAAGAAAATGATAATGTGTACATGGCTGGATCAGAGCGTCATTTCTATGATACATATAGAGAACCGATTGATCATGTGAATAGAATGAACTGTGTTGATAAAATTGATAAGCTTATGAATTATGTTGATTCTTTTAATCATGGATGTTTTTTTGCAGGATCAATGTTTATAGTTAAGTCTGACTATCTACATAAATTTTTCAATGGGTGTGATCTTGATTTACTATACGAGGAGTTTGAAGAAAATTATTCACCCAATAGTGATTTGCTTGCACACGCTATGGAAAGGGTTATTTGTTACGGTGTAGAGAAACATAATGGTAAATTTTTAACACTATCTGTAAACTAAATGATTTCAGTAATAATACCAACATATAAGTCGCCACAAGTATTGGATTTATGTTTAAAATCTGCTATAAGTGGTCAAGTCAATAATAATGAAATAATAGTAGTTATAGACGGAACTTACAACGAAAATAAACATATAATAAAAAAATATGAAAACTATATTCTAGTTTTGAATATCCCTAATAACATTGGAACTTGCCGTGCAACTAACATGGGTGTTTACAATTCAACGAATGAAAAGATTTTAATAGTTAATGATGATAATGTTTTTCCGAAAGATTGGGATAAACTTTTAACCGAACATATGTTAGAGAATGAAGTGGTTTCGCCAAACCAAATAGAACCATATCCTAGTATGTTTCAACAGTTTATCATAAAAGATTTGGGTAGAAATCCAGATTCATTTGATTTGGCTTCTTTTTGGGATTATTCCGAAATGGTATCTTCAAATAACACAATGGATGATTCGGGATCAACTTTTCCAATACTAATGTTTAAAAAAGATTTTTTAAGAGTGGGTGGATTTGATGAAAATTATCCGTCAAAAGCTGGTGCGGTTTCTGATTGGGATTTCTTTTTGAAATGTGAGTTGAGTGGTATGCGTATGTTGAGAGACTATTCCGCACATTTTTACCACTTTGTATCAGTTTCATCGAAATCCGATGATGAAGTTGAATCATCCAAAGAATCCGAAGCAGATTCCCATGAATATTTTAAATACAAATGGGGACAATATGCACAACATAATGTTAATACTAATTCAAAAATGATTTCAAAATATAAATAAATCATATTTATATGTATCTTTAAGTTTTTATTTTGGAGAATATTATGCATGAAATGGCAAGCACACTTGTGGCAATTCAAACACAATTAAGATTTTTTCACTGGCAAACCAAATCATACGCCAGACATCAGGCATACGGTGGAACTTATGATGCAATGGATGGTCTTATTGATAATTTCGTTGAAGTTCTTATGGGTAAGTATGGTCGAGTTCCAGCAGTACAATTCAAAGTTTACAACAGAAATGAAAAGGACATTACTGCATTTATAGATGAAACTGTAATGTATTTATTGAGTTTGAGTAATGAATTAAACCCACAAACAGATACAGATTTGCTTAATATTCGTGATGAAATGTTAGCAGAATTTAATAAACTTCGTTATTTAATAACATTAAAGTAAAACTAATTAAAGGTGATTACTATGAGCGAACAAACACAACAAACGGAAAATCAAGAATCAAAGGGTCTTGGTGATACTATTGCAAAAGTTACACACGCAGTTGGTCTTGATAAGGTAGCGGAATCCGTTGCACATGCAATGGGGAAGGAAGATTGTGGTTGTAGTAAAAGACGTGAAATTTTAAATGATTTATTTCCTTATACTAAATGAAACCTGAACAAATACATAAAATTGCAGAAAAGATGAAAGTATCTTGGGATGGTGACAAGGATTTCATGTCATGGTGTGAAAAAACTGTTGGTAAAAAACATTTGGATGATATGTCAGAAGTTGAATTGATAATGATATACAACCGAATAAAAAATGGAAAATACCCACATCAAGTGAAAGAGGATGTATTTGGTCATAGAGTTACATCTTACTCTCCGAAAGATACTAAACGGTTGAAGAATAAATTAAAACAACCTGATAGTGATGCTGAAAGAGAGGAGTATGTTGATACCGTAGAACCTCTTATGAATAAAAAATCTATAATACCGAAAAAGAAAGATAAATTTCTTGATGCATTTGTTGATTTAGATACTAGAGTTAGTCAAAATGATTTTGAACCAACGATAGATTTGGATGACTATAAGAAACAAACTAAGATAGTTTCTTTTAAGAAAAAGGAAGATGGTAAAAAGGATAGTGAAAAAAAATAAAGGAGTTTCGATATGCCTTATAGTCTTAACATTTTTAAGAATAATGTAGAAAAGTATATTCAAGAAAATATACCAACCGATTTTAAAATTTTAGATGTTGGACCTGGATCTGGAACATACTCAGATTTATTAAAACCACATGGTTATTTATTGGATTGTGTAGAGATTTGGGAACCATATGTTAATCAATTTAATTTAAAAGAAAAATACCAAAATGTTTTTATTGATGATATTTGTTCATTCGATTTTAGTGAATATGATTATTTAATATTGGGTGATATTTTTGAACATCTGAACTATGAACAAGCATCGAATTTATTGAACAATATAAATGAAAAGAATATAAAATGTATTATATCAGTTCCATATAATTACGAACAGGGTGAATATGAAGGTAATGTATATGAGACTCATCTACAACCGGATCTTACTCACGAAATTATGAAAACTAAATACCCATCGTTACATTTGTTGTATGGTGATGAAACCTATGGGTATTATTTAAATTATGAAACACTAACAACCATTGCAAATGAAAATATTTGTGATAAGGGAACTGTTTATTATGAGGCACATTCATACACCACAACGTATGAAAAATATATCTCAAGTAACAAAAAAATAAAAATGTTAGAAATTGGTGTATGGAAAGGGGATTCTATTAGAATGTGGAATAAATACAACGAAAATATAAATTTATACGCAGTAGATATAAATCCGGGAGTAATCGATCACTTTACAGGAACCGAAAATGTATCACTGCACATAGGAAATCAGTCCGATTTGATTTTAATAGATGATATTTTTAAATCTGTTGAAACATTTGATGTTGTTATTGATGATGGATCTCATAATTATCACGATATTTTTGCATCGTATCTTGCAATTTTTCCAAAATTAAAAAATGGATCAATTTATTTTATCGAGGACTTACACGCACCTCATGCTGAAAAAGAACGTGTATTGCAGTCAATTCGTAATAAAATTTATTCAAATCCAGATCAGTTTGGAGTTAGTCAGTTTTCTTTATTTAATAATGAAAAACTATTGATGATGATTAAAGATTCGTATTAAAAGATTATATTTATTTATGACTGTATAGTTATATTATATTATTGGAGAATGAAATGAGTTCATTAAAAAAATTTGTGCGTGAAGAAGTTAATAGTGCTTTGAAAAAAGAAAGTGCACGCATAAAATTTAGAGAAATGCAAAAGAATCTTTACGAAGCAGTTAATACAATGGGTTCATTAAAAAAGAAAACGATGGAATCAAAAAATGCTTCCGAGTTAAAAAGGAACTATAAAAAATATAAGATTGCTAAAAAGATAACAGAACAAATTGAAAGTAAACTATCAAGTGCTTATAGAAAATTTGAAGGGCAAGAAGAAGGTGAAGATAAAATGATGAAGGCTCAGCTTCTTTCTATAATGGAAAATGCCGAAAGAATCTATCACATGATAGAAGATGGAGAAATGTTTGAAGATTGGCTTCAATATAAAGTAACGATTGCGGAAGATTATTTACGTGCCGTATCTGGATATTTGAAATACTATAATGGAGAAAACAATATGAAAGATGATTATGAATTAGATTCATACGATGATCTCGATTACGATGATTCCGAATTAGATGATGAAGATTGGGATGATGATTTTGATGACATCGAAGAAGATGAACTCGATTATGAAGATGAAGGTTGGGATGATGAAGATTTTTCCGATTTAGAAGATGACGAGGACTTTGATGATGAATAATCCATTTATATTTGTTGATGGATGGACGTTTTATGCAAATAATGGTAACAAAACAAAAATATTTAAAAAAGATTTGAAAGAAGCAAAGAAGAAAGGAATGACAGAGGAAGACATTAAGAGTATGGCTTTTTCATATCTAACAGAACCAAAAGTAATATACACTGATAATATCATAGACAATGTTTATAGAGACAATGAATTTTGATACAAGAACTGTTATAGATGTCATCACATTAAGTGATGATTTAAGAAAAGAATTACAATCAATGGTGGATGATGAATTGACATTTTTATTATCCACCAATGATTTTACAGATGATGATTTTTTTAATGCAGTCTATCCGCAAGTAAAGGACCAACTAAAAATGTTTTTTAAGAGTAGATTGAAAACAATAGATATGCCAATATTAAAGGGGATGGTAAATCTAAATTCAGTAGACTACAAATACCTCATTGATCACATTACTAAAATATAACACAAAGGTTTTTTTATGTTTGACAAGTTTTTGGAATTTATTTATATGGGAGTAGTAACACCCATATTGTATTTATTTTATTCTATCGTAACTATACTTTTGGTATTCGTTTTAGGACTACCAATCGCTATTGGTTTTTATTTAATACAGTTAGCAGTTTCACATATTTTTGGAAACACATTTAATCCAATAATGTGAAATTATTTATACAAATTTTAATGAGGTAATTATGCAATATCCTAAATACCGAGTAGGTAAAGATATTCAAATTAAATTGGCACCACAAGTTGGCGTTATGAGTTGTGATTTCAAACATCTAACGAGAACGTTTGGTAATCCATTATTTTCTACTGATTACGGTGATGATTTCGATGGTGTTGAAAAATGTGCATGGCATATTCAATTCCAGACTGGAGACGTTGCAAGAATATGTGATGTTAGACCATTTGGTAGTAATGATTTGGATTACAAAGCAGTGCAAGAATGGCGAGTAAATTCACATAATCCAGAAGTATATGAATGGATTAAACAAATAATAAGGGATGCCAACCCAAAACAAAGATAATAATGCCAATCAAAAATAAAAAATAATGCTTTCATATCTGATAGAAAATCTCTATATTTGTATTAGATAAAGAGAGAAATATAAGTATTTTTATTAACCAATATGGAGTTACGATGATGAAGTATATCATTGCTCTTCTTATTTGCTATTCAATCGGTTTAGCAAATGAAACTTCACCTAACCTTTTAAAAAGGGTTGTAGTGGGTGGAAACAAAAATGCGTCACTTGGTCAAGTGATTGCCGGTTACTCCAATGGATTCCATATTGGAATCCGTATTCCGAGTAAAGTTGCGCTTTCTGTTGGTGATGAATCGGATTACCAACTGTCAAAATTCGATGTTCAAGTATTTCCAAACCCAACAAACAATGGGTTTTTCAATGTAAATGCTGAGAACATTAAACACATTCAGATATTTGATTTGAATGGAAAATCAGTCGGTAGTTATTTTAATTTTACCGGAGAAACAATTACTCTTTCTAACAAGGGAGTTTACATCATCCGAGTAACAAACAAAAACAATTCAGTTTATTCAACAACAGTTATTTTTAATTAAATTTATGAGGAATTTATTTATGCGTTATTTTATTCTCGCACTTTCGTTTATCTTTGCAGTTAATCTTTCTGCACAAACAAGTTTACAGTATCAAGCTCATGTACCAGGAGGAACGCCTGCACAATCAAAGTTTTCTGTTTATCTTGCAGATGATACTTTCGATGAAAACTCACATTTGAATACATCTGCTCTTTGGTATGTGGAGAATGTTGATATTGAAGTATCAAACGGTATTGTTAATTATACATTGAAGGATATTCCAGATAATGTTTTAGTTTCAAATCAATCAAATATTTTTGTATATGCGTATGTTAATGGACAAACATTAGGTAGATTACCACTTCATAGAGTTCCTTATGCACTTAAATCAAAGTTTTCTGCAACTGCTGAACTTGCAACAAATGCAACAAATGCAGTTTCTGCAAAACACGCTGAAAAAGCTGATACTGCCAAGTTTGCAACAAATGCAGGTTCGTCTGTAACGGCAACATTTGCAGATTCTACTAGAATAAGTAATCGTTCAAATACATCAGGATTCGCTGATACCACTCGTGCAGCCGGTAAGGCAACTCTTTCGGATTTGGCAACTTATGCATCAACTGCAGCTCATTCTGCTAAATCTGATACTGCTCAGTTTGCTGTAAAATCTGGACTTTCTTTCAGAGCTGATACATCAACTTTTGCTTTTGATGCTAACCATGCTGATTTCGCATCAACATCTGCTTTTTCCACAAACTCCGCTCGTTCAATTCTTGCAGATACGGCAAAATCATTGATTGATAATACAATCGAACATCGTAATTTTAAAACAGAATCCGTGAGACTTTCATCACTCGAAGGTAGTTCAACTGCCGCCGTTAGTTCATACGCTACTCGTGGTACAAATGGTATTTCTTGGGAAGTAAACCCACATCACAAAACAAATAGTGTTGGTATTTACACCGCCGCTCCGTTATCTTTACCATCTGATTCACGTTGGGTAGTTAGTCGTGTTGCTGTTGATTACAATATTGCGACTGTCACATCACCAACTACTGGACAACTTGTAACAATTTTCAATGGTTCAACTGCAAACAATCTTACTATTAAGGATAGTGTTTGGGGAATTGATACTAACCTTGATTATACACTTTGGCCAAATCAATCTAGAACACTTTGGTATAATGGAACAGAGTGGGTTGTTGTTCAATAATATCTCAATAACCATGTGTTAATAGAGTTACGAAGTCGCCAGATTATGTCTGGCGATTTCTGTTTATTTTGTATTTCATTGATATTTATATGTGTTAGTTTACATTTAATATATTAGGAGTTATAGTATGGATATTTACATTGGAGCAATAATGCAATTCCCATATCAATTCAATCGTGTTTTGTTGGGTTGGGAACATTGCAATGGACAAGTTTTACCGGTTAGAAACCATGAGGCATTATTTTCATTGATTGGATTTCAATTTGGTGGCGATGGCCGTGACCACTTTGCTCTTCCAGATTTGAGACCAAAAGATGAACATGGAAATCCAATACATTTAAATACCGGCGATATGTACAATGGCAAACCCTACATTCCATACTATATTGCAACTGAAGGTTTATATCCACAATTTGATTAAACAAAACTAAAGAGAAGATTATGATTAAATTAAAAGATATATTGAAAGAAGATAATACAGATATACCAACTGGTCCTTCAAAGGCAGATGTTCACTATAAAATAAGTCACCCAACATTGACTGTATTGAAGATAGAACACGATAAAGGTGGTTTTTCTTCCAATAGGGGAACAACAAGAATGAATATAATATTTGGATTTAAGTCCAATGCAACCGATATAAATGGTAATTCCGAAATGTTATTACGTGATGCATCAAAGATTGCAAGGGATATATGTAATAAGTTAGATGATTACAATACAACTCATAATTCTGGAAGACCAGAACAAAAAGGAAATAATATCATAGTTCCAGTCAGAGTTGAACATTGGACAGGTGATTAAGATGGATGTCAGTAAATTGAAAGGTAATATACCTGACGGTGTGTATAATGAAATACAGTCTGTTATTGATACATTCGGAATGAACACACCTTTCAGACTATCACATTTTTTGGGACAATGTGCTCACGAGAGTGGTAACTTTAAATTTAATACTGAAAATCTAAACTATTCATCAAAAGGATTACTAACGGTATTCCCAAAGTATTTCAAGCAGCCAGGCCTTGCTGAAGCTTATGCTAGAAATCCAGAACGTATTGCTTCAAGAGTATACGCTAATAGAATGGGGAATGGAGTAGAAGGAACTGCAGATGGTTGGAAATTCAGAGGCAGAGGTTATATTCAATTAACTGGAAAAAATAATTATACAGAGTTTGATAAATTTGTAAACGAGGATATAATATCAAATCCAGATTTGGTTGCTAAAAAATATCCGTTATTATCTGCTGCTTGGTTTTTTCATAAAAATAAATTAAATTCTATATCCGATAAAGGATTGAATGATACCGTAATACTTGAATTGACAAAAAGAATAAACGGTGGAACTAATGGTCTACAAGACCGTATAAAATATACTAACAAGTTCGGAAAAATATTTGGAGTTGTTTCAAATGGGTAACTATAAAAATCTTTTAGAAAATAAAAATATAATACTTCAATCTATACGCGATATTTTAAGGGAATCATCGAAAGAACAGATAATAGATGAAGTCACTGCATTAAAAGAAACAAATACACCAGAATTTAAGGAAGGTCTTGTTATCTATTTTTCAGGATTACCTGCACAGAAACTTAAAGTAGTGGAGGAAAAATTAGGTAAACCAGAAAACAATCAGAAAAAAATATCATTACCTGAACCTGAAAATGATACTTTGTATGGTGGAAAATCTTATGGTTTGGTAATAACTGCTATTGCACATCTTTCAAATGATATAGTTAAATCATCAGAGAAGGCATTTTACTATAATGCATTATCGGTTGCTAAAAAAATACAAGAGATATTCAAAGGTCCAGTTGATGCAGACAGAGGTGATGTGACTTATTCAAAGTTGAGAAACAAGGCGGTTCAACTAATAAAGGAAGGTTATGAAATGGCAATAACAGCAGACAAGTGGTGTCCTGCTGATATTTACATATATTCGGATTCTGACGTTCCATCTAAAATGTTAAATGCAGATTCATTGAATATAGGTGATGATTCTTTTAATGCATATTTTCAATCACAAATAACAAATATATCCGATGGTCTTATTGGTATTTCTTTGAAAGAAGAAAAGGCACAGGCCGGTAAAGCAACATCATTCTTCAAAACACTTAAAAGAAAAGAAAATTATCCAGATGCTCCAAAACTATCTGGTAATTCAAAATATGTTTTGAGTATAGCATATAATTTCGATCAAGCAGTAAAATCTGTATCGAAGGATGCACAAAAGGCAATAGGTTATATTGCAACAGCTCATGCTTCTGCTGAAATAGTTTCATCTAAATTAAAAGAAGCTGAACCTGTTAAGAATGATTTGTTCAAGATATTAAAGACAACATTTGGTGCATCTGATCTTAAAGGTATTAAGAATGCAAATGGTAGATATGATAAAGATGATACAAGAGAATTGTTCGGTAATAAAAATTTAGATACATTTGTAATACCAAGTGGTGTTCAAAAAAATATAGATAAGTTGTTTGCTTCTGTTAGAAAGAAAACAGAAAGTGAATACAACAAAGCAAGAAAGCAATTTTTAGATGTTTTGGCTAAAAATAATATGGAAGTTCCTGCTCAAACGCCAGATTTAAAATCTATGAACATGGAAACCATTTTGAAAAAGACATCATGTTACATGGTTGCATCTTGGGTATTAGATGGTATCAATAGTAAAAAATTAAATATACCTGACGTATATCAGACAATCATAAATGAAAAGAATGCGTTTGTTGCAATGACTGCTTATGCAATAGGTATGGCTGGAATATCACCAACATTTTTTAAGATGATTGGAAACTCAAAAGGTGGCACTGCTCACTTGGAAACATTTTATGGTTCTGGATTTTTGAATCTGGATGAAAAACAAAAAATTGTAATAGGTGATAGTCCTGGAAGAAAAGGATTCTTTGTTGAGTTCATCACAACCGTTAAACTTGATGAAAAGAAAGGAACCAAACCAGTTAGTAAATACAAAGTATCACTTGATTTCAGATATGCTGGTGAAGCAATCAACATAGAAGTTTCAGAATTAAAATCGGTATAATATGTTAGATCAGTTTTGGGCAAGTTTAGATATTGGTGACATATCCGATTTAGGATATATCGAAAATATACCTTACAATACATCCGAAAAAAAAGAAGATGTTTTGGAAAAGATTGATTGGGTTGTATTAAAATTATACAAGATAAAAGATGTTCGTAAATATGATTACGATACTATAAGTAAAATAAAAGATAAGATAAAAGTAATGGATTACTCTCTAACGATGAAAGGTGTTGAGTATCTAAATACTATAACTAACGAATTAAAAAATAATACGTTTTAATACATCATGGCAAAAAGAATACAAAATAATTTATTATCAGATACATTGACTGGAAGAACCGGTATAGATGTATTAAAAGATTTATCAGACAATAGAACTATTGGTAAAATAGATTATGTTGCATTACAAGTCAATCAACCATCATTAGTATTCAAGGAATTTATTACAGATGAAGAAAAACTTGCAATATACGATAGACATGAAACATTCGATTCTGCTCTTTGGTCTGAAGGTGACGTAAGATTGACGGCTGTATTTACTTCATCCCTACAATCAGATGAAACACAGATATATTACAAAAACATATACAAATCTGAAGATGAAAGTTTAGGACCAGAATTTTCAATATCTTATGGCGATTACTATGGTTATGGATCAACCACCGGATCATTTGGGAATATACCAACAAATGTTTATGAATCGAAGGCAATATATTCAAAATATCAAAATATGTTATTAGGTTCTGATACCGAACTGTTTAAATTTAATTTCCCAAGTTGGTCGAAATCTTTTAATGGTTTAGCGAGACCATACTCTGCTGGTGAAAGTATAAATGTAAATCTAACAACATATACAAAAGAATCATATCCATCTTTTATTTCTAATTTTCCATTAGCAGATTGGAAGTCTGTTTCAAGTGGTTATACATTTACAACTGCTCTTCGAGAAGATGGAACATTGTGGGCATGGGGAAGTAATGGAAACGGAGAATTAGGAGACGGAACTGGAAATGATTCTAGGATTCCTGTTCAAATAGGAACAGATAATAATTGGGTGTTTCATACTTCTGGAGCTTTTCATTCATTTGCTATAAAAAAGAATGGTACACTTTGGGTATGGGGAAAGGGATCCGAATATAGGTTGGGCACAAATAGTACATCAAATATATTATCTCCTGTTCAAATAACCTTACCGTTTCCTAAAACATGGAAACACGCTGCAGCTGGAAACGGGCATTCACTTGCAATAGATACTGATGGTAAACTTTGGGCATGGGGATATAACACATCTGGACAATTAGGATTAGGTAATACTACGAGTCCTGTTGGTGTACCACAACAAGTTGGTACTGACACTAATTGGTCAAAGGTTTATACTAACGTACATCCTTCAGGTGACTGTTTCACACTTGCGCTAAAAGAAAATGGTGAATTATATGGAATGGGATTCAATGAAAATTATGAATTAGGTTTGAACGATGATTCTTCACCAGTTGTAACTCCAACTAGAATTGGATCTGAAACATATACGGTAGTATCACCAACCGGATTTGGAGGATTTGGTATAAAATCAGATGGATCATTGTGGAAATGGGGATATTTTTTAGGTGATACGGAAGTAGAACCTGTTATATTTTACCAAGCCGGTTATGGGTGGGTAGATGTGAAATCTTCTATACATTCTGTTATAGGACTGAAAAGTAATGGTTCCGTTTATACATGGGGCGATAACCGATTTGGTAATTTGGGTTTAGGTGAAAACTCTAATTTAACACAAGACACACCACTTTTTTGTAAGATTGATCCTCTTTTGGAAGAAGATAAAATCGGTAACAGAAATGTAATATCAATAACAACATCAGATTATGCTGATGCTGGGTCCAATAACCTCGATATTGATGAACAAGGTTCCTTCTCTACAATACTTTCAAAGTATGATATAGATGAAAAATATTATGAAGAATCGGATTACATTTATGTAATAAATATAAACAGAGATAGATACAAGGATTCTATAAAACCAGGAACATGGCAATTATCTTTACTCGGTGTTGATTCATACAATATGCCATTGACTGGAAGTTTTCCAACTACGTTAATCGATGATTCTATACTATCAAACATTGGTGTTGATAATAGAGATGTGTATAATGTTTATAGTGGTAGTTTACAAGACGGATTGTATACTGGATCTTTTTCAGTACCATATGGACTTTTTTATCCGAATCAAGGCATTATAGTTTTAAATGGAAGATCATTATATTCGTTTAATTCTGTTTTTACGAATAGATCAAGACCGTATGAAATCACTCCATTTGAAAATTCATCAAACGCAGAAACACTTTACACCTCTATAAGCGCATCCATGACATTCAATCCATCTTCTTATTATTTTCAAGGAACATCAACGGAGAGAATAGAGGCATCATATATTTTTGTTAGAATAAAATCTGATGAATTTAATTATACGAACAATCCTACTTATGTAACTGGTAGTAATGGATTCATTCATCCTAAATATAGAAATAATGATTTCGGATTGACATACATAACAACTATTGGTTTGTACGATAAAGATGAAAATTTAGTTGCTGTTGCTAAATTAAGCAAACCAATAAGAAAAACGATAGAAAGAGAAATGGTAATAAAAATTAGAATAAGATATTAAAGGTTACATATATGGCTAAAACTACATTGATAAAAAAAGAAATAGAAAAAAATACATCATTTCTATATGATAGGAAAGAAGTCGTTACCGCTCCAATGTGGCCTAACAATTCTTCATCTTTGTATAATATCTACACAAGTTCCAATCAACCACACCACCAAAAGATATATTACAGAACGATATTTTCAGATAAAGAAAGAACTGGAAGTCTTGATGTTGATTTCAGTATTGCTTATGGTCATTATGCGGGTAGTGGATCATCAACTGGATCATATGGTCTAATATCATCATCAGCTACACCAACCTTTGCTGTTAGTGAATCGAAGGCAATATATTCACAGTATAGAAATATGTTGTATGATTATGATAAAAGAAAATACTTATCCGATGGTAAGTTTAGATTCTTCGGATTGACCGATGTGTATTTGGGTGTATATGGTTGGGAACACGGAAATACTATTTTTGATTATGTATCTTATTCTGATAAATTAAAAATACCAGATGTAAAATCATTTGAATTAAATGAAATAAAAGCCATCAGTTGTAATAAAGCAGAGCTTGATTTGTTTGTTTTAAGAACATTATATTTCATAACGAAAGAGGGTAGACTATTTCAATACCTTGTATCAGATACTCCTTCAGTCCGCAATGTATATGAATTTGGTATTGGCGAAGTATGGAAAGATGTTTCAGTCGGAAAGTCTCCGGATATAGTAGATGGTCATTTGGTTGCTATAAAAGAAGATGGAACACTATGGTCTTGGGGTAGAAATGAAAAAGGACAGAGAGGTGTTGGTTATATTTCAACTGATGAAATTGATATTGATAAGAGTCCAGTTCAAATTGGTAAAGATAGTGATTGGGAAAAAGTATACGCTGGACCTGGTTTTTCTTTTGCCATAAAAACTAACGGTGAATTATATGCATGGGGGGATAATCAGTATGGTATTTTGGGTTTAGGTGGAACTATTCCAGAATACTATCCAACAAGAGTTGGTACTAATACTTGGAAAAAAATATCAATAGGAAATGTAAAAAATGGAAATGAATCACTCATTACTGTTTTTGGTATAGATACACTTGATAGACTTTGGGCATGGGGAGACAATTCTAATGAAAAAATAAATATTGATGGTTTTTACAAATATGAACCCGTTTTATTAGATGCCAATCCATATTGGTATGATGTATCGTGTGGTGAAGATTTTGTAATTGCAATTTATGGTGATGATAGAAAGTTATACGGATGGGGTTATAGTGGAATGGATGGTGAACTTCTTCCAATTAACACACCAGATGTATCATCAGGTGAGAACATACAGGCAGATACGGTTTACAACATACTTGATAAAAAGTATTTGACTAATCCTGGAACGAATACGTTTTATCCTTATGCTACTGGATGGAAATCTGTTTCTTGTGGAGCTGATTTTTCGTTTGCAATAAACTCTTTTAATAATAATAATATGTCATATGTAATGACCAATACTACAAACAATGCAACATTGTGGTGTTGGGGTAAAAATGATAAAGGACAATTACAAATAGATACAAATTCAATATTTGCTAGAGACTATGCAGATATGATATGGGTGGCTTCTCCATCAATAACAGGATGGGATTTAATATCAGTTGGTTCGCTTAGCGGTGCTGGAGCAATAAATACACCAAATCCAAATGTAAACAGTATGGTATCAGATGACATATACGTTATCAATTTCAATAGATGGAATTTCAAAGATAAAGTTGATGCTGGAAATTGGCAACTATCTTTGAGAACTGTCTTTACCGGATCTGGCCAAGAGTTATTATACAATTTCCCTGCATTCACAGAACCGCTCTATAAAACAATTACTCTAGTAGATGAGTCTGTAAATTTTAGTGGAACTGAATATGACAATCCAATGTATGATGTTACCAGTAAGGGTGGTCCTGTTTATGGTGTTTATAGAGGAACTCTTGAAGAAGGTATAGATAAATCTGCAGAAGATTCACCGTATGGTCTTTTCTTTCCAGAGAATGGTATTATTATTTTAAACGGTGAAATGTTATTAAATTCTAATGAAGATGGAAAATTTGTAAAACCATCAATAATCATCGAAACAAAAAGAACGCCAGCGTCAGGCACCGGATCTTTCACTCGTTCTTCAAACGCAGATTTGTTGTATGCATCTATAAAGGGTGCAATGGAATTGGATATGCCATTCATTGCAAATACTGTTGAGACTAAAATGCCAACATATTGTTTCATTCGTATAAACAATGAAGAATTTAATTACTCAACAAATCCAACACTTTATGCAAGACCGGATAGTTTTCTACTAAAAGATAAATTTAGAGAAGTTCCATATCCTTTTACATACATAACAACTATTGGTTTGTATAATGATAATGATGATTTGTTAGCTGTTGCTAAATTGAGTAGACCCATATTAAAAACACAATCAACTGAATTGGTAGTAAAAGTTAAATTAGACATATAATAAAAAACCCCTCGATTTAGAGGGGTTTGTTTTATCTGATTCCTTTATCACCAACTATTGCTATTGCTCGTTTGAAGAAGTTATCTGCATTTTTTATTTCTTCTATTTTTATGTTTAACTTTTTCAAGTTGTTATCTATTGCAGTTAGGAATGTATTGTCATAGTTTTCACCCTTTGCCTTTTTAATCATACCAACCCAAATAGCAGCTTGAAATTCAGGTGGTGTCATTCCGTATTTTTCAGCCCATTGTTGTGTCAGTCTTGCAATATAAACATAGTTCGGTGTCTTTGCCAATACTTTGTTCTTTTGTTTCTTATCCAACTGTGGATAGAAGAATGATGCCATCCATGTGTCCATTGTTACTGGAACCCATCCTAAATCTTCAAACTTGTAGTTTGGATCCAAAAGATTGAGTGTAAAAGAAAATACTTTTTCAGCGGATATAACAGATGAATCTTGTAATGCACCACTTGGTTTAATATGTTTAGCAATTTCTTTAACTGCAATATCTCTTGATAGTTCATAGTTGTTTGCCTTCAATAGCTTCAAGAAACGAAGAATGTTTGGTAAGTATGTATTTACACCCATGTTTCCTTTTATTATACCACGAACAGTTGCAAGGTCTTTGTATGCATCTTGTGTTTTCATCATGTTGTATAGTTCTGTTGAATCCAATTCCATCATTTCTTCTAACTTTGCCTTACTCTGTTCATCTGATAAGTCTTTTTTAAGACCACGAAATGTTTGTGCTGCCAATTTGAAATTTTGCTTCAAAGGATTTCTCGGTGAGAATATGGCAAGTAGTGTTAAAAATATTGTTCCTTCCGTATCACCGAATGTTTCCAATATAGTTTTATTCATTTCAGCATACCAAGATTTTGCTTCACCACCTAACTGAAGTAATTCTTCGATACCATCCATGATTGATTCGTCTACTTTTAAAACACCCTTAACATTTTCCAATTCTTCTTGAGACATTTGTGTGTAGTTCATTTCTTTTTCTTCAAGTTGAGTTTCGATAGCAGTATTAACATCGAATCCAAACTTAGAAAACATTTTATCAAGTTGTTTGATTTGCACACCATCCAACTCAATTTCAACATCACCCTCATTTACTCTACGATATTTTGTCATTCTATCTTGGGCTGCCTTTGTATTTTCTTCCAATAAATTTTTTAACTTAATCATTTCCCAATCTCCTTTCTAAATGCATTATATGATTTTTTATATGATTCTTGTGTTTCATCTTTTGGATTATCTGTATACTGCCAGTTCCAAAATAGGTTATCTGGAGTATTGAAACCGTAAAAGTTTAGAACTTTCTTTTGAATACCAACAACATTTATCCCATTCCAATTCTGTCCTATACAAATAAAACCAGCTTCCTTATCACCAATAATATTTTCTTCACCTAATGTGCTATGACGATTCTCTATCCAAGTTAATCTTTCAATTAACTTTTGATATTCCGAATTGGTTTGTCCCCAACGGATAGACGAAAAGAAAAGAACAATATCCGCTTCAAATAAGTCTTTTGATACTTTCCATAATTCATCACTTGTGTCATTCACACTTGCCCAACATCTGTGATAACCAGTTGGATTCTTTTCCTTATCTTTCAATATAGATTTTTTTACACCACAGCTGTTTCCGTCTCTATGTGATACATTGCCTTCACATGGTAAAATTTTCAACTGTGGTATATCAATCCATTTAGATTTGTTCGGTATAGATTTTTTAATGTGTAGTGCAAGTTCAGTTGATTTGGGTAATTCATCTTCTACCCCACCTTTGTCATAACCAGTATTGAAAGGATAACGAGTTGATGTTGTTATGAATAATACTTTACTATCTTTCTTTGATGATAGATAGTTTATCGTATCGGTAACATTACCAGATAGATTAGTATTTTCCAATAGAGTTTTTAGTTTAGGTATATTCATTATTGTTTACCTCATTCTTTTCTGCATAAACAGAGTATATTCATCCATATCCTTAACTTGAATACCACCAGATTGTTGTGCCCATTTTTCTCTTTTAGCAAATAAGAATGTTGGTATGTTATTTTCTAATGCGGTTTTAACAAAATTAAATCCAATTTCACATCTGTTATCCCAATAAACATCAATTCTTTTGATATATCCAAGTGCATTATCTATGTATTGCTTTCGTGAGTATACCCGGTCTTCGTATTCCTCGTAATCATCCTTACCATGCTGACCGTGAAAGTAATTGTAAGCACCACCTTTTAATGTATTGCCCATTTTGGCACCATCCAATTCCATCCGAACATTTTTACATTTGGAATCACCCACAAGTTTTGTATATCCCTCAATCTTTGTTCTTGCAACGGACATATAGTAACCATCCTCGTATTTCTTACCAGGATCAACTCTCTGTCCAACTGGTATTGGTGCCAACTTAAATCTGTTCTGTCTAATGATAAGAGTTGCAGCATCTGGTGCTGTGAAGTGATATACTATATCAGATATTCTTTCGGTTAGTATGTCTTTTAATTTTATCATACCGGTTTATTCCATCCTATTGATTGTCTATATTGATCATAATTATTGATCACCCAATTTATCGCTTCTATTGCCCCACTTTGACCTTCGGTGGATGTCTGAAATAATTTCTTTTTATCTTTGGAATATATCGTATAAGTTCCCATTGTCTCATATATCAGAACAATGTCTGTTGCAGTCTTACCATTGAATATAGTTTGATATTGGTCGTCTGATACATGATAAGACCGTATACCAGAAGCACGGAATACTAATAGTGTTCCATCACCATAAATTGGATCACTTTCATCCATACCATACATAGCAAAATCAGTGGGTGTAAATGCAAAGTTATATCCACCTGCTTTCTTTTCAGCTTGTTCACCTGTCCAAAATGTAGTCAATCCTAATTTTTTAAAATCCTTTACACCCCTAATGAATCCTTGACTTGCCATCCTTGCACCATCTATCATTCTTGTTCCATGAACTAACCATTGATTCTTAACTAATTCTGGATTCTTCAAGAATATCCATGATGGCATATACTCTGCACCACCACCGTATAATGAATATAGTTCCTGAATATAACCAGGTTTGTTATCAAACACATCTTCATACCACTTGAGCACCAACTTATAGACACGTTTCTTTTTTGTTTCTAATTCTTTGAATGTTGAATACCTGATTAAAGTAGTGCTGAGAGTTCCTTCATCGGAGAAATCATAACTACCCCACCATGTATCATCTGAATTTTCTATGAAATACTCCATCATGTTCCGATAACCTATCTTCCTTGCAACCTCACCAAACCTACCGAACTTACCAAAAGTATTGTCCAATGTCCCATCAAGATACTTCCACAGTTTTACTATGTCGGTGTCTACATATTCCCGTAATAGTGTTTGTTCTAACAATGGTTTCAATCTAATCATTTGTATGCCTTAATTAAATAACCCAATATGTTTCCTCTGCCAACAACTTTGCCAGTTCTATCTTTTGTGTAGTTATATTTTGAATCATACATTCCTAACAAAGCACCTTCGGTATCTCTAAAAATAAATTTACCATCCGAACCTTTCGTTACATGGCCTATTACTTTGCCAGTATTGTTACGAACATACTCTCTACTTTCATTCAATATGTCTATTAGTTTTATCATACCAATAAATATGTTTGTATAAAAAAAGCCCCTAATTCATAGGGGCTTTTACTAACGAATTATATCATCAATACATCATTCCTGGATCCATTCCATTGGATGTATTCTTTGGTTCCGGCTTGGTAACAATAGTTGCTTCGGTTGTAATCAGAAGTGATGCTACTGAAGCAGCATTCTGTAATGCAACTCTTGATACTTTTGCTGGATCAATAACGCCTTGTTCAAACATATCACCATATTCATCAGTTCTGGCATTATACCCTTCTGATGAATTTGTCAATGCCTTAACTGCATTAACAATAACAGAACCTTCCTTACCAGCATTTTCTGAAATCTGTCTTAACGGTTCTTCTATTGCTCTTCTGATAAGTTTTATACCAGTTTCTTGGTCTTTGTTTTCCCATACCAATTCATCGAGAACCTTTGAAGCACGGATATATGCAATTCCACCACCTGGTACAATACCTTCATCCACAGCGGCTCTCGTTGCATGAAGTGCATCTTCAACACGAGCTTTCTTTTCTTTCATTTCAACTTCGGTTGATGCACCAATTTTAATTACTGCAACTCCACCCGATAGTTTGGCAAGTCTTTGTTGTAAATTTTCTTTATCATAATCACTTGTTGTTTTATCTATTTGTGATTTGATTTCAGCAATTCTAGTTTGGATAGTTTCACCTTCTCCTGCACCTTCAATGATAGTTGTCTTTTCTCTATCAACTGTAATCTTTTGTGCAGAACCCAAGTGATTCAATCCAACTGTTTCTAATTTGAAACCAGTATCTTCTGCTATCAAAGTTCCACCTGTTAGAATTGCGATGTCTTGTAGAATTGCCTTTCGTCTGTCTCCAAATCCAGGTGACTTAACGGCTGCAACTTTGATTGTTCCACGAAGTTTATTAACAACGAGTGTTGCAAGTGCTTCACCTTGAATATCATCTGCAATAATTAAAAGACCTCTACCTGTTTGAGCAACCTTTTCAAGAGTTGGTATCAAATCTTTGATTGCACTTATACTGTGTTCGGTAATAAGAATGTATGGATTCTCTAATACAGACTCCATAGAATCTTGGTCGGTCACGAAATATGGAGATAGATACCCACGGTCGAATTGCATACCTTCCACCACATCCAAAGATGTTTCAATCCCTTTGGCTTCTTCAACGGTGATTACACCATCTTTACCAACCTTCTCCATTGCATCTGCAATTAAATTACCGATAGTATGGTCATTGTTTGCAGAAATAGTTCCTACTTGTGCAATCTCTTTTTTATCGGTAACATCTTTTTTAATATTTGTAAGCTCTCTACAAATAGATTCAACTGCAACATCAATTCCTCTTTTCAAATCCATAGGGTTTGCACCCGCAGTTACATTCTTCAAACCTTCACGAAGAATTGCCTGTGCCAAAACAGTAGCAGTTGTTGTACCATCACCTGCAATATCATTTGTTTTGGAAGACACTTCCTTAACTACCTGTGCACCCAAGTTCTCAATAGGATCTTCAAGTGAGATTGATCTAGCAACTGTAACACCGTCTTTTGTTATGGTTGGTGTTCCACCATATTCACTATCAATGATTACATTTCTTCCTTTTGGACCCAATGTAACTTTAACAGCATTCGCTAGTTTATCAACTCCGTTTTTTAGTGCAGTTCTAGCATCAACGTCAAATGAAATAATTTTAGATGACATATTAAATAACCTCCAATTAGTTTACAATACCAACAATTTCTGATTCTTTTATTACCAACAGTTCGTCATCATAGTTTACTTGAATGGGAACTGCCGTATATCCACCGTGTTTTGAATAAACAACAATATCACCAACCTTAACTCGTAATGGAGCGGTTGTTCCATCTTCTAGTATTCTACCTTCACCCACCGCCAAAACTTCTCCATGAATCGGCTTTTCTTTTGCCGTGTCTGGAATAATAATTCCACCAGTAGTTGTTTCCTCTGGCTTTATTGGTCTAATCAAAACTCTGTCATACAAAGGTGTAAAGTTCATATAAACCTCCTATATTAGTTAAAACTTATCTTCCGAATCGGATTCATCATCCCAATCGAAAAACTTTTCTTGTTCTTGTTTTTTCTTTTCTTCTTGTTGTCTGATTCGTTCTTCTAGTCTTCTACGGTATCTGCCGTCTCTTGGACGTTTCTCGCCATACCAAGGTGTCTTTGATACTGTACCGTATGTCCATCCTTGATACGATGTTGATGGTGTCCTTACAAGATTGAAGTAACAATTAAAACACAACAGACGAAGATTCTCTAAACGAGTATTCCGCCAGTTGTTATCTATGAAGTCTATCAGTAGGGGATAATTGCCATCAGTCATTCTTGGTTCATCCCAACCACACGCCGCACATACACACGGAATCCATCCTGATAGTAATAATCTTTTTCGTAACTTACGAGAATCATACGCAGGATGTTTACCATCAAGTATGTCCTCTAATCTTTCTTTGTAACCTTTATTACAATCAAATGATTTACCATTCCACTTGTCATCTTTCTTTTCTCTCGTGAGTGGAATACCAATCTTTGAGTGTAGTTCAAATAAAGTCTTACCAGTTTCGCTGTCTATATGTTGCTTAGCCCATTTCTTATATGTTCTATAATCGACTTTGAGAAATCGTGAAGCATCTTTATTACCGAAACTGTTTTGCATTGCATAACGGATTTGTGCTTCCGTTAATACCAAAGGTGGTCGTCCTTTCTTTCTATCCATAACGATATAATCCGATAAATAGTTCCTTTAAAATAAATTATCTTTCATCCAATCTATCGTTTTTCTAACCCCATCTTTCAATGATACAGTTTGTACATAACCCAATTCATTTATTGATAAAGAAATATCTGGTGTTTTGGTTTTAGTTGTCAAAACTTCTGAATTTTTGTAAGATATTAAATTTTTATCTGTGTCTGTATACTCCCATATTATATCTGTTAATTCTTCTATACTGTGATATTCATTACTACCTATGTTGTAAACTCTACCATCAATAAAATTATCAGATATATTTGCTATTGCAGAAACTGCATCATCTATGTATGTGCTAGATCTAAAATGTCCTGTATAAACAGTTATTGGTAAGTTTTTCAAAGCATGATAACAGAATTTACAATTAACAGATCGATATGGATGATAATATTCACCTGGACCGTATGTGTTAAATAATCTAACAATAACAGTTTCGGTATTATTCATTATTCTGGAATTTCTTATTTGCATTTCATTTGCCCATTTTGAAATGGCATAGTCATTCATTTGTTTGATTTCAATAGAATCCATTATATCTTCTGACATTATCCCATCATAATCACCATAGACTTCTGAACTAGAAAAATGAATCAATTTAAATTTTAACTTTTCTTGTAAACGGATTATATGCTTTAGGCCTATGGCATTTGTTCTCCAAAGTTGTTCGTAATAATCCTCACCATTCCATCTTCCAAACTCTGCTGCACAATTAAAAACCATATCAAATGGTCCAAAGTTTTCAAAGACCCTTTCTAATTGTCTATAATCTGATATATCACACCTTGAATAATTTTGATTTTCTGAACTCATATTTTGTGAAAAACCCTGTTCACCATAATGATGAGTTAAGTCTATACCAAAAACTTCATGGTTTTTTTCCAAAAGTTTTTCATTCAATATTTTCCCAACTGTACCTAAAACACCTGTTACTAAAATTTTCATAAAACAATTCCTTTTTATTTTTAAACATATCACTTTAGTTTTAATCTGTTTACATTCATTAGTTCATTGAAGTCATTTCTGGTTGTCCAAACGCTTTCATGCCATTGGTGTATTGCCAACTGTGAAACTTCTATTCTAATGTCAATTTGGTTTTTTCTAATTCTTTCTACAAAATCATTATCGTCAAACCATATACCATCCGAAAAATCTAAATTGAATCCTCCTATTTTTCTTAAATCGCTGGTATGGATTGCAGAACAAAAATTAAAAGGATCAGCTCTATGAACCGGATGACAATACCAAAGACATCCATCTTGATTTATCACTTCATCCAAATTGGTATCACTATTTAAATTTTCTGTTATTGTCTGTGGTATAGATATAGTAGACATTGCAATGTATTCATTTTGTTTCAGATTATCTAAAACATATTTTATTATATCTGTTTTATGTAAACACTCTGCATTTTGTATAATAGTTTTTTCACCACTTATGAAACTGAATGCTGTATTAAAACCAACAACTGGATTAACCCACCATTTATTTTTTGTCTGTATTGTGACAAGCTTTATGTCTAAATCAAATTCGTTAAAATCTTCATATTTTAATGGCGTTTCGCTAACGTCATCAACTATTATTATCTCACATAAATCTTTTACATCGATTTGTCTTTGTATACTACGTAGTGTATTTAATAATTGGTTCTTTCGATTGAAATGCGTCATGCATATACTTAACTGTTTCTTCATTTAGATTCCTAATATTTTTACAAAACCTTTACTGTTATATGGTGGTAACAATAAATATATGCTAGTAACAAAAACTAGTTATGTATAAATAAAACTTTTTCAACATAAACCGGATTTATTTTCGGTAGAAGATCATTTACAAATAATCCATCACCGCTATAATGAATCTTGAATTTAATATCACCAATTAGTTCTTTTTTAACAGCAAACTGTCCCATGTCAATATGGTTTACTTTTAATAGTGGTTTGAATAAACTATACGGTTGTTGTTTTTCATTTTGCCATTGGAAATTTTTATCTACACTATCAAAGTAAATAAAATTACATTCCTTATTTTTTACCAATTCACTATGCAATTCTTCAAGACAGTTTGGTGTATAGTAGTTATCATCATTTGTATTGATAATAAAATCACCACTAACAATACCCAAACCTATGTTTCTTAAAGTCATTCCCCAATCATTATATCTCTGATTTGTCTGAATATATTTTATTCTATCGTCTTTTAAAAATTCTTGCATAGTGAGATTGTGTTCTGCATCTACACCATCGTGTATTACAATAATCTCAAAGTTATTGTAAGTCTGACACAATAGGGAATACAAAAGACATTTCAATTCAAAATGTTTTTTATATGCAACAACCACTATGCTAAATTTTATATCATCAATCATATACGAAATCCGCTATTATTGCATGTCTTGCAACTTTACACTTTCCACCCAAATCATCCAAATCTATTTCTTTTAATTTACTAACTGTTCTTGACATGAATGAGTATATTTTTTCTTCAAGGAATAGACCATCGTGTTTGTACCAATAATATCCATCTGCATTGTAAAATTGATCGAAAAAAGTTTGTATAGTTGATATTTTACCAGAGAAAAATGCACTAGAACAAGCAGGTCTTCCAAATGCATGAGGCGGTGTCCTATAAACTACCAAGTCATTATCAATTAGGTGTATTGTATTTTCAATCAAAACTTCATCTGTTATATTAAAATCATAATTCACCATATGGATGAAATCTTTTTTTAGATATTTTGCATATTCTAATGCATTTTTGATTAGGAAGCAAACTGCATATTGATTATCGAATTGATGTGGTAAGTGAACTTTTTCACCCTTCTCATCGATATACCATCTTGATAAAAACATATCATATTTTCCAAAGTCCTCTCCCATCAAAATTGGATTTTCTTTTGAGTAAACAATCCAATCACACATATTTTGAGTTTCTTCTTTTAATGTATAGTTACAAGATAAGAGTTTTGGAAATGATATTCCTGATAAACAATCGTTTAATATATTGGTTTTATTTTCATCGTTTGGATGTGCGAGAACTATTACAAGAGTTCTGTCTAAAATGGTTTTACCTAAATTTTCTAATAGCATACGAAACCTTTTATATTTAATATGAATATTTTGTTTTCAATAAATTTAAACCCGATTCAATATTCATAAATGTTATACCAAATTCATTAGATGCCTTTGATACATCAAGTCCACCGATTAAGGGTCTTTTTGCCGGTTGGTTTAATTCATTAGTTTTTATTGGTTGAATCAATTTATCGTCTAACATAAATATATTTGCAATCTTTTTTGTAAAAGAAAATCTGTCACAATATTCTGAACCACCTATATTGTATATTCCTCTCTTGTCTAATTTTATTATCTTGTAGATAGACAAAGCAATATCGTCTGTTATAGTTGGATTTGAATATTGGTCGGTAACTATTTTAATTTCATTACCACTTCTTAATTCATTGATAACCCATTTAACAAAATCCGATTTACCGTGAGACGAATTACCATACACTACATTAGTCCTTAACACACAACAATTCAGACCTTCTATATTAGTTTTTGTTTCACCGATATACTTTGTATAACCATACCAAGAAATAGGATTCGGTGAATCAAACTCAAAGTATGGACCTTCTTCACCATCGAATATGTAGTCTGTCGAAATATGTATCAATTTTGAACCCAATTCGTGTGCAACTTTAGCAACACATTCTACGAAGTCTACATTAAGTGACCAAGCACCCGTTCTATCCTTTTCACACCCATCAACATTTGTCATGGCTGCGGTATTGATAATAATATCTGGTGATAGAAGTCTACATTTTTCTATAAAAGAATTACAATCAACATAGTCAATCGGTAGTAGATGATTACCCATATGATTTTTTTCGGATGTATGGGTTGATGAAAATAATAATAGTTCCCAATCTGTATTCTCATATAGATAGTTTACTACGGATTCACCAACCTTACCAGTTGAGCCAATTATTGCAACCTTGTATCTTTTTTCAAATGTCAATTCCATTTATACCTTCGTTCCTTTCTGGATTAAATGCAATGGATGTTATTTCACCATCTGGTTTCTTGTCGTTAATCAATACACGGCATCCACCACCAACTCCCATAATTAGTTGGTCGTAGAAAATTCCAACCTCCGTGAGTTGTCTTTCTGTTTGTTGTCGTAGTGATTCACGCCTGCCCGTAAGTAGAATTATGTTGTAGCCCTTCTTGTCCCACTCTATCAATTTCTCTATCGTTCCGTCCAGTAGTTTCATTGAGTGGTTGTACCCTTGTGCTATATTTGGTGGTGCGTGTTCCACCAGTGTTCCGTCTATGTCCAGTATTATTGTTTTTGGTCTTGCCATTTTTTCTATCCTTATTTATGAATTTACTTATTAAATTATGTGCTGTATCGAATGAGACTTTTGTTGTTGTAGGTTTTATCAGTTTATTCCTACGAAGAAATCTCATTTGTTTTGGAGTCGCTCTTCCGGGTTTCTTAACCGGTTTATTTTTTTTCCGAGCTTCTTTTAATTTTACTTTCTCTAGTTTGAGTCTGTGCCATCGCCCAAGTTCTTCTTTTGTCGGTTTATATCGTTTTACCTTTGACCAATTCATCTTTGCCATAGTCGTCTGTCGTAATGTGAATGATGTCCAAATATACGAAAATTTTAGATACGATCAAAATAAAAAATGTTTAGGGTATGTTTCCCATTCCGAACAAGTCGGATTGTCAAACATACCCGTAACATACACACCAGTCACAGTTCCAGTTTATTCAGTTACATCACTTCCACCGGTATCAACCACCACATCAGTCACACCCGGTACAACAGTTTCCCATTCATACACCCTTTCAAATTCATACTTGACCACTTCCACAGACATACCATCGTCTGCAGTACGCATCCAATGAAAAGTATTTCCACGCCAAGTAATCATTTGTTCACCACCAAAAACCCTTCCTTCACTCTCAAAGTGTTTAACCACATCGCCCATCCTTGCCATAGCGCGCCCATAATCTAACCACGAAGAATCCATCGTAATTATATGGTCCCATTCATCATGCCTTCGGCATAGACGAACCAAAAAATAATGTGTAGGGAGATATTCGCCCATAAGATTCCATCCTTAAAATTTAAAAAACACACCCAAAGATATATTGTTATCTGATTTCATTGGACTACCAATCACATTTCCTGTATGGATAAATTGTGTAAAATTTGCTGATAAAGATAGTCCTATGTTTACTCTGTCACGGAGCTTGTGCAGGTTGTATAGTGCACCGATTTGAATTTCACTTGTGTTTGTATTGTAATCAAGTGTTCCGAATCCATAACCAATATATGTTTTTAATTCATCGGTTTGATACGGAGATACCCTTACACCATATATCGAATAATTCTGGTCATAATCATAATCATTTACCGGAGATTGAAATGATAATGTATTAGAAGAATAAAATATATCTATGTAATTTAATATACCAAAAAATATACTTAAACTTTTTAAAGTTTTTGAATCATAACCATTTTTTAACAATTCATTACTGGATATAAAATCTTTTCCTAGAGAATAAGACATACCCCATGAAATGTTATTTGAGTCTTTTCCGAGAAAATCAAGTATATTGTAGTCACCGTCTGGAAGACACAATTCACAAATTTCATCCTCAAAGGGCCCATACACCGTTTCATAATCTGTTTGTGCTGGTGGCACCCTTTCGATAACCTCTTGTCCATATACCATAGTGGACATAACAACCGCAACGACCAAATGAATGATGTTTTTCATACAAAAACCTATAAGAATGTTGATATGTTATTTACCTAACATACAAATATACGAAATTTATAGATAAGATCAAAGCATTATTTTAATTACCGCCAATTCTTATTTAGACTGGATACAAATAGTGCTAAGTCCTTATGCCCCAATGGGTTACGACCGGGCGTAAGTCTTTTATTTTCAAGGGGTTACACGACTATAAATTTCATAGAATTGATTTGGATGAATCAATCCTAAATGTTCTATTCTGTTTTTATCCATAATTTCATAAGAATAATATATGTTTGTGTTTGGTATTGTTTGGCTCTGGCCTCTATGAATAATACCAACACCCCAATCTGTATCAACAGTTCTTATGACCAGGTCTGGTCTGGATGTACGCATATGATAAACGGCTTTCCATACTGTTCCGTTCCAAGGCATAGGTTGTCCATCTTCAAAACATAGAGCATAATAATCATCACGGGCATGGTTTGCATCTGGCGGACTACAATCGTGTAAAATAATTACACCATGTTCGGATAGATGATTAAGAGAATTTTCTATGTCTCTGTGGACTTGCTCGGCGGTATGTAGGCCATCAATGAAAATAATATCCCAAAGAGTTTTCGGTGATAATTTTAATTTATCTGAATCGAGCATACGAAAGAATGTATCAGATGTCAATTCGTAATCATATTCAACACCCGGAGGAGTTCCTTCTGGTTCTACTTTTGGATCAACTGATGTTTTGATTTTACAATTTATCCAATTAAAACATTGGTCTGGATCTCTAACACCTATTTCCAAATAACTTTCATATCCACATTCGGATATAAGATGATTGATAATGTCTACTCTGGTCATAACAAATTATATTTAGTTTGAAACAATGACGGTATGTAATTTTATTTTACATACCGTCTTATTTTATTTTTGGTCTAACAGAGCAAAGTCTGTTATTCGGAAATGGTTGTATGGATTTATCGTTCTCTTACGATACCATACTCCCCCACCATCCCATTCTCTACCGCTTTTACCCGAAGATGTATTACCTTCAATAGTAGTTCCGGCTTTACCTTTCCATTTATCAACGAATCCAACATGACCAAATGTTGTTGTTCCTCTACGCCAAACTACAACAGTTCCCATAGGAATATCCATGTTTGAGTTCATAACTTTCGTGGCACGGATTGTCTTATTCTTCGTGATGAAATGTCTGGCTAAACCAGAACGAACACGCATAGTCTTTATCTTAGCACTATCAAGACAAAATGAAACGAATGCTGCACACCAAGGATTACCGGGTCGTAAGCCAACTGATTTTAGATAACGAGTTACCCAATATCCTCCGTTGTTTCCTTCCTCTTTCGTTCCAACGAATCCGTAAGCAATGTTTCTAACTCTTTCTCCGTCTGTCTGTTCAACTGTTTGAGAAGCAGAGAGCAGCGGTAAGGATGTTAGCAAACAACCAAATAGCGTAAGCAACAGGATTTTCTGCAAGTATCTCACGGGTCTTTACCTCCTTGATTAAGTATGAATCAACAAACCATGCAGCTCCAACGGCAAGTGCATACTTACTTAAACCAACAGCGAATGTGCTGAAGTTACCATCCCCAAATGTTGCACCGATTGCAATGACGGACAAAACAAGTAATGGTATGAATGTCTTTAAGGTATCTAACATGATATAACCTCATATAATAAAAAAAACATATCTACCAAAATAAATATGGGCAGTGATTAAAAAACCACTACCCATTGATTGTAGTCCGGGCGGGACTCGAACCCGCAATCCCTTACGGGCAATGCATTTTAAGTGCATTGCGTATTCCTATTCCGCCACCGGACCATTTTATTTTTTACGTTTGTTTTTTCCTCTGAATGTTTCTGTCTGTGAATGACAATTTGGACAAATCATTCTTAGATTTTTTATATTATGATTTGTTGGATTACCGTCTATATGGTCTAGTTCCAGTGGTAATGGTTTACCATTCCATTCAGATATACCACACATAGAACATTCGTTTTTAAGATAACCTTCGTCTATTAGTCTTTTTTTCAATTTGAAAGTCTGATACTGTGGGTAGTCTCCTTTCAATATATCTTCTGTTGATGCTTTATTTTTATATGGTTTATTAGTTCCCTTTCCACCTGGATTTGGCAAATACATTCCTAAAATAGTCGCTCTACGTTTGAATGCATTAAAACTCATAGGAAGTTTTGAACACGCTTGGCTCATGGTTTTTGAATCACGAATCGCCTGTATAATATCATCATCTGATATTTTATCTGGTCCATACATATAAATTCTCCAATTTGATAGACACTCTGTAATACTAATAAATAGTGTCTATCAAATGAAAAATCAAATCTCGTATACATAATTGTAAAATTCTTTTAGCATATATTCCGGAAGTTTGTCTCCCAACCTTTTCATAAAGTAATCAAACATTTCTACTGTGTTTTCAGTTTCACAATGAATCAACATCCTTTCTAACAGTTGCTTCTTTGATTTATGTTCACCGATAAGATTGCCTATTACCATCAACAAATCTTCTTCCAATGACCAATCAATCGTGTGTCTTTCATAGTATTCACGTTTGATAAATTCCCTTGCGTTCTGTAAGTGTTTTAGTTGAGAATCACATTGGTCAATCCAATTACGAATTGTATCTGCTGAAATTTCTTTCATCGGTTATTCCATGATAAATATTTTTATTAACTGTTGATATAGTTCCACAACATCGTATGAATTAAACATCCATATAATAGCAGATGCAATACCAAAACCAATTATCCAGTTTGTTATCTTTTCGTCTGTAGCATCATCTTTTCTGTTCATGGTGAAGTCTTTTTAATTTATCAATTCTACATATACCGTTGTAATCATAATATGATTTGTTTTTCATAACAATTCTGCGGTCTAACCACTCACGGAGAGTAAATAAATATAGTGTCCACAAAAACAATATAGTTGATATACTTGAATAAAACCAAACTACAATGTCTATTATTTGTTTCATACTATTTTGAGTAGTTCCGTTTGAAATGCAGATTGTGCAATTCTTCTAAATTCTTCTTTCCTATCGAATTTTCTAATCAAGGTGTTCCAATATGTTCTATCCCTATAAGCAGAGTTTTCACATACAACATAGTTCTTCATTTTAAACTGATGTATTTCTTCACCACGAGAATTTAGTTCATCACACGCAAACATTAAGAATGTATCATCTGGACCATAGTGACCCATTGATTCGGGAAGTGGAACCCTGTCTAACAATGGTTTACTTATACAATTAAACCAACCACCACCAAATTTCATTTTTGGTTGTCCTGGTAAGGTATTGATAAGTGTTTCCAAACTAACATTACCCACTTCACCACTATCTATAAATGGATTATTCGTTCTTTGATAATCAATCGGTTTACTTAAAAAATTATCATTGACCAAACAATCCCAAGTAACATCCCAATATCTGACACATTCTGGACTGATAACATATTTGTCTATGGCAGACGTTTTAGATATTGCATCTATACTATTTTCAATATAGAACAATACCTTATCATCAAAGAATATGTCTGTGTCTAACCAAATAAAATGAGTTGCATCCGAACATTCACTATGAGCAATTCGTCTTAATGATGTGCAACCCATTATGTCATCCCTAATCGTAAATGTTGATTTAGATGCCCATTGTGTCAATAATTTTAGTGAATTGAATCTATCAATAAAAAATTGTTTATCCAATTTTGAATTAGACCAATCCACTAAATAATCATCTACGGAAAGTGATAAGTATATTTCATAGTTATCACCATCAACAAATTTTGATGCCTTGTTTAAGTCTATCAATAATCTCTCCAAGTCATCAATTTCGTTTGGCATGATGAATGTGGTGATAACTATTTTTTTCATACGAATACCTCGTCAATTTCACATTCAAATATAAAGTCTGTTCCGTATTCTGAATTTTCCATTGCAAGTTCGTGCGTAGAAAACACACCACGAATCTCACAGAATCTTTGGTTGTAAAGCACATATACTTTCATCGGTTGTGCCTCCTTAAAATATATTTGATATAATCCCAATCACCGTCTGGTTGATTGGCTTTGTTGCGTTTCATGTTCCATTCAATACGCTTACGGTTTATCCAATCAGTCCAATAAACAACTCCAAATGTCATTGCAACGGTAATCAATACGGACAATATGTTTTCACTCATACATATAGTTCCAATACCGCAGTTGCAATAGAAGCCCATAATGCATATCTACAAATGTCACCATGTAACCAAGCAGCAGATTGTGCCCAATGAGCATCCTTTTTAAAGTGGACAATGATAGTTAGTGTGGTAGCAGTAATTCCACCAACAGCAGCGATAAATAACAATGCAAGTGTTAGGTATTCCATTTAATTATTCCTTATTGATTATTGATAAACCCAATTTGTTTGGGTGCAAAATGTTCGTTGATTACTTGTTTTGCGGATATAAGACTTCCATCATCGTCACGGACAAATAGTGGTGGTCTTTCATCTTCGGGAAGAGTAGCGACTATCCTTTCCAAAGTTTTGTTCATGGATTTACCGGACAGTCTTGACAGTCCGATAAGATATTCGAGACTTTTTTGTTTAGACATAATTACCTCGGCCATCGGTTGCAATTCCGTCATTATCGAATGGAAAATCCTCTTGTGGTTTGACTGGTTCATCCACAAAGTATTCATCATAGATTTCACGGAGCACATCGTCATCGGTGTAAGCATATCCACCAAATCCATATTCCAATATCTCACGCCAATCGGGTAGAATATCATTGTCCAATTCAAAGTCAATGATAGCATCCACTATCTCTTGTCTTGTGTAGCCATGATGAAAGATTGTTTCTTCATTGTGTGTCATTGGTCTGTCTCCTTATTTACGGGTTGGTCAATTCTGATACTGTCAAAAACAAGTCTGTGAAATTCTGTCCAACGGGCACCGCAACCACATTCCATTTCATAGAAATAAAAGTTGTCACCGATACCACTATCAAGATATTCAATGCCCCCATCCGAATGACATTCTGGACATTCATTTTCCTTTATGAAATAACCTTTGTATTTCTGTCCAACATCATAGTATTCTTCAATGTAGTGTTCCATTACTTTGTCCTTTATTGTTATACAAATATACGGAATTAGTTTGAGACTACCAAAGGATTTTTTACTTTGTTAGTTGGCGTTCTCAAGGCAAGTCTGTATGTGTCCATAGGGATTGCAGTCACATTACGGACACCTTGCAAGTTCGTGTTGAATACCGCATCCTCTTCGGCGTCTCTCTGGCAAGACGCCCAAGTTGCATAGGTAAACAATTCCTGGTGGTCATCTTCAAGTATGACCATCCATTCTTGATAGGTATGTATCATCCTTTCACTCCATCAATAACTTCATAAATGACTGGACATTCCTCACCGTTTTCATCTTCTTCATTTTCATAGAGCCAATCTGCATCGGTGTTCATTCTATTCAGTTCCTCAGCAAGTTCTTCACTTGTCCAATCTTTCCAACCCTTGATACCAGATTCTAACATATCAATGCACCATTCCAGTATATCGTATGCAGATTCGTTATAGCTATCGTAATTATCCCAAGTCCAATCACGCAATAGTTTGATTGCATCTGACCTCTCTATCCTACGGACAAATGCAGTTCCCCATTCGGGATGTTCAATCTTTGTATAACCTTCTCGCCATTCTTCACCATTACTGTGAGCAGGCGTTGTCTTTGGTTTATTCATCTTCTTCTCAATTTCTTGCCAATCAATTTGTGACGGATGCGGCATAGACATAGTTTTATTCCTTAATTGTTAATGTTTAATTCCAACGGTATTCTTGTATAGATTGTATAATGTCACATGATATAATCATCGCGTGTGTATGTCTTATCTTTGCGTATTCAGCTGCCTTTAGGTATTCCCTACGGATAAGTTCATACCTTTCCGTATCGGGTTCTTCGTGTTTCAGAATATCCTTCAATGCAACATAGGTTTCACTAGCATTGTGATACTTTACCAACAAGTCTGTTGCAAGTTCGTATGCGTGGTCATCTTCTAAAAACATGGTTCACCATTGAATAATTTTGATATTCGTAAATTCATTAAAGTCTCTGCGGGTAAAATTAAATTCACCGTTGAACGCTTCACCGGTTCGATGATTCTCAATATACCGCACCCAAGAACGATTTGTGCCGGTCACGGTACAATCAATCCACTTGCCCCTACTTGGGCAATACCATTGGAATTTGGTTCCACGCTTTACATGGTGTGACCTTTTATCTCGAATATGTGGTTTCCTTACCATGATGACCTCGGGTTGTTTAGGTATGCGGGTCCGTATAGATCGTATTCGGCTGTTCCTTCTAACAGATTACCACGAGCGTGTTTTGCAGGTGCCTTGTATGATGCAGCTTTGAGCAAGTCTCCTCGTTTGTATTGTATGCCACCTACATTCATGTCTTTTAGGGCAACAAAACCCCAAACAGACTTTGTTCCGCCGGCAGGACCACGGTTAGTTTCTGAAATAATCTTAGCATACTTGTTTCCGTATTGGACTGAATAGTGCCATGTTTTGTTCGTATCAAGTTCTGGCAGTCTATGGTTTACTAAAAACCCAATAGCAGATACCAGACTGGGTGTTTGTGTTGTTGTATTCATATTGGTTTCCTTATTTCTTGATTGGTTCTAAAATAGACGGCATAATGTTATACTTGACAAAACCCTTTGGTTTGCCTTTTGCATCCACTTCTTCACAGACAACATACTTTGGATTGATCTTAGTGACCATGAAATACCTTCCAGGTCTCTTGGAACATTTACAGATTGTTCCGGTTTTCAGTTTACTTCGTGTCTCTCTACCGTTAAGAGCCACTTGATATTTGATAAACTCATTCAATTCAAAAAGTTCTTCTGTTGAACATTTTGCCATTGCGGTCTTGATTTGTTGAAGCGTTTTCATTAGTATTTCCTTGATTTAATTTGTTGCCAAAAATATGTCACTACTTCTGGAATATGTTTCTTATATCCAGGTTGATTGTCTTTGCACCATTGTGCAAGTTCTTCTTTGGTTTGAAATGGTCTTTGCCAAGAGCGACCCATCATAATCATATTGAAGATTGGTTCAAGATCCTCTATGTATGCTCTTACGGTCCATCCTTCCCAGATATGTCTATCCATTCCCATCATCTAACTCCTGTATAGTCTGAAATTGGTTTGACTGTTTCAATCATTACATGGCTGTCTGGAATTCCACGCAAAGTGTTCAAGACAATATGTAAACTTTTTTTGGTTTCAAATTCAAATTCAACATCTGGAATGATAGTATTACCAATGATGCGGTATTCTTTGATATTCTTACCCATCGCTCTCACAAATTCAAAAACATCATTGACGCCTTCGGCTCTCATTTTATATGTCATTATCATGGTTGTTATCCTTATAGTTTATTGTTTATCGTGTGCAAAGACCAGCATCAATCAATGTCATTGCAATTCTACCATACCAGCCTTGCAATCCCCAAACATCGCCACTATCAATTAGTGACTGAAATGATTGGATATACAATTCTTCACTACATTCTGGGTTGCATTCGATATTCATAACTGCATCAATGGTGCTCATGGTTGTTGTTCCTTATTGTTTGTTGAATGTATTGATATAGATACTAGATGTGATCGAATTTTCTACACCGAAGATTTGTTGAAACGAAGCGTTTGCAATGTCACTGGCTTCTTGCCAATCATAGGCATGAATCCTGCGTTCTGGAATTGAAACTACTTTGTTGTTGTAAACACCAGAAACGGTGACTACATATTCGCGAATGTGATTTGGGTTATTCATGGTTGTTTCCTTGTGGTTATTTACAAAAATGATTCATAGCAAGATCGAGAATACTATCAATACTGGATGCAATGAGAACAAACAGGATGATACCGGTAATGATTACAGTCTCTTTGAGAATGTGTTTTAAGCGTTTCATTTTGTGTCCTTAACTTACTTTACAAATATACGGAATTTTCAGATAAGATCAAAGCATTATTTTTGAAGATGGAATACCTGCACCATTTTTTACTATGTCCACGGCTTCGGACAACAGAGCAATACGATACAAGACTGATTCCTTGCGGTTCATATAGTCCATTGATTCCTCTAATGTCATTGGATTGACGCGGGTTTCTCTTTCACGGATGATCTTTGAATAGTCAGACCAAGCATCTGATAGTTTATCGGTTAGTGTTTTCGAGAATAACATGGTTGTTTCCTTTGGTTGTTCTTAACTTACATTACAAATATACGAACTTTTTTTGTAAGATCAAAGCATTATTTTACTTTGACGAATAATTTTTTTGTTCTACTAACTGTTCTGCTAACTCATTATCTACCAATGACTTACGAGAAGTAGTTTGGAGGACACGGAGTTTTTTGTTTAAGTCGTTGAGATTCAACAAGTTAGGCAATTCGTGTTTCTGGTAACCTAGACCGAGAAGCACCAAGACGCCTACTGTTATTGCCAACGGAAAGAATTTCATACATTGTTTCATATTATTCACCTTAACTTACAATACAAATATAAGGCGTCGGCATGAAAGATCAAAGCATTATTTTATGGGAATTAAATTTATATTTAGACTGAATCTAAATAAGGATGGTTATGTAAGTCTTTGATTTGTAAGGAGTTAGTAAGTCCTTTATTTTCAAGGAGTTACAATGATATAAAAAAAGGGGTAGTTTCTAACGAAACTACCCCAGTTTGTGTCTGTCATTTTGTCATACACGGATTAGAGAGACATACTTTTACACATCTTATTATAGATTTGTTCCACCACATATTGTATTGCATCTCTGTTATTCATCTGACGGAATACATAGTCGAACATTTGTTGTTTTTGTTTCGGATTATTTTGTGGTGTATAAACTGGATTCTCATTTCTCAAATCATCAATCGCCTTGATATAGTATTTCATAAATACATCAGTATTGATGTTCTTTCCGGAATCCATCATTTTCTTAACAACTGGAAACAAGTAGTCAAGAGGTTTTTTAGTTAATTTTTTTCGTGAATTATACTTGACCACCATTTTGTTTATGAGTGATAGATAGTTTTCAAAATTATGTTTATCACTTTCAGTTATAGTATCTGGTTCGTCAATAAACTGTTTATACATTCTATTGAGACAATCGGTATTCATATCGGCCGTTCCATTGTATAAGTAGTATGAATACCAGTTTGCAACAATCTCTTCGGCTGTTCTTCCATTTGGTTTTGGTTCTATGTAGGTGTGTTCAATTTTATCACCTGCAGATGATAGTAAAAACATATCATACGGTGGAGTTGTGGAACCTTTATATGAACCATATTCTATTTTATTATTACCATCAACAATATATTGGATATACTCTGCACCCGAACTTGGTTGCCCGGACCGTTTATCTTGGTCTGATAGTTTATTTGATTTGTTTATATCTATGAATCTCTTATATCGTTCTGATTCGGATTTCAAACGAGAAACTGAAAATATAAATTCAGTTGAAAAAATCTGATCACGTAAATTTGGGTGCAAATCTCTGAATAATTTATTTTCATATTGTTCATATTGTTTACCATACTCTCTCATGTTATTTGGTAGTTTTATTTTGTTATCCAAAATAGCCATGGTTGTGTAGTATCTTTGTTGTCCATCTTCTATTAGCATTCTTTCTTCATTTTGGTTTGATTTGTCTTGACCTATAAGAGTTGCCTCGAAGATACCGATTGGATTGCCAACCAATAAACTAGCAAAAAGATTTCTTTGCCAAGGATGTCCAGGGCCACCTTTAACATCATTGAAAAGATATTTTCGTTGTCTCCTTCTTTGAACACCAACCTGTGATTGTGAAACTTTCAAATCACCAATACTCATGCTACCTAAATCGTAGCCCATTGCATTTCCATAGTTTATGTTTAAACTACGGATCAAGTTTCCATGTGATTGTTCTTCCGAAAAATCAGTTAGGGATTTGTTTTTAGTAAAACTTGTCATAAGGTTTTTCTCCTTGTGTTTGTGCGTTTTTTCCGTATGTTAATTTATGTTTTGGAAAAAACAGCGTGAATAAAAATGTGTGATAATTTTATGGGTGCACCGAATGTAAATTATCAATATACAAATATAGTTCATTTTCTTTTGAGATCAAAGCATTTTTTAATCTTTATCGAAATGATGCCAGTCCTTAAACGATTTGTATTCCCCACCCCAATTCCAATTTTTTGAAATCAGATAGGTAACACCACGAGAATTTTTTTGAAAAGTTCCAGGCCTTCCTTTATCTCTTGTTCCACCTTTTGGCAATACTTTACCGTTTGAATATATTACCGGGTTCCATTTCGGGTTCACATCTATCGCCTTTCCTAAGGCATGGTTTGATAACTTATTTGAGTTTGCTATAAATCTATAATTGAATCCTGATGTGTTATTATCTTCCATTGATTTATCATCATCCCAATCATATTTTGTTGTTGGTATCATTTTTTCTATGATAAACTTATCTTGTAGTAGAAGTTTGAAAAATTGTTTAACCTCATTTTCAACTGATTTGTTTACCATGATTTGTCCACGGTGTATTTTATTGTCTAATGAAATATACTCTATATCTAACAACACAAGAGATTCTATTACATTTTTCGGTGCCCGTGTATTTTCTAATGCCTGATCAAATGTTAAGTTTGAATCAATTATTATTTCATCTTCTTCTTCCAAGTATGAATCAACATCTACTATTCTATACTTGTTATCAGGATAGTATTCCGAAAGAAACTGTAATAATTGTTTTGCATTCCATTCTAGATTATCAATACCGCCAAAAACTGTTTGTTCATAGTATTCTACCATGTCAGCATCAACTGCATATTCTATCAAGTATCTAGCATCTTCAACCGTAATGTCTATTGTTTCATTCATAGTATAACCTTAAAATAAATTTGCTCGTCTTTCCGAGCCGTCATCGGTTTGATGCCGATACTATCAGCTTCAACATCACCGAAAGTGTAGTTAGGGCAGGACTTGAACCTGCAAAGTTTGGGAGCCACTTTCATAAGCTGGGGTTGATTCTATCTCACCCTACTGTCCATGCGTTTAACCAATTACGCCACCTAACTAACCGTTTCTTAATTATTTCTGAAATAGTGTCCGTCACTTTCCGTATAGTCCATCATAATAGCTTCTGCCGTTCTTTCCCAATCAATGCAAATATAATGTGGTAAATCTCTCGGCAAGTCTCCGGTATCTTCTAATAAGGTTTGAACGAAATCTTCGTCATCATCCCATTGACCAGCATAAGAATCTTCAATAGACTCAAACGGGATATTCGCATCATACGCTGCTTTGAACACATCTATATCGTAGTAATTGTCATTGGTATAAAATATATCACAAAACTCATACAGTTCATCTGAATTGGTTATACCAAGATCTTCTAAATCACCATCGTCTATATGAATTTCAAAATCACAATCTTCTTGTGTTATATCTTCAAAGTTTTCAAATACACCAACATCTTCGGCTGCATCAAATGCAGCTGATATAATGTCATCGTGATTATAGGTTGCGTCATCAATGATAACTCTTTCGGTGGTTTCACCGCCATCCCAACTGATGTCTACACTAATTTCAAATGTTTGTTTGTCACTCATGGTTGTTATCCTTTATTCGTGTAATGTAAAAAGTAATTCTTCATAACCGTCTGGTATATCATTTGAAACTGATATTCTATTTCTTGCCCAAAGACCAACTAAATTCTTATCGTTTCCGCCGTAGTCTCCACCGCCTCTGCCGTTTCCTTCACAGGTAAGTAGTGGCAATGGGTGTATCTTCCAACCATCTTCATTCGGCAAAACTCTTTCCTTATCAACATACTGTTTCCTGGTATGGTTAATGATATACCGAAATGTTTGTGTAGGTTTCGCAATATGGTAGTTATGAAATTCCGTTGTCATCATATACAGGTTTGCTTCCGTATTTCGCTCGTAGTCTGCATAGTCACCAGCCCAGACTATTCTTCTACCATCATATTGATTGATAAGTTTTGCCTCTACTCTCTCAACAAAATCATTACCAATCCAAGAATGTTCCATCAACTTTGCACCGTTATTGTATGTCCAAGGCTCCAAACAACCGGCGATAATTTCTGGTGCATCGTATGTTTCCTTATCTTCAAGTATTATGGCCTTATAGTATTGACCCATGGTTGTTATTCCTCAATTTGAATTATTGTAATATCATCGAAATACATTTTGAAAATACCTTGACTATCACGAACAATGGTTGCAATATGTTCACCATCATCATTGAAATAGTTTATCGTGTTCTGTCTTTTTCTGTCCGCCATCTTCTCGTAGTTCTTTCCCATGTAGGAAACATAACGGTCTGCCAAGGAACCGGGGACATCATAACCGAGAAGCAGATGCATAGAGTTATTCGTAATGAAATCCTTTATAGTTCTGTTCACGGTTATGTTTCCTTCGGTATCTAAAATAAAATTATTGATTGTTTTGATTGCCTAACAACAATACCAAACTATCCATCTTTTGTTCTAACTTGGTAAACGATGACCATAAGTCATCCCAATTATCAGAATTGGCATCATCCATATTGTCAGCAATGTCACGAGCAATTTGTCTTGTGTCAATATCAACATATTCTGCAATGTTACTACCGATAGTGTATGGATCAATATCATCTACACTACGGCGAATATCATCCATTTCATCCTTTATATCTGCAAGGGATGAATTGATACCGCGTTCAATGTCTTCCATTCTTACGATTGTGTTCTGCAGTTCTTCTGCAATAATAGGGGCGAGGATAGAGGCGAGGAATTTTTTCAACATGGCGTTAGTCCTTAATGGTTAATAGTTAATGGTTACTTGTGCGGATAGAGAGACTCGAACTCCCACGGGTTTCCCCACCAGATTCTAAATCTGGCGTGACTGCCAATTTCACCATATCCGCTTGTTCAATTTTGATATACAAATATAAGTAATTATTCTGAAAGATCAAAGCACTATTCATCATTGTTAGTTGGCATTACCTCACAGTCCTCGATGGTAATGTCCTCCAACTTCATTTCGGAAACATCTTCAATGGAATTGTTCTTAGCAATCTCAACAAACTTATTCATAATGTCCAAGTCTGTATCATCATCGTTTGTTTCAATGACTGCTAGGAACCCGTTATAGCCAACTAACTTACTCATATCAAATCCTTTCGGTATGTAAAAAATACATAAAGTTCGGGCGGGCTACTCATTAGTTAGATTTTCACACACGCCCAACTATTATGAAAACTTTTATTTTTTGACACCGCTGGTGGAAAGTTATTAAAACCACCTGAGACGCATAGTGCATTTGTATAAGAACTACCAGATACCAATGCCTAACTCTAATTTTCTAAACGGTATGTAAAATAATTATTCATCCTTACCATTGTGGTATACATCAAATGATAAACCACCTTCATCATCCGATGCTTGACCACCTTTCCAATACTCAA